CGTTCACGGAGGCCAAGCCGAACTTCGGCGAGGAGGCGATCAAGTTCGACTGTGCCGGTTCGTGCGTGTTCAACAGCACGAACATCGGTACCAGCGGCGGCCTGGGTCCGGCGACGGTGAGCCTGCAGAACGCGATCGCCGCAGCCACCTACCTGTAAGGACCCGCATGAAGATCGACCTTCCGAGTGGCGCGTGTGCGGACCTGCTCGCGCCCGACAAACTCAAGGCCAAGCACCAGCGCGCCGTGATGCGGGCGATCACGAACCAGGACCAGCGCGAAGGCGGCATGGCCGTCGACCTGACCGACGGCGTGATCGCCATCATCATCCAGGACTGGACCGTGACCGGCGACGACGGCGAACTGCTGCCGCTGCCCAGCGAGAAGTTCTCCTCGCTCGATGAGCTGTCGATCGAGGACTACGAGACGCTGCTGGGCCACGAGTACGTGGTGCAGGTCGCCACGCGGCTGATGAAGCTGCGCGCCGAGCGAGTGAGCCCGGACGACTGGAACGACCCGGCGTCCCCTTCCGTGCCCTCGAGCGAATCCGGGCCCGGCTCGAGGGCGGCACTATCCCCGAGCGCAAAGACGTCCGCACAGAGTGGGACGAAGACGAGGTCTACGTCCACTTCGCGGAGCGCTGGCACCTCCCGCCGCAAGTCGTAGACGAGATCCCCGTCGGCCCGTTCAACCACATGCTGCCCATCGCGCAGGTATTCGACGAAGTGCGCGCCGAACGGGAGAAGACCCGGTGGGGGTGAGGGCATGGCGGTGCGGCTGCTCGGCGTCCCGCAGTTCATGGCCGCGATCGACGGAATGGTCACGCGAGCCGACTTCGCGGCGCGTGAAGCGACCGGCAAGGGCGCGCACCTGATCGAGGCAGCGACCAAGCAGAAACTGGCCGAGTCGAGCGGCACCGTCACGCGCGGGCAGCGCGACTCCCGTGGCCGTTTCACCCGCAACCAGACCAGCCCGTCGTCGCCCGGGCAACCTCCCGCGCTGCAAACAGGACAGTTGCGCCGCTCGGTCCGCGTCGAGGGGCCGACGAGAACAGGGCCCGGGGCGTGGGAGTCGAAGACCGGGCCGACCGCAGCGTACGGGCGCATCCAGGAACTCGGCGGCGTCACGGGACGCGGCGGGGCGACAACGCTGCCCGCGCGGCCCTACCTCGGCCCGGCGCTTAAGGAACTGATTGATTCCGGGCGGCTGGCCGAGGTGTACACGCAGGCGTGGCGCAGCGCGTGGTACCGCGGCTGACGCCGCCGATCGAGTCGAGCTCTTCCCGTCATTGACCTCTTCCGGACGGGGGTGTGTCAATGGCTGGATTTTTACCGCCAGTTATTGCCGTCCTGGGCGCCTCTATCGGCGAATTCACCGCGAAGATGGGCGAGGCCCGCGCGGAGATGCGCACCACCGAGGGCTCCTTCGCGGAGGCCGGCGCCCTGGGCAAGGGCGCGCTGCTCGGCATCGGCGCTGTCGCGCTCGGTGTCGGCTACGAGTCGGTGAAGATGGCCGCCGGGTTCGACCAGGCCATGGAAATGGTCCACACCCAGGCCGGCGCGTCACAGGCCGAGGTCGACAAACTCAAGGGCTCTGTGCTCGCGCTCGCCCCCGCGGTGGGCATGGGCCCGGAGGAACTGGCCACCGGCCTGTACCACATCGAATCGGCCGGGTTCCGCGGCGCGCAGGCCATGGACATGCTCACCGCCGCGGCGAAGCTCTCGCAGATCGGCCAGTCCGACTTCGAGACCACCGCGCAGGCCGTCGTCGGCGTGATGGCCTCCCAGATCAAGGGCGTCAAAGACGCCGCCGACGCGGGGAACCTGCTCAACACCACCGTCGGCATGGGCGACATGAAGATGCAGCAGCTCGCGCAGGCCATCGGCACCGGGATCCTGCCGAAGGCCGCCGCCGTGGGCCTCTCGTTCGAGGACGTGGGCAGCGCGCTGGCGACCCTCACCGACAACGTGACGCCCGCGAACGAGGCCGCCACCCGCCTGGGCATGACGTTTTCGCTGATGGAAACGCATACGCCTAAGGCGAATGCCGCGTTCGAGGCGATCGGGATGACGAGCGTCCAAACCGCGAACGACATGCGCGGCCCTGGCGGTCTACTCAAGGCGCTGGAAGACCTCAAAGGCCACCTCGACGCCACGTATCCGGCCGGCAAGCAGGTCAAATTGTCGCTGCAGGAGCAGCAGGCGGAGATGAAGAAGTACTCCGACTCCCTCACGGCGATGGGCGTGCCACTCGATCAGCAGACCACGATGCTGAACACCTTCAAGGGCAACCTGGAGAAGACCGGCAGCGCGGCGGTCAAGCAGGCGAACGCGCTCTCGGCGATGTTCGGCGGCGGCAAGTCCTCCGGCACCATGCTCACGCTGCTCGGCGAGATGGACCGGTTCAAGGAAAAGACGCAGCAGTACGGCACCGCCGCGAGCCGCGCGCAGCAGGCTCAGGAGGCGTGGGCGGCGCAGCAAGCCCAGTTCTCCCAGCAGATGCACCAGATCGGCGCCCAGCTCGACGTGTGGGGCGTCAAACTCGGCAACGTCCTGATCCCCGCGCTGCAGAAGTTCATCGGCTGGGTCCAGACCGGCGCGAAATGGATCTCGCAACACAAGGACGTCCTCGCGATCCTCGCCGGAGTCATCGCAGGACTGGTCATCCCCGCTATCTACTCGATGGCCGTCGCGTTCGGCACATTCACCGCAGCGCTGCTGACCAACCCGGTGTTCCTGGTGATCGCGGCGCTCGCCGCAGGCGCCTACCTGATCATCACGCACTGGGGCGCGGTCAAGCACTTCTTCGAAGACCTGTGGAAATGGCTGAAAGAAGCCGCAGGCGCGGCGTGGGACTTCATCAAATCCCACCTACACGAGGTCGAAGCCGCCCTGATCGTCGTGCTCGGGCCGATCGGCCTGATCATCACCGCGGCCATCGAAATCGTGAAGCACTGGAGCGCCGTCAAGGGCGCGCTCGGGGACGTGTGGAACTGGATGAAACGAGAGGCCGGTGCGGTCGGCTCGTTCTTCGAAGGGATCTTCAACGGGATCGCGCAGCCCATCGAGCGGGAGTGGAACCGGATCGCTGGGGACCTCGCCTCGATCTGGGAATCGCTGACCACGATCTGGAACGCCACCGGCGGGAAACTCGTCTCGCTGATCGCCGACCACATGACGCAGATCAAGGCGGTTTTCTCACAGGCGTGGGCCTTCATCTCCGGGATCGTCCAGGCTGATCTGCGTTTCGTGGAGGGTCTGGTGCGCGCCGGGTGGGACCTGGTGCAGGGCATCTTCCATGTGGCGTGGGACGGGATCTCCGGGTATTTCAGGGCGGTCTGGGACATCATCTCGGGTGTCGTCAAGGCCGCGCTGTCGATCATCACCGGCGTCGTAAAGGCCGCGTGGGACGTGATCGCGGGCATCTTCAAAATCACCTGGACCCTCATCACGGGCACGGTGAACACCGCGCTCGATATCATCAAGGGCCTGTTGAAACTCTTCGCGGACCTGGTGACCGGCCAGTGGGGCAAGCTGTGGAGCGACGCGAAGAACCTGGTGTCGACAGTGTGGAACGACATCGCGGGCATCTTCTCCAGGGTGCTCGGCGACATCAAGAACACAGTCGTGGGCGCGGCCAAAAACATCTGGCACGGCTTCACCGGCGCGATCACGGACGCCATCAGCGGCGTGACCGGCGCGCTCAAGGCCGTGTGGGGCGCGGTCGTCGGCGCGTTCAGCGACGCGGGCAAGTGGCTGTGGAACGCCGGCGCGAGCATCATCAACGGCCTGGTCGGCGGCATCAAGTCCGTGATCGGGGACGTGAAGAACACCCTGGGACACCTGGCTTCGGACATCGTCAGCTGGAAGGGCCCGCCGTCGAAGGACGCGGTGCTGCTGTGGGGCAACGGCCAACTGCTGATGCAGGGGCTGATGGGCGGCATCGACAGTAAGACGGGTGAGTTGCAGAGGAAACTGGCGGGTGTCAGTGCGACGATCGCTGGGGGTGTCGGCGGTTCGGGCTCGTCCGGGATGCTGTCGGGTAGCGGCCTCGGCGGCGGGGTGTCGTCGGGCAATGGCGTGATCGTCGTGGTCAACGTGCAGGGCGCGGTGCACAGTGACGCGGGCATCGCGAAGGTGGTGCGCCAGGAGGTGCTGCGCTACCAGCAGCGCAACTCCCGCAACAACCTTTCGCTGGCCGGGTTCGGCAGCTAGTTGCCGACCCGTGCTGCTGCCGTCGCGGCGGCATCTCTGCACCGGTCGGCGCTTGCGCCAAGTCCCGCGCCGTCGAGACGCTCGGCGAGATCACCAAACACCGCCATGTCGCGCAGGGCGGTGCGCCGGACGAGCTTACGGTCCAACGCCTGCGCGCCGGTACCGCGATAGATGCCCTGCCAGATGTCGGCCAGCCACCGATCGAGCGTGACGAACGGTTCATGCTCGACGAACCGGCAAGCAAGAACGAGCGCCACATCAGCCGCGATGATCCCGATCGTCAGGATGAGCGCGGCCGGCTGGCTCACTTCGGTGCCTCAGCGGTCTCGCCCTGCGCGAGCAGCGGCCCGAGTTGCCGCCACAGCGGCACGACGCGGGCGACCGTCGCGACCCAGATCGGTTCGATGAACTTACGGGCCGCCGCCAAGTTCGCCTCCAGTTCGGCGATCCGCGCAGCCTGGTCGCGGTGCTCAGCCAGGACCGTGCGCAGGTCTTGGAGCGGCAACTCCCCCTGGTCGGCCCAGCGCGCGAGCCGCTCCGCTGCATCACTCGTCATGCCGTCAGGCTACGGCAGGTTCCACTGCGCGGTACTGTCCGCCATCCCCGAATCCGGCGTGAACTGCAACTTCACCGGCTTATCCCCGACCGGAACCTGAAACACCACCACACCGAGCACCGAATCGCCCGCCGCGAGATTCACCGACCCGAACGACTGCCCGGCCGTGACATCCGACAAGTCCGACTGGAACTGCTGCCCCGAGGAGTCCCGCAGCACGACGCAGTTGTCCGGGGAATCCGAATAGGCCTTCGACCCGGCGTTGGTGATCCGCAGCTGTACCGCGTAGAACTGCTTGCCGCTGTCCGGGCTGGTGAACTCGTCCGCGCCCTTCGCGTCCGGGAACAGCTTGACCAGTTGCACCGTCAGCTTCTCGCCGCCGAACCCGGTCACGCTAATCGAATCACCGACCCCCGCCGGTTTCACTGCAGGCTTCGACGACGACGCTACGGCCGCCACAGACGGCGCACCGCTCGCGGCGGCCGTGTTCACCGTGCTGCCCGTACTAGAGCACCCAGCCAAAGCGGCGGACAACAAGACAACGGCCGGCCACGCGAAACGTGCGCGCATGAGGAACCCCCCTCGACGTCGGTATCAGACGTGCGCGACGGTACCCCACGCCTACGGCGCCGACGGGACTGGTGCCCGGATCGTTACCAGCGGGGCGGGGGTACGCCATGGCGATCACCACCATCCCGCCCACCTTCTACCAGGTCGCGTTCAACGCCGACCCCAACCAGGCCGTCATCCCCCCGTACTGGACCGACCAGTCCTGGCGCGTCCAGTTCCCCTGGTCCTCCGCGCGGGGACGGCAATACGAACTCGACGCCGTGGAAACCGGCGAATGGCGCCCCACCCTCGCCAACCCCGACGGCGCCCTGGACCCCTCAAACACGACCTCGCCGTACGCGCCGAACGTGCTGCCGTTCCGCCAAGCCCGCATCCAGTGCAAACCCGGCCCCAACCAGCTGACCCCAGACCAGGCCACCGCGGGAGAGGCGACCGGCTACCCGGCCGGGATCACCGCACCCGCACAGATGGCGGTCTCCAACGACTTCGGGTACACCGTCACACTCGCCGCCAGCGGCACCGCCTACCAAGGCAACCAGGTCTACCAGGTCACCGTGCCCGGCGGTGCGACACAGTTCACCACGATCCTGCTGATCAAACCCGTGCCGGTGACACCGCTAGTCACCTACAGCTTCAGCGCGCAGGTGCGCATCAACTCCGGCACGTCCGCACCCACGAACGCGACGATCCTGTGGTACGACACCACCGGCGCGAACATCTCCTCAATCGGTGGCGCCGCGGTCACACCCACGTCCGGCTCCTCGACGTGGAACCAGATCAGCGTCTCGGGCGCAGCACCAAGCGCCGCGTACAGCGCAGTCCTGAAAATCGAGATCGCCTCCGGCGGATCCACTTCCGCCAGCACCGTGTGGCAGGCCGACGGGCTGCAACTGGAACAGAACCCCTTCGCGACCCCGTTCCAGATCCCCAACATCCTGTCCGCGAACCTGTTCCCGGGGAACCTCGCGACCGGCGGCTACGACACTCAGGGCGCAGCCGGCTGGTGGTATCCCACTGTCGGCGCCGTCTCCTACGTCACCGGGCTCACGGCCGCGCCGACCGGGCACACCAACGCGTTCGCGTGGACCAGCCCGGCAAGCACGACCAGCGCGTCCCCGATGCTGACCGGCCCGGCGGCGTCCGGCCCCGTCGCGGACATCGTGCAGGTCGCCGGGAGCACCGCGTACAGCGCCTCGTTCTACGCGCTGCGCGCCGCCTCCGCCGACGCCACCCTCGCCGTCACGGCCACGATCACCTGGTACGGCGCTGCGGCCACGTCACTGGGCACCAGCGTCGGCTCGCCGCTCACCCTCGCCACCGGCACCTGGGGGCGGCTCACAGTCTCGGGCACGAGCCCCGCCGGGGCACTGTGGGGCCGCGTGTCGCTCGCCGTCACCACCCCGGCGTCCACGACCGCGTCCAACACCGTGTACCTGACGGCGGGACAGTTCGAGGCCGCCGCGTCCCCGAGTTCGTGGCGCGACACCGGGCCCACGTACTCGATCATCACGCCGTTCGTTGAGCGCTGGCCGCAAACGTGGTCGGAGCAGGACGGCACCTACGGCACGAGCAGTGTGATCGGCGACGACGCGCTCGTGGCCCTCTCGCAGTACACGCTGACCGCCCCGTTCATCGAAGAAGTCAACGCGTTAAACCCGAACTTCTTCTATCCCCTGTCCGATCCGCAGGGGTCCACCAGTTGCGCGGACGCTTCCGGCAGGCGGGTCGCCGCTCCGGTGGAGAACTCGCCGTTCGGCGCGGGTTCGCTCGTGTTCGGCGGCTCGATCACCTCGGTCACCGCGGGTTCGGCGTTCATCGGCAGCAGCGGTCCCGTCGCGACATTCGCCAACGACGCCACGCAGAACCCGCCGACGCAGGTGCAGCGCGCCGAGACGTTCGTGTCCATCCACAAGACCACGAGCAGCCCGGGGCTCCCGAACACCGGGGCGTGGACCAGGATCATCGCTTTCCGCGCCGCCGCAGCGCCCGGCACCAACAAGGGCTACACCCTGTGGGACGCCGAACCCGCATCGTGGACAACCAACGCGTCCCTCGCCTCGTTCGCGATCAACAGCCTCGGCCAGGCGAACATCCAATGGTCCAACACCCTGGGCAACAGCGCGTGGGACTACACCGGCACGACGAACCTGTGCGACGGCAACTGGCACCTGCTGGCCATGGGCAACGACCCGGCCGCCACCGGCACCGTGATCTGGGTCGACGGGGCGGTCGTGTCCACCAGCCCCGGGTCCACCGGGCTGCCGTCCGGGTTCGTCACCGACGCGCTGGGCTGCTCGATCAGCGCCGGCCGCCAGTACTACGACGCCGGGCACATCGGCGATTTGGCGTTCGCCGCCGAATTCCCCGCGCTGCTCACCAGCGCACAGATGAGCAACCTGTACAACTCCTGGCGCACCGCGAGCCAGGGCGAGTCCACCGGTGCCCGCATCCAGCGCATCCTCACCTCCTGGATCGGCTGGACCGGCGCGACCGCACTGGACGCCGGCCAAACCACGAGCATGGGCCCAGCGACCGACCTCACCGGCGCGACCGCACTGGACGCGTGCAACAACGTCACGCTCACCGAGAGCGGCAACTTCTACGCCGCCGCGAACGGCACACTCACCTTCAAATCCCGCACCGCCCGCTACGGCCAACTGGTACCGGCGTACATCTTCGGCGAGAAGACCGCGGTCGGCGAGTGGCCGTTCGAAAACCCGTTCCAGTTCGACGATGATTCCAGTCACATCGCGAACAACGTGCAGGTCACACAGTACGGCGGTTCGGTGTACACGGCGCTGGGCGCCACGTCGAGCGGCCGTTATTTCCCGCGCGTCTACCAGCGCACGATCAACACGACGAGCGCGGCCGAATGCCAGGATGCCGCGGCCTATCTGCTCTCGCAGTACAAGGACGCGCACATGCGCGTCTCGGCGCTGCGCCTGCACCCCAGCGCGGTCCCGGGCCTGTTCCAGGTGTGCCTGGCTTTGGAGCTCGGGACGCGGATCCGGGTGAACCGGCGCCCGAACGGCGCCCCGCAGATCACGTGGGACGGGTTCGTCGAGAAGATCGAGTGGGAGTGGGATCCGGACCAGGGCGGCGAGGTGTTCGTCAACCTCCAGTGTTCGCCGGCGGATCGCGCGTCGTACTGGGTGCTCGGGGCGTTGCATACGACGCTGAACGCGCAGGCGGCGAGCGGCCAGAACCAGGCGACGATCCGGGCGCTACCGGACTCGGCGGTCAACGCGCTCGCGTCTTCGCTGCCGCAGGGCTACCAGCTCACGTTCGATCCCGGCCTGCCGACGCAGGAGACGATGACGCTCGCGGCCACCGGGATCCCCGCGACCAACCCCGGCTACAGCACCGCCACGCTCACGTTCACCAGCAACTTCGCGTTCACGCACGCCGCGAACGCCGTCGTGTGCGAACCGCTGCCCACCGGATACACCGACCCCACCACGTGGGATGCCGCGTCCGTCATCGGCGCCGCGTACGCCACGACCCCGGGGCAGGTCTCCGGCACGACCCTGCTACCGGTGGGCACGTTCGGGGACGCGAAAACCAACGCCCTCGCTAGCGACCTGGCGACCGGCGACGTCATCTGGATCGGGCCCGGCACCGCCAACTTCGAGGGCTACAACCTGCTTCACCCCTCGGTTTCGACCGCGGGCGAAGGCGCGATCCCGCTGGCGACCGGCACGTCCGGTGCGGGCCTCGGCCTGGCCAGCGACCTCGGGACACCCACCGTCACCGCCTCCGGCACCGCGTTCCAAGGCGCCAACGTGTGGCAGGTCTCCGTCGCGGGCGGCGCCACTACCCCGAAGGGCCTGCTGTACGTCAACAAGGTGGGCGCGGCGCCGCTGCTGGCGTTCACCGTCTCGGCGTACACGCGCTCGGCGACCACCGGCGCGAACCCGGTCTGCGACATCTACGTCAAGTTCCTGGACGCCAACGGCGCGACCCTCACGCAGACCACCTCGGGCACCAGCACCCTAACCGGATCCCCCACCGCCGCATGGACGCGCCTGACCGCCACGGCCACCGCCCCGGCCGGAACCGTGTGGGTGCAGTTGGGGATCCTGCTCACCGGCACCGCACCGGCCGGCGCGTGGTCGTTCCAGACCGACGGCCTGCAGGTCGAGCAGAACGGCTCCGCGAGCGCGTATCAGACCGCGCCGCAGGTCAAGTCCGTCACGGCGGGAGCGCCCGGGTACAGCAGCGCGCAGATCGTGCTCGCCCAGAACCTGATCAACAACCACGGCGCGGGCGAATGGGTGTGCGACCCGCTGCCGCCCGGCACCACCAACCCCACCGCGGTCACCGCCACCGCGAAACTCGCGTACTAACAGCACCCTGACGTCCGGCCGCCCGGCCGCCCCTTGCCCGAAAGGAGCGGCCGGTGTCCGGCAACTTGCCCGTACCCATCCCGCGCACGTTCTCGGTCAGCGAAGTCGAAGTCGGCGCGTACCTCAACTCGGTCAGGGATGCGCTCAACTTCCTGGTCAACGTGCCCGCGGCGTTCGTCACCCAGTCCGCGACCCAGAACCTGACCTCCAGCACATTCACCGCGCTCACGTTCGACCAGTCCGTGTTCGACTCCTACGGCGGCCACTCCAACGTCACCAACAACTCCAGGTACACCGCGCAGGTCGCGGGCTGGTACATCGTGTTCGGCTGCTCGTGCTTCGCCGCCAACACCACCGGGCAGCGCGGCGCGGCCGTCGCCAAGAACGGCACGAGGATTCAAGGCGCGGCCGGGTTCATCCAAACCACCAGCGCACTGTCCCCCGCACCCGCCTCACCGCCGACGATCGTGTTCCTCGCCGTCGGCGACTACGTGGAGATCCAGGCGTACCAGAACGGCGCGAACCCGCTCGCCACCGCGTCCGGGGCCGACTTGGACTCGTCGATGACCGTAGTGTGGATCCACGCCTGAGCACTGGGGGACCTGATGCGCCGATCCGGGTACGCGACCACTGCCGCGCTGCTGGCTGCCGGGTTGGCTGCGGCGGGGGGCGGCGCGTCTGCCGCTGTCCGTTCGACTGTGCCGCCCGCACGGGCGTCCCTCACCTGGTCCTCGACGTGGTCCGCGCCGCAGTCCACCTCGCAGGCGGAGGGTTTCGGCGCGCAGACGATCCGCATGGTCGTCAACAGCAGCCTGGGCGGCAACCAGGTGCGGCTGCGGCTCAACAACATCTACTCGACCGGCACCGCGGTGTTCGGGCACGTCACGATCGGGCTGCAGCAGTCCGGGTCGACGACGCAGGGCACGCCGGCCACGGTCACGTTCGGCGGATCGCAGTCCGTGTCGCTCGGTCCGGGGGCGTCGGCGTGGTCGGACGCCACGCCGTTGACGGTGCCCGCGCACACGCGCCTGCTCGTCTCGCTGTTCCTGCCGCCGCAGCACTCGGGTACCGCGCCCATGCACAGCCTCGGCGACGACACCGAGTACAACTACTGGGGCAGCGCGGACATCTCCGCGTCGCCGACGTTCACGGTGTCTAACACCTTCGCGTACAGCATGTACGTGGACGACGTGGACGTGGACACGCTCGCCGCCTCCACGGTGGTCGCGGTCGGCGACTCCATCACCGACGGCGCTAACCTCGCCACCGACACGGACACCCGCTGGCCCGACTACCTGGCCGCCAGGATCGCGCCGGCTGGCCTCGCGGTCGCGAACGCGGGAGTTAACGGCGACACGGTCACCGGCTCGTCCCCCGGTATCGCGGCCCGCTGGTCACGCGACGTACTCGCCGTGCCCGGTGCGCGCGCGATCATCGACGAGGGCGGCATCAACGACCTGCGGCTCGGCGTCACCGCGACCGCGCTCGAGGCGGCACAGACCAGCCTGATCGCATCGGCGCACACGGCTGGCCTCAAGATCCTGCTGACCACGATCACACCGTGCTCCGGCGCGAGCAGCTGCACGGCCGGGTTCGAGACGCAGCGGCAGGCGTACAACGCGTGGGTGCGCGCCGGAACCACCGCTGACGGGTTCGTGGACTTCGACCACGCCATCGGCAACGCCGCGGCCCTGGCCGCCGCGTACGACTCCGGTGACCATCTGCACCCCAACGCCGCCGGGCAGGACATGCTGGCCAACGCGGTCGACCCGAGCCTGCTCTAACCGCCCGGCACGACGGAGCACGCGAGCAGCTGCCCGTCGGCGGTGAACTCGGTCACGCTCGGCGCGGACGTACCGGGCAGCTCGATCGTGCTCGCCCCGGCCGACTCGGCCCTCGTGACGGTGCCGCCGCCAGCGCGAACCTCGACACTACCCGGCTGCTCGAGCGTCACCGTGAGCCGCAACCGGCCAGCCGCCGCCGTGTAGCGCACTGAGCACCCGCTGCCCGCTGATCCCGTCCCGTGGCTGACGAGCAGCACGCCGACCGGAACCGCGAGCGCCAGACACGCCGCCGCGACTACACCCTTACGCATGACCCACCCCTGAATCACTGCCGGTAACGGCGGCACCCTACTGCGCGTACAAGCGCGCCGAGGCCGAATCCCGAAAACGAAGGGAGGCGGCCGCCATGGCGCACGAGACGGTCGCGGCACACGAACAGACAGAGACGCACCACTACTCGGTGCACTTCCCGCCACACCCGGCGCGCACAGACGACCCGCACTACAAGGACTTCGACCACCTGCACCGCGAGTGGAAGAAAGACCCCGAGAAGTGGCAGTGCGCGGTCGGCAAGCACCGCGGCGACTTCTCCGAATGCGACCTGACCAAGCCGCTGGAGCTGCACCACAGCCACGTCGAGTTCTCACTGCAAAACGGCGTCGCCCTCGCCTGGCTGGAAGCCGACTACCCGGGGATCTCCAACCCGGATGAGGTGGGGGCGTGGGTGGAAAGCCCGGCGAATCTCGAGGTCCTCTGCGTCTTTCACCACCGCGGACACGGCGGCGTGCACGTGGCAGCGGCTGCGGACTACGAGGCTGAAAAGTATGTGCGGGGGCTGATCACGTGACCGCCGAACCGCAGCCGGGAACCGCGCCGCGCACCGCGTTCGAGCACGCCGTACACCCGTGGCGCCGCGAACGCGCCCAGCGCGGCCCCGTGAAGGTCACCGACCAGCACCCGCGCGGCAACCGCGTCACCCGGTTCAACACGCGGCTCGCTCTCGCGACAACCAAGGCCGTTGGCAGCATGTGGTGCGCGTACGCGTTCGCCGCGTTCGACTGCCTGGCGCTGCCGGAGGCAATCGCGGGCGGCATGTTCGGGATGGTGCAGTGGGTTGCCAGCTTCCTGCTGCAACTAGTGCTCCTCTCGATCATCATGGTCGGTCAGGACGTGCAGGCGAAGGCAGCAGACGCGCGCGCCGAGTCCACGTTCAAGGACGCCGAGGCGATCTTGCACGCCGCCGACCAGATCGCCGAGCACCTCACCGCGCAGGACGCGCACCTGATCGAGCAGGACGGGAAGCTCACGGACCTGGTCGCCGCGCAAGGCGGCCAGTTCGCCGAGTTAACGACACTGCTCACGGCCCTGCATGACCGGCTCGGCGACCGGCCGCAAGGGGGCACGCCGTGACCAGGCTCGGCGCAGACGCCACCTCCACCAGCATCCCCGCGCTGCGTTCCCTCGGCGCGAGCTGGGTCAGCCGGTACCTGTCGGACTACCCGTGGAAGAACCTCACCCCCACCGAAGCCAAGGCCCTGACCGCCGCCGGATTCGACCTCGTGTCGAACTGGGAGAACGACGTCGACGACTGGGCCACCGGGCAGGGCGCGGCGTTCGCCCGCCGCGCGGCCGCCCAGCACGCCGCATGCGGCGGCCCGTCGTGGGCCCCGATCTTCTTCTCCGTGGACGAGAAGGTCGACCCCGCCGACCCCCGGCTGCACCAGTACTTCCGCGACATCAACGGCGTGCTCGGCGTATCGCGCACCGCCGCCTACGCGCAGACCAGCGTCCTGCGCGTCCTGCGTTCCCTCGGCCTGATCAGCTTCACGTGGCGTTCCATGTCCACGTTCGGGCTACCCGAGGGCCTGGGCGACCCGGGCGAGTTCGACATCGAACAGACCGGGGCGTTCAACGCGGACTACGACCGGGACGTGGCGAACAGCACCTACTTCGGGCAGTGGCGCATCGGCGCGACGGCCCCTGCGCACGCACTTCAGGAGGTCACCATGGACGCTCTCTACGCCGTCAACCCCGGACCCAACCAGGAGGCGGCCGGGATCTGGCTGCTTCTGGGCGGTCACTACACGCACGTGCCGACGATCGCCGACCGCAACACGATCGTCGCGAAGCTCGGGATCGCGGAGAAGCCGCTGGACTACGACGCGCACCTGGTGCTGCTCGCGGCGACCGGAGCCCCCGCGCCCGCGCCGGTGGACGCCAAGGCCCTCGCCGCAGCGGTCGTCACCGGCCTGACCCCGATCGTGAACGCCGCACTACAAGCCGGGCAAGCCGTCGACTACGACCACTTGGCCGTCGTCGTCGAATCACACCTCGCCGCGACACTCGCGCAGGCCAAGTAGCCGCCCCACCTGAACAACCGGCCCGCACATCCACAGGAGCGCGCCGTGGGCGACGAGCCGATGACCGACGGCGAGATCAAACGAAACTTCGCCCGCCTCGAACGCGGACAGAAAGACGGCGACGACCGGCACGCGAAACTCGCCGCCGAAATGGTCCCCACCGCACTATGGAAAGCCGAACACGAGGCACTCCAAGACGACGTACGCGAACTGCGCGACGAAGTACGCGAGACCGCGAAACGCATCGAACGAACCTCCCTGGAACGCATGGGCGTACTCACCGGGAAAATCGAGGCGGTCAGCAAACGGCAGAGCGCGCACGAGAAGTCGCACGCCGACAACACCAGCTGGTCACGCAACAAGAAACTGATCGTGGGCGTCGGGATGCTCGGCGCGGCCGCCACGATCGCCGCGGCGTGGATAGCTGCCGCGCTCGCGTCGGGAGGGCTGCACTAGTGTCGGCTGGACGTCGGATGCTGGCGGCCGCTTCGGCGGTGCTGCTCGTGGCACTGTTCGCGCTCGTGGTGTTCCTGCTGCTGGTGGTGGATCGCGCGGGTGGTCGTATCGACTCGCAGGCCTCAGCGATCTCGGCGCTCGCGTCGGGTGACAGTCAGTTGCGGGCGCAGGTCAGGTCGCTGGGTGGGACGCCGAACGTGCCGCCGCCGCAGGTCATCATCTCCGGGATCCCCGGGGCGGCCGGCCCTGTGGGTCCGGGTCCGAGTGACGCGCAGGTGCAGGGCGCGGTAGACGACTACCTCGCCGCGCACCCGCCTGTCGCCGCAGTGTCTACGCAGGCTCTCACCACAGTCGTGGCCGCGTATCTCACCGAGCATCCACCCGCGCCCGGACCGCCGCCCTCGGACGCTCAGGTCGCTACCGCGGTCGCCGCGTACATGGCCGCGAACCCAGCGCCGTCCGGACCACCGGGACCACAAGGCAGTCCCGGCGTAGGCGAACAGGGACCGGCTGGGCCGGCCGGAACACCAGGCAGCGCGCCCGCGGGATGGACGTGGACCGACCCGTCGGGCACCACATACGACTGCGCGCAGGACGGCGGGACTCCCGCGCCGCACTACGCGTGCGCGGCGCGCCCGTCCCCGTCTGCGTCACCGAGCCAGTCCCCGTCGCCGACCGATTCGACTTCCCCGGCCCCGTCCGTCTCACCGCCCGCGCCTGCCACGGCCGCACCGACCCTGGCGCCGAGCACTGCACCGCCGACCGGTTCGCCGGCCACGACCGCGGCGTCGTTCACGACCCTCACCAGCCCGGCCCCGCAGCCCGCGCCCACGACGCCCGGTCCGCGTTCGGGGCTGTGGCTGCTGAGCGTGCCGATGCTGCCCGGCCGCCGCTCCTAACCACCGCAGTACCCGCACACCCGCCTCCGCCCGCTCTCAGCCCCTCGCACGGGCTGGGGGCGGGCGGCTTTTTTGCGTTCCCGGAAGGGCGATCCGTGACCTGCGTGTGACCCGTGCTCAAGGGCGTCGGCCGAAGGGGGGTTAAGAACCAGGTGGGGCCTGTCAAGAAGATGTGTCCGAGGGGGGACTTGAACCCCATCTAACATGCTGGTAGCTGCGCTGATGCCAGTATCCCTTTCCCTCGGTATCCCTGTCTATCCTTGCGTTTCCCGGCGGGCCGTGACCCCGGGTCACAGCCGGTGGCATCATGGCGGCATGGCGAGCCTCTCCCACCGCACCCTCAAAGACGGCGCCACCGTGTACCGGGTGACCTGGCGGCCCAAGGACCCCGACGCGGTGAAGAAGCAGACCGTGGAGACCTTCGACCCGCGTGAGGGGCGCCACCGCGACCGCGACGCGGCGGTGGCGTTCAAGCACGCGGTGGAGGCGTTCGGGCACTGCTGGCCGCCGAACTACGCGCCCGGCCAGGGGTACCTGAACGCGGAGGCGTACGCCGAGGCGCAGAAACGCCAGGGCGCCGGCCCAGCGGAGCCGGTGCCGTTCGAGCAGTACGCGTCGCAGTGGCTGGAGACGGTCGCCAACGGCCTAGAGGACGGCACCGCAGGCCGCTACCGGCAGATCCTGGCCAACCACCTGATCCCGGCGTTCGGGCACCTGGACATCCGCGACCCGGGCGGCATCACGCCGCTGCTGATCGGCCGCTGGATCACCGCGCTACGCCACCCCGAGAGCGAGGAGGACGAGGAGCAGGTCGCCGGGCTGTCACCGAAGACGGTGCGCAACCTGCACGGGCTTCTGTCCGCGATCCTGCAGAGCGCGGTGGAGCGGGAGGTGCCGCTGCGGGAGCGCAACCCGTGCCGGGAGTCGGGCAAGCACCTGCCGCGGCTGGATGAGGGCGACGAGATGGTGTTCCTCTCCCCAGGCGAGTACGACCTGATCCGCGGTCAGATCATCGACGGTGAGGCGCGGGATCTGGCGGACTGCCTGTACGGCACGGGGCTGCGCTACAGCGAGGCGACGGCGCTGCGCGCGATGGACTTCCATTTGGATGCGCGGCGGGCGAGCTTCCAGGTGCGCAAGGCGTGGAAGCAGGAGTCGGACGGCTCCTACAAGCTGGGTGATCCGAAGACGGAGGCGGCGAAGCGCACGGTGTATCTGACGCCGGTTCAGGTGGAGGCGTGGGGCAAGCGGCTGGCCGGTCTGCGGCGCGAGTCGCTGGTGTTCCAGGGACCGAACGGCGGCCGGTTCGTGCATGACACGTTTTATTCGCAGCGTTGGCGTCCGGCGGTGTACCGGGCGGCGCGGTGCGTGCAATGCCGGTCCGAGGACTATGCGGCGGGGGTGGGGCGGCGCGGGTACCGGTATCTGCGCAGTGAGCATGTGGCGTGGTGCGGGCACGAGGGACAGCTTGAGGTGATCCCGCGGGTGCACGATCTGCGGCACAGCCACGTGGCTGCGTTGATCGGGATCGGGACGCCGCTGTTGGCGATCTCCCGGCGGCTGGGGCACAAGAGCATTCAGATCACACAGGACCGGTACGGGCATCTACTGCCGCACGTGCACGACGATCTGCTGGATGGGCTGGACGCGCTGCTGGCGACGCTCGGGGGGCGCGTTTAGCCGCGGCCGGAGCGCGGCTCGCTTTCCTCGTCCTGCTCGACGGGAAGCGGCGTGGTGCGCTGCGCGGGGCCGCGCACCAGGTGCAGTTCAGCGGGCGCGGCGAGATCACCCGCGCCGAGGGCGGTCAGCCGCAGCCGTGCGCGGTCCTCCCGGGCACACGCGTGCATCTCACAGGCGAGCTCGTAGAGGGTTTCACGGCGCGCCGCAGCGGTACCGGAGGCCACGATCACGGTCGTCCAGATCCCGACCGAGAGACACAGGATCAGCGTGAACATGCTCACCAGCAGTGTCACGTGGTACATGCCCCTGGCGGCCTGCCAGGTGTAGATCGCGGCCAGGACCCACGCGACGGCGGCGGCGGAACTCAGGCCCCTGCGCACCCGGGGGCGCAGCCGCCAGCGGCGCGCACCGGGGATCAGGACACTGTCCAGCCGCGGGTCCCCGATCGCCAGGCCACGGGCCAGTGCGCGGGTGACGCGCGGTTCCTCGCCATGCAGCATCGCGATCCCCAGACCCAGGCAGCCGGCGCCGATACTCCAGCAGCACAGCAGCCCGAAACGCTCGGGCAGTAGGCGAATGGTGTGGGTGGCCTGCGCGGCGATCAGCGCGCCAGACCCGCACCAGGTGGTTGCGGCCAGGAGCGCGCCAGCGCGCACGATGGCTCGATCCCCCCGCGCTTGATCTCCGCCGCCGGCCCGTGTTGGCGGGTCGTCGGGCGGCCGGTCGGACATGTGCTCTCCCCTGCGTGTCCGTCACCCTTGTGGCCCGAATCACCAGGGCGTGCCTGTGTTTGTGACCGGTAAACCGGAGTGTAGTGCGCATACCCCGGACTTTTCAGCTTATGGAGCGTGCGCCCCGGCGCGCAGCGATTTCACCCGATCGAGTTACAGTGCTTTGTTTCGTGGGGAGTTTCAGAGCATTGCCCTGGTTTCGTCGCCGTCGGTTTCGCCGCTCTTGCTGCGGGTGCGCCCGTCGTGTTCGGTGCGGTAGCGGCGCTGGGCTTCGGCGAGGCGCAGTTCGAAGTAGTGGATGGTTTCGGCTTGGGTGCGGCGGAATTCGGCTTCGAGCTGGTCGCGCTGAGCGGCCGTCAGGACGCGTTCGTTGCGGATGCGCGCGATCATCGGGTGTTCTTCCGCGTTGTCGATCTCGGCGCGGATGAGCGCGGCGGCGCGGGCCATGCCGGCGGCTTCGAGGGCTTCGGTGGCGTCGCTTTGCCGTAGTGCGTGGGCGACGGCGATGACGTCTTCGATGCGGCGGGGGGCGTAGCCCTTGCCGGTGTACCACTTGGAGATGTTGCCGGTGGTCATGCCGAGGATGTCGGCGATTTCGGCTTGGCTGATTCCGCTGGCGTCGAGCGCTGCGCGAAACCATGCCGACCAGGTGTGTGCGGGGTCGGCGTCCGGCATGGCGCGTCCTCCGGTACTCGGTGGGGGGTCCTTCATTTTTGAAGGAAGCGTACCGCTTCTCAGTGTATGCGGCGGGTTACCCGTGCGTAAGTAGCGTGACGCAAAGTCGCAGCGCCCGAACACATTCCTGACTTAGCCGCAGGTCATCCCACGACTGCGTGGAAGTTGCGCAACCTGCCCGTGACCTGCGGCGAATGGGTTGCGCTTCCTGCCGGAAGCGTGTAGCTTCCTACATACAGGAAGGAACTTCCTTCTTTTCTTGATCGAGGAGCCAGAATGGCCCGACTCCGCAGCGGCGTGCGCTACCGCCTCAAGCGCGCACCGCAGGACGGCCCGGCGACCCCGTCCAACGACGCACTGATATGGCTCGCCGCCCTGAACCCCGCATGGACCCGCGGCCCGCAGATGGTGCCCAACATCGAGGCCATCGCCCGCGCCGCACACATCAACCCCGTGTCCCTGCTGCGCGCCGCACAACGCGACAGCGAGATCTCCCAGCGCATGATGGCCAGCCTCGTGTGCGCCTGCGTCGAGCACGGCGAGAAGCACGACCGGGCGTTCAGCGCACTGTTCGAACTCGTGCGCGACAGCGACTACGCCGGAGCCGCCGCATGAGCGACGAGACCCGCTGGCGCACCGTCACAGAGACCGCCGAGCACTTCAACATCAGCCGCAACGCCGTCTACGAGGGCTGCAAGAACGGCGGCTGGCCGCACCGGCGCCCCCACAAGGGCGTGCGCGCACCGATCCTGTTCGACCCAGCGCAGGACTGGCCGGTGATCGCGGAGCTGATGCGCCCGGCATCGACACGAGTCCCCGTCAACGCCGCTCCGTCCATCGCGCGGATCGACCGCGGGATGAAGCGCCGGATGCCGCAGCGCACAGCCGCCTAAACGCAGAAAACCGCCCTGCCCGGGGGCCTCCGGGCGGGCGGCGGTTCATCCACCAGTACAACCGATTTGAGGAGCTTTGGTGGCGTATCCCAGCGTAACGCAAGCCCAGCACCGCGTCAGTGACGCGAAGGTCAAGGGCAAGTCAGAGTTCGGTGAAACCTCGCGGCGGTGGTGGCAGCGCAAGGGCGAAGCGCAACCCGCGCCCGCCGAGCCCAGCACGTTCCCCAACCCGGCCGGACGCACGCAGATCCTGCCGCTGGTCGAGCACCACAACCCGGCCCCGCCCGCCGCGCCGCAGGTTCTCTACCGGGAGCGGCCCATCGACCTCGACAAGGCCGCGTGCAACATCTCCCTCGCCGCCAACAGCTCGGTCCTGCACGGCTGGTCTGCGATCAAGTTGAGGGAGTCGCTGGAGCGGCACCTGCGGGTGGTGAACGCCCTGGCGGAGCGGGAGGTCGCCGAAGGCCTCAAGCTGATCGAGCGTCCGAAGAACGCCGGCGCGGCGACGGATTCCGCGCTGGACAGCCTGCGGGAGGTTGCCGAGGCCGAGCGTAAGGCCAACGAGTTGGCGGGCGTGCAGATCACCGCCGAGGTGGACACGAAGGTGTTCGGTTCGGATCTCGGCGCGGTGTGGACGAACGCGCGGGCGGTGAGCGACGACACGGCGCATTTCGAGCCGATCCGGCCGGATACGCCGGACCCGCGATTGAAGGTCACTGTCAAGACGGCCGGGATCGAGACGGTTCCCGCGACTGCTTCGGCCGATCCGGCGGCGGTCCCGTCTCCGGTGCATGTGTCGTCTGACGGGTCGCTCGCCCCCATCCCCGAGCAGCCCGCCCCGCTGGCCGCGCCGTTGCCGCGCCGCGGCGAGATCACGGTGCTGCCCGCAGGCGACAACGACCCGTCCAAGAGCCTCGACCCGCTGGAGGAGTCCCTGCTGCCCGGTTCGTGGGTGCAGGACGAGGGCAGCGACACCACCGGCCGTTTCTGGTGGCGCGTGTTGCACGTGCGCAAGTCGATCGGTGACGGCGCCCCGTGGACGCGGGTCGAGTTCGCGAACGGCCAGGTCCGCAACGTGGACTCGGGCGGCACTGTGCGGGTGCTGAGCCCGGATGCTGCGGCGCGGATGCTCACCGAGCACGTCGCGCAGCTCGCCGCGAAGGCCGAGGCCGAGCAGACGGACGCGGAGGCCGCGCGGTGACCGAGTCCGAGATCCACGCGGTCCTCGCCGCAGCATTCGAAAACTGCCCGGAGGATGTGGCCGACACGCTACTGCGGTGGCGGCTCGCGCAGGGCACGCCGCTGGGGTCGAAGCTGCACCAGGACTTCAAGGAAGCCCTGTCCGATCTGGCAGGGACGGTCGCGTTCTACACGCGGCAGGGCAGCGAGGTGCTCGCATGACCGCCGTCCTGGAAACCCCGACGCCCGCCGGACCAATCCGCATCACCCAGCCCGGCGTCTACGACATCCCCGCCGACACCTACCACCGCGACCCCGTCCCGGCCGGCTCCCTCTCCTCAACCGGCGCCCGCAAGCTACTCACCCCGTCATGCCCCGCGAAATTCCGCTGGGACCAGACACACCCGCAACCCCCGAAAGACGAGTTCGACCTCGGCACCGCGGCACACAAACTCGTACTCGGCAACGGCCCGAACATCGTCAAAGTCGACGCCGACTCGTGGCGCACGAACGCCGCCAAAGACAAGGCGATGGAGATCCGCGACGAGGGCGGCGTCCCACTGCTGCCGCGCGAATACGAGCAGGTGCACGCCATGGCCGCCGCGCTACACAAGGTGCCGCTCGCCGCAGCGCTGCTCGCCGCGCACACAGGCCAAGCCGAGCAGTCCCTGTTCTGGATCGACCAGGAAACCGGGGTGTGGTGCCGGGCCCGGCCGGACTGGCTGCCCACATACGTCGGCGACCGCGTGATCGTCGCCGACTACAAGAGCGCGCACTCCGCCGAACCGGAGAAGTTCTCCCGCTCGGTCCTCGACTTCGGCTACCACCAGCAGGCGGACTGGTACCTCGGCGGGATGCGGGCGCTGGGCCTCGGCTCGGAACGCAACGCGTTCCTGTTCATCGTCCAGGAGAAAACCCCGCCGTACGTCGTCTCGGTGATCGGCCTCGCGGAGATCGCACTGATGGTGGGCCGCTCCCGCAACCGCAAGGCGCTCGAGTTGTACCGCGACTGCTCCCGCTCCGGCGTGTGGCCGGGCTACACGGACGACGAACCGGTGTACGTGTCGCTGCCGCCGTGGGCGGAGCGCGAGGCCTGGGACGAGCTGGCATGACCGCCGTCCGAACCATCCCGATCCACCTGCTTGAGGGGGAAACATCATGACCGAACTGGCAGTACACGAAGACATCGACCACACCAACGGCGCCCAGGTCGCGGTGCGCGACAACACGGCCCCGGCCGTCCTGGAGGACGTCGCGGTCAGCCCGCTGATGCTGTGGGCGTACGAGGCCAAGCAGGCGTCACAGATCGCCGGTTCGCTCGCCCGCACCTCGTTCGTGCCCGCGTCACTGCGCAGCAGGCGCCCGAACCCGGAGGAGGCGCGCGCGGAGGAGACCGCGAACATCACCGCCGCGATCCTCGCCGGCATGGAGTTGGGTCTGCGGCCGATGGCGACGATGCGTTCGATTGACATCGTGCAGGGCACGCCGGCGTTGCGGGCGCACGCGATGCGCGGGCTGGTGCAGTCCCGCGGGCACGAGGTGGAACTGGTCGAGTCGACGCCGAAGCAGTGTGTGATGCGCGGCCGGCGTAAGGGTTCGGATCAGTGGCAGGAGGTGACGTGGACGTTTGATCGGGCGGCGGCGCTGGGTCTGACGTCGCGGGAGCAGTGGCGTAAGCAGCCGCAGACGATGCTGATCGCGCGGGCGACTGGCGAGGTGTGCCGTCTGATCGCGTCGGATGTGCTGCATGCGATGCCGTATGCGGCCGAGGAGTTGGCGCAGGACGGTCGGCAGCAGGATGGCCGACTGACTGCTCCGGCTCGGGTGACTGCGGCGGAGATCATGCGTAACGCGCAGCAGGCGACGCAGGGCGCGGCTGAGATGCCGGAGATGCCGCAGATAGGGCTGCCCGTCACGGATCCGGCGTCTTCCTGCGGGTGGTGTGAGCAGCCGGGCCATCACGAGGACGAGTGCCCGCAGCGTGAGGACGGCGACTACGCCGACACCGAAACGCCGGACGAGTGATGGCCACCGTGTCGCACGCCTGGCAGGTGCTGCTCTCGCTGCCGCTGCCCGCGCGGGCCGGGATCGCGCTGTTCGCCGCGGTGGTGCCGTTGGGTATCTGGTCGCTGTCGAAGGCCGCCGCGGTGGTCCTGGTGGGCGCGGCCGGTGTTGCCGTGTCGTTCGCTCACCGCCTCGCCGGCCGGTTCAAGCCGCGCACGCCCGAGCTGGTGGTCACCGGCCCGATCCCGGTGCGGCCCGACGAGCCCGCGTGGCGCCGCGACGACGTGATCGAGGCGTGGGTGTCGGCGTGGGTGAACGGTGACGCGAGCCCCGACCGACGTAAGGACGCCGAGCGGTGAGGGGCGCTGACGCCGTAGCCGCTTCGCTCGGCGCGCTGTTCTTCCTGGCCTACCTGCTTACGGGCGAGTTCATGGTCCGGCGTCGGCGCAAACCGGCCCGCTGGTAGCCGCCTAGTTCCCTGCCTCCGATCCGCGCCCTCCCCCTCGGCGCTGCGAGGCAGGCGCGTCGCCCGTGGCCACGGGCGGCAACCGGTCCCGGTGTCACCCACCCGACACCGGGACCGGCGAGGAGGGGACCTCAACCACTTCTGACCCCGAGGGGGCCTCGATGTCCGAGTACCAGGCCGTATCCAGCCGCACACTCGCTCACCTCATCCGCGCCGTCATCGACCACGCCGGGACCGACGAGCGCAGCGACCTGCACGCCGTCCGCCTCGAATCCGACGGCACGTACCTGCACGCCGTAGCCACCGACCGGCTCACCCTCGCCGTGGCGCGCGAACTACTCGACCCGCAGCTGAACCCGGACCCGAAGCCGTTCACTGCCCTGATCGCCCCGCGTGACGCCGCGCACCTCGCGCAGATCGCCGACGGCGACGAGAACTTCGACGACGGTTTGCAGTTCACTGCCCCGCCGGACTTCCACACGCGGCTGCTGGTCAGTGATGGTCGGCCGCCGATCCTCGCCGCGCAGGTGCTGGTCCGCAAGGAAGGGGACGAGGAGTACCGCGACGACGCGTGCGCGAAGTTCGTGCTCGGCCCCGACGTCATCCCCTACGACTGGCGCGAGCTGGTACGCAGCTGCCTCAAGTCCGAGTTGGACGGTTCGGCGGGCGAGCGGACTATCGCCATCAACCCGCACCTGCTTGCGCGTTGGAGTGGCTGCGAGGCCAGGCCGCTGCACTTCCGGATCACGGGCCCGTTCAATCCGGTGATCGTCACCGGCCCGGATTTCCTCGGCGTGCAGATGCCGGTCAAGCCTGCCGACGGCGAGTCGTTCGCGGCGCGCTACACGCCGTGGATCGACGACCTGCGCGGCGGGCTCAAGGACACGTCGGCGGCGACGGTCTGATGGACGACTTCGACACCTGCTTCGCCCGTGCGAAGGACGAGCCCGCGTTCAGTAACGGCACCGAGGGCTACGGCTGGATCGGCGCGAACTGTGAGACCTGCATCCACGACAAGGCCGCGCGGCAGGGCGACGTGGGCGGCTGCCCGCTGATCCTCGTGGCGCTGATGGGGCGCACCCCGCAGGAGTGGCTGGAAGGCGACCGCGACACGATCGTGCGCCGGTACACGTGCGTGATGTTCCGGCATGAGGACGACGGGGGCGACCCGGAGCCGAGGCCGATCCCCGACCCGCCGGGGCAGCTCACGCTGTTCCCGCGTGACGGGCTGGAGGGCGTTCGGATGCTCAAGTCGCTGCCCGAGCCGGTCTGGGCGGAGGTGGCCTCGTGAGTTTCGCTGCCGCTTTCTGGCTTCCCTCGCGCGACGAGGTGACGACCGCCGAGCCGCGCCCGCGTGACTTGCCGGACGACGACCTGCTCGCCGCGCTGGGCCGGGGCCTGGCTGAAGCGCCCGAGGCCGAACTGCTCGCCGCCGCCGACACCCTCACAGCCATCCACGGACCGGCACCCGCAGGCACCGCCGCCGCCTACGACTGGCGTGCCCTGAGCGTCCGCCAACCCTGGGCGAACGCCATCCTCCGCGGCCCGAAGGACGTCGAAAACCGGGCGACCAAAACCAACCGGCGCGGCCCGATCCTCATCCACTCCAGCCAGCACTACGACCACAGCCGCGGCCCGGCGCCCGCGCTCGACCGGTGGATGCGTTCCGGTGGGGCGCCGTGCGACTGGACGTTCGGCGCGATCCTCGGCGTCGCCACGGTTGAGGACTGTCACCGCTGTGACGGCTCCTGCTCCGAGTGGGCCGAACCCGAGTCGTGGCACTGGGTCCTCGGTGGCCGCCAGCTGCTGCCTGAGCCGGTGCTGTGTCGTGGCGCGCTAGGGTTCTGGCGCCCTACGCCAGACGTGCTCGCCGCGGTCCTCAAGCAGATCGGCGGCGCGCCGTGATCGAGCAGACCGCGCTACGCATCGACACCTGTCACGACCTGAACCAGGCCGCCCAGACCCCCGCTGCGGCCCACGCCTCCGCCGCAGCGGGCCAGCCTCCCCTCGCGTCCACCGGCCCGCACGCCGACGCGCGAGGGGAGGGCACCACCTACACCGTCGCGCTCCCCGCCGGACTGCCGCTACTCAACGCCAACGACCGGATGCACTGGCGGCGGCGCAACGACATGACACAGGTCATCGTCGACGCCGCGATCGTCATGACCCGGAAGGCCAAAGTCCCCCGGCTGGAGCGGATCGCCATCAAGGCGGTCCTGCACCCCACCGACAAGCGGCGCCGCGACCCTCACAACTGGTATCCGTCGATCAAAGCGGCGATCGACGGCGTCGTACGGTCCCGCGCGGTCATTCCCGACGACGACTCCACGCATCTCGTCGATGTCTCCGTCGCACTCGGCGAACCGGTCAAGGGCGGCCAGCTGATTCTGTTGATCACGCCTCTCGGCGGTGCCTCATGACGCTGCGGACCGCGAGCCTCTGCTCTGGCGTAGGCATGATCGACCTTGCCGTCGAGTCCGTGTTCCCCGGCGCGCAACTCGCCTGGTACGCCCAGTACGAGCCGCCCGACAAGGACGGCAAGATCGACCGGCACCAGTACGCCGCGCGCATCATGGCGCACCACTGGCCCGGTGTCCCCAACCACGGCGACATCACCGCCATCGACTACGCCGGCGTCGAGCCCGTGGACCTGCTCACCGCCGGGTTTCCGTGCACGGACCTGTCCCTGGCCGGTAAGCGCGCGGGCCTCATGCCGGGCACGCGCTCGGGCGTTTGGTCGCACGTCGCCCGCGCCATCGGCGCACTGCGCCCCTCGCTCGTGCTCATTGAGAACGTCAGGAGCCTGACCAGTGCGAAAGCCCATTGCGACGTGGAATCCTGCCCGCGGTGTATGGGAGATCCCGGAGACGGCGACACCCCTGTTCCGTACCTGCGAGCACTCGGCTGTGTTCTCGGCGACCTGGCCGATCTCGGGTTCGATGCGGAGTGGACGTGCCTACCCGCCTCGGGCGTCGGAGCCCCGCACAGGCGCGAGCGGGTCTTCGTCCTCGCGTGGCCTGCTGCCGACGCCGCGAACCTCGGACACGAACGGCGCGGGCTCACATGGGGACGGCGGCCCGGACCTTCGCACGGCGGTGTCGCTGCTTCCGACGCCCAGGGCGTCGGACGGGGAGAAGGGCGGCCCGAACCAGCGCGGCTCGTTGGGGGACCTGATGCTGCCGAGCGCCGTAGCGCACCTGCTGCCGACGCCGAACGCCTCGGATCACAAGGGCAGCGGAGCGACGCAGGGCCGCATGAGGGGCAGACGTCTGCGGACGTCTGCGGACGTGGACCTACCGGAGGCCGTAGCGCTCCTACCGACCCCGAGGGCGAGCGACACGGGCACGCCGGGGCGACGGGCCTCGGAGGGCTTCCGGCCGCCGCTCTCGCAGGTGCTCCTGCCGACCCCGATGGCGGCCGACGGGCAGCGGGCGAGCCTGACGATGCCCAGGGGCAACCCGACGCTCGCTGGCGCACTACTGCCGACCCCGACGACGCAGCACTCGGCGCGCAACGCGACCGCGAACCGCAAGGACCCGAAGCCGACCACGGACGTCACCGGCTGGACCCTTCAGGACGTTTTCTGGGCTGGGGACCATACGAGCCCGCCATCCGGCGCTGGGAACACATCCTCGGACGCCCCGCGCCCAGTCCAGTTGACGATCGAGGACGCCTGAACCCGCCGCTTCCCGAATGGATGATGGGCCTGCCCGACGGGTGGGTCACCGCCGTGCCCGGGATCCCGCGCAACCCTCAACTGCACGCGCTCGGCAACGGGTGCGTGGTACAGCAGGCCGCGCACGCGCTGCGGCTCCTGCTGCCCGCGTACCTCGCTGCATGTCAACCAGCTGACGGTTTCGGTGTTATCCGGAACGGTATCCGTCAACAGGCTACTACCGGCGCGGCCTGCGGCGATCCGGGACGTGCGGCGTGACCGGCCGAGGAACGCGACACGGCACGCTCGCTGGCTACCACCTCGACGGCTGCCGCTGCGAGCTGTGCACCGCCGAAGCCACCCGCTACGAGAAACGCCGCCTCCTCGACGCGATCGAGGGGCGCCCGCGCGCGGTGGACGCCACCGGTTCCCGCCGCCGCATACAGGCGCTCGCAGTCGCCGGGTTCCCGATCCGCGTGATCGCCGAACAGCTGGGCACGCAGATCGGCCCCCTGCACCGTGCGGTCAACGGCAAACGCCTGGCCGCGGTGAAGGCGCGGGAGATCGCGCGGGTGTACCGCCGGTTGAGGTTCGCGGACCCGGCGCGCTACGGAGTCGACCTGCGGCAGTCCGCTCGGGTCGCGCGGATGGCGCGCGCGAAGGGCTGGAGCGGCCCGGAGGCGTGGGAAACCGCAGACATGGACGACCCGGGGGCGCTGCCCACAGAACCTGACCCGTACCGGCCGTTGGCGTCGTACGAGGCGATCGCCGAGGACGCGTTGTGGGTGCTGGCCACGGCCGGGCCGGACACGCCGCCGGCTGAGGTCGCCGCGCGTCTCGGCGTCGGGGAGCGGCGCCTGTTCCGTGCGCTGGCGTATGCGCGCTCGGCGAGTGAGTCCGCGTGAACGATCCGCCGCGAATAGAAGCCGACGAACAACCCTACCTGTAGCCGTTGACCTGCTGTTTCATTCGAAAACTAGCCAAGAAAGTAAGCGCCCGCATGGACACACTGGAAGACCCGTCGGGCCGCGTGCAGACGCTGCGCGCCGCCGTGCACGACGTCATCGCGAACCTCACCAACGAACGCGACGCCGCGTTGGCGACCGCGGTACGGGAGCACGCGGAGAACGACCAGCTGACCGCGCAATGCCGGATGCTGCGGGAGCGGGTGGCCCGCCAGCACGAGACGATCATCCGTTTGCAGCGTTACCAGCGGCCCACGGCCACGGCTGCCGCACGGGGTCTGGTGCGCGCCGCTCTGTCCCGGTTGGCGTGGTCCCGGTGATCGCGTTGCGGGCCGGTCAGGCGCTCGTCGCGTCCTCGCCGCTGCTGGTCCTCGGGTGTGCGCTCGGGGCGAAGTTGCACGCCGCTGCGGTGGTGTTCGGGTGTGCCGGTGGCGCGCTCGGGGCGTTGCTGCTGGGGATCGTGCTGTGCGCGATCGGCGGTCCGGCGGCGGGCGAGCTGGCCGCTGAGGCTTCCCGCCCGTCGCTGGCGGACCTGCCGTGCGGTGGCTGTGGTCAGTGCGACGGCTGCGACCTGCGGTGGGCGGACGTATGAGCGCGCCCGAGACGTCCGCGGTGTGCCTCAAGGGCCGGCGGGAGGAGTTCGGCTCATCCCTGCAACTGCCCGCCGCCGAGGACGTGGTGTACGTGGGCCGGGCGATGCACCAGGGCGGGTGGCGGCTGGCCCGCTCGCCGTTCGCGAACCCGTTCCGGGCTCAACGGGTCGGCGGCGCGGCGAAGGCCGTCGAACTGTACTTCATGCACCTGCGCGCGCATCACGAGCTGGTGGCGCGGGCTAGGCGTGAGTTGGCCGGGAAGCGACTGGGCTGCTGGTGTCCGACGGATGACCCGCAGCTGTGCCATGCCGCACTGCTCGCTGCCGTTGTGGCCATGGATGCCGAGGCCCTGGCGCGGCTCCTCGGCGGGCCGATCGGAGCGGCACTGTGAAGCCCACGATGCCCGCTGACGCGGTTGACGGCTACGGGCCATCCCGCGAGTTCCTGCGCCGCACGCTGCACCTCCAGCGCGTGCGCAACCTGCCATCGCACACCTACGCCGCCCTGCTGAAGGAGCGCGGGTTCCCGATCACCCCGGCGAAGATCCGGCTCCAGAACACCAGCATCACGCAGGCGCAGTGCACGCGGGTGAAGCTGGAGCAGGTTGTCGCGGCGTCACTCGTGTTCGGCGTCTCCATCGAGTTCCTGGTGGGCCTGACGCCGTGCGACCTGTGCGGCGATAAGCCGCCAGCCGGATTCTCGTGCACACGCTGCGGCAAGCCTGGCGGTGATCCGTCGTGACCTCAACGGATCTGGGTCGTTCGTGGCTGTCCAGTACCCCGGACGGCGCGGTCGTCATCGAGCGGGTGGTGCGGGCGTGCACGGTCACCGCGGTGTACGACGACGACTTCTCGGCGCACACCACGGGGCAGCGCAGGCGGGTCTATCACCCGCTCAGCCTGGTGTCGGACGCGGACCGGCCGCTGGTGAAGCCGGGCGCAAGGTTCTGGCTAGTGGTCGAGCGGCTGCGTAGTCACCCGGTGCAGATCTGTTCGGCTATCGCGTTCCGCCGTCCTGGCGCGCTCAGTCCGCAGCGGGCGTTCGCCGACCGGGCGGGAGTCGCTTCGTGACCGACATCCGGGCGGTGGACGTACCAGAGGTCCGGGCTGAGCTGATCGACTACATGCGTAGTGATCTCGGCGCCGGAGTGTTCGGGATCTTCAAGAGCATGGGCCTGCTACCGGTCGGCGGCACCGCGCAGGAGATCGCCGACGCAGAGGCCAAACGCCTCGGCGGGGATCTCTACTTCGTCGGCGCGGACATGGTGGAGCTCTCACGGCACGCCGTCAAAAGCCTGCCCGAGTTCAAACTGGCACCCGAGGACCTGCCGTCCAAGTCCGGGTTCATCGTGTTCGAGACACCGATCGGGACTGTGAAGCAGGACCTGATCGCGGCGCCCGTCCCGAAGGAATACTCGATCGGCGCCGCGGCGTGGGGGCACTTCAGCACGGGACACGGGAACACGGGCGCATGGATCAGTTGGTATTCCGACCAGCGCGCGACCGCACAGCCGGCGGCATGGCCGACACGGTATGTGTTCGACCACGAATTCATCGTGCCGTTCGAGGTGCAGCACACCTCGTTCGTCGACCCGTTCCACGGGGAAGTGCTCGACGGCGTCCCGCAGCTGCTCGACATGCTGCGGGTCACGTGGCTGCTCATGCAGCAGCCGATCGCGACCGATGAGCGGGTGGAGACGTACCGGGCGGCGCGCAGGCGCTTGGAGCGGGCCGGGCACGAGCCTGCGGCGGTCCGGGTGATCCGGCTGCGCCGCGCCGCGCATGCCCCCGGTTCGGGCGAGTCAGAGCACGAATATCATCACACGTGGATCGTGCGGGGTCATTGGCGTCAGCAGTGGTATCCGAGTCGTGAGGTCCACCGGCCGGTGTGGATCGCGCCGCATGTCAAGGGGCCGGAAGGCGCTCCCCTGATCGGTGGGGAGAAGGTCCATGCCTGGGTTCGGTGACGGGGTGACCTGTTGTCCTCGCTGCGGTTGCCGTGTCCACGCGACGGGCGCGGGCCTGCTCGAGCAGGACACGCACCGCCTCGGCGTGCTCGGGTCAGCCGGCCCTCGGCGCCTCGTCCGCCTCGATCAACTCCAGCACGGCGCTGGCGTTCTTCTCGATCCACTCAGCAACCCACGCGGGCACGATCGCGGCGGCGCGGTCCTTGCGGTTCATGACGTAGGCGATCGGAAGCTCGCCCAGTTCGAAGCGGGCAGCGCGCGCGGCCTGGGTGATTTGGCCGAGCTGCTTGTAGACGTCGCCAGTGGCGATCTCGGTCTTGGTCACTTTGGCTTCCTTGGTCACGCTGGGAGTGTACCCAGTCTTCGACAACATGCTAATTCACTCTGTAGTCCAAAACAAGCACTACAAGGACTTCCAGAACTTCTTGAACTTCAGTATGGTGGACCCACCGGCACAGCACAAGAGCCAGAGGAGTCCCCCCATGACGGACCTTGCCGACCTGCTCGAACTCACCAAGCTCGGCGCCGAGGAATCCTTCGGACGCTACGCGAGTTGCTTCGCCGGCTGCGGCGGACATGCCGACCCCTCCACCAGGCACTCACACTCCACGCCGCTGGAGTTCTTCGGCGAGTTCGGAGTCACGGTGGCCCAATTCGACGGCCAGCCCGCACGGGTCAAGCACGTCGACCAGCCCACCCCCGAAGCCACGTACACCCCGGACGAGGCGCGGCTGGTCGCCTACCAGTTCTTGCTCGCCGCGGACTTCGCCGACCGGCTCAACGTGACCACGACCACCGCCGAACTCGCGCTTCGGCTCGGCGAGAAGTTGGCCGCGATCAAGGGCTAGGGCCGCGACATACCCAACCGGAGACCGCTCCGGGACGCAGCCCACCCATCCACCCTCTCGGGGAAAGCGAAGCAACAGCACATGGCCAACACCAAGCAGCGTCAAGCGCAACGACGCGGCTGGCTCGTCCGGATGGACCCGGACTTCTACGTCGATATGAGCTTCGGGCGTCACTGCGACCGCCGAGCGCGATTCGCCTACATCGACAGCCTGTTCTACCTGGCGTCCACCGACGGACCTGACGGCATCTACCCATTCGTCGAGCTCGCCCGCGAGTTCTCGATCGGCGCCGAGTCCGTGGCCGCGCAACTCGTCTCGATCGGCGCATGGGATGACCTCGCGCTGGGGTTCCGCGTCCACCCACGCGCCGGCTGCCGTGTAGTGGCCGACGGACGCATCCCCGTCCCCTCCTGGCTACGGCAGGCGGTCTTCGATCGCGACGGCCACGCCTGCGTGGAGTGCGGCGCGACAAAGGATCTCGCTCTCGACCACATCTATCCCTGGTCGCTCGGCGGTCCGGACACCTTCGAAAATCTGCGCGTGCTGTGCAAGCCGTGCAACAGCAGCAAGGGGGCGACGGTCTAATGGCCCGCGCATTCGGCAAGATCTTCGCCAGCCAGTGGGACGATGAGGACTTCCTCACCCTCGGAGCGGACGCCAAGTACGTCTACGACTTCCTGGTCGCGCAATCAGACCTCGGCCACTCCGGCATCATCACGCTGCGCGTCGCGCCCTGGGCCCGACGGCTGAGCAAGGCCATCGGCGAGGTTGAGGCCGCGCTCCGTGAGCTGCACCAGCGCCGGTACATCGTCGCGGACGACGACGAAATGCTCCTGCTCGTCCGTTCGCTGATCCGACGCGACGACGTGTACAAGCAACCGAACGTCTTCAAGTCCGCCGCCAGCCAGATCTACGCGTGCCCGTCGAAGCCCATCCGCGCGGTGTTGCTGTCCGAACTCGAGCGGCTTGACGAGTCGGCGATGAAAGGCGACACCGTACAGGTCTGCGCAGACCTGATCGCGTGGCTCAGGAAGACTTGCGGGAACCCTTCCCCGAACCCTTCCGGTGGGGGTAGCCGGAACCCTCAAGGCGACGCATCGCCTGATATCTCCGAATACGGACACGCTCCCGGTATTCCCACAGGTGGGGAGGGTTCCGTTAACCCTTCCGGGAACCCTCTCCCGCGTGCGCCCGCGTGCGCGGGCGTTCCCCTACCCCTACCCCTGCCCCTGGCTCCTTCCGAGAACCCTTCCGCGGCTGACGCCGCGGCGCCGGAGTCGGATGCGTTGTTCGACGCTCCCATTGCCGAGGTCTGCGTCGGCGAAGACGAGCCGGAGTCGAACGCCGGGACTCTCGTCGCCGAGTGGATCGAGTCGAGACCCGGAAACCGGCCGCCCGGCCGGATCATCGGGCGCGTCGGCAAGGAACTGCGGGTCCTGCTCGAAGAGGACCGCATCCCGTACGAGACCGTCCGCGACGGTTTCATGGCCTGGGACCGCAAGGGCGCCGACCCCTCGGCGATCTCTTCGTTCGTCAACCAGACGCAGGCCGCTCGCGCCCGCGGTCTCCTGCCAGGGCAGCGCCCTTCGACGACGACCCGGATCGTGGACCAGGGCGTCGACCTGATCCGCAAGATGGCGCAGGAAGACGGCGTCGACCTCGCCGACGTGCTGCCCTTCGCCCGGCGCGGGGAGTTGACGGCGTGAACCGCATCGAAGCCGGCGTGCTGCTCACGTACATCGCGCGGGTGGATCACCGCACGTGGGGTGAGGACGACGCGGCGGCGTACGCGGACCTGCTCGATGACATCTCGCTCGCTGACGCAACGTTCGCGGCCCGCGCTCACCTGCGTGAGGACAACGCGTGGCTGACCCCGGCGCTCATCCGCCGCCGCGTACTCGAAGGGCGCAAGCAGCTGCCCGCAGCGGACTGGTGCGGCCAGTGCAACGAGAACACCTGGTGGATCGAGGACCCCGACACGCGCAGACCGCTGCGCCGCTGCCCGAACTGCCACCCCCTAAGCCGGAAGGCGAGCACGCCATGACGGACCGCACACCCCCGCAGGACCTCGACGCCGAGATGGCCACACTCGGCGGGATGCTCGGCTACCAGCGGGCCATCGCCGAGGTCTCCGAGATCCTGATCCCCGCCGACTTTTACAAGCCCGCCAACGAATTGATCTACGCGGCGATGCTCGATCTGGACACGGCCGGGCAGCCCGTCGACTCGCTCACCGTCGTCGCGGAACTCGACCGGCGAAACGAGCTGACCCGGGCCGGCGGCGCGCCGTACGTGCACCAGCTCGGCGCGTTCATCACCACCGCGGCGTCTGTGCTGTGGCACGCGCAGATCGTCCGTGACGTGGCCACCCGCCGGCGCATCATCGACGTCGGTACGCGCATCGCGCAGATGGGCTACGAGACCGACGACGCCTCGGATCTCGCGGAGATCGTGGACCGGGCGCAGGCCGAGGCGAACGCGATCAGCGAGCGCGCCGCCCGCGAGGATGACCCGACGGTGCGCGACGCGGCGGACGAGATCGTCGATGAACTGAAGAACGGCGTGGGGACGGGGTTGCAGACCGGGTTCCGGGATCTGGACCGGCTCACGCACGGACTGCAACCCGGACAGATGATCATCGTTGCGGCGCGGCCCGGCATGGGCAAATCAACCCTCGGACTCGACATCGTCCGGCACGTCTCCATCAAACGCGGACTGCCCTCGGTGTTCTTCTCCCTGGAGATGAACCGCAAGGAACTAGTGCGCCGCGCCATCTCGGCCGAGGGCAGCATCCCGCTGCACCACATGGCGCCCAACTGCATGAACCAGGACGACTGGCGGCGCCTGGAGCAGGTCTACGAGCGGGTCGTGCGCGCACCGATCACCGTGAACGACCGGCACGACCTGACGGTGATGCGGATGCGCTCCGAAGCCCGGCGCCTGAAGCAGACCACCGGCCTGGAACTGGCGGTCGTGGACTACGCGCAGCTCGCGCAGTCCGGCAGTTCGCGCAGGCATGAGAACCGACAGACCGAGGTCACGGAGATCTCCCGTCTGCTCAAGCTGCTCGGCAAGGAGCTGGGCATCCCGGTAGTGGTGCTCGCGCAGCTGAACCGGGGGCCGACGCAGCGCGCGGACAAGCGCCCGGTGATGAGCGACCTGCGCGAGTCCGGTTCCCTCGAGCAGGACGCCGATGTGGTTCTCCTGCTGCACCGCGAGGACGAATACGAGACCGAGTCCCCGCGTGCCGGCGAGGCGGACTTCATCGTGGACAAGCACCGCAACGGCCCGAAGGCCACGATCACGGTCGCGTTCCAAGGCCACTACAGCCGCTTCGTGGACATGGCCCAGGCATGAGCGCGCCCACGACGTGCGACGACGCACCGACCGCCGAGGACTTCCTCGAGGAGGCCGCGGCCCGGCTTGACCGGCTTGCGCAGCGCGGCATGACTCCCGGCTCGGACATCTACGAGTTGTGGCGTGTCCTCGCCCAGCTCACCGCCGCACTACGCGCCATGGCCGGCCCGCCAACCGCGGCCGAAGCCTGACCTCACCTGTCCCAGACGGCCGCCCCACCACACCCGCGAAACCAGCCCGCACAACACGAAGGATAGCGATGACCAGCAACGATACCGCCGCAACGAAGTCCACTGAGACCCGCTCCGAGAGCGACAACGCCGACAAGGCCAACGCCCAGGGCCCGCGTACCGGGCGCTGCGCCAAATGCTCGCGGCTCCTGCCGCTGTTCGCGTTCGAGATCGTCACCTCCAGCTTCCACGCCATCGAGTCCCGCACCGTGTGGCTGTGCGTCCGCGACTGGTCCGAGGCGAAGGGCATGGACGAGCGCGACGCGGACGCCGAGGACTGGGACTACTGGCTGCCGCGCCGCCGCGAGGGCTGGAACGAGTTCGCGGCGGCCAGCACGACGATCGTCACGGCGGTGTCCCGATGACCAGCAACGAGACCAGCCTCGCGAAGATCCTCGACGACCTCGAAGCCGACGCCGTTGAGGGCTGCACCCTCGAAACGGTCGTGCTGTACGGCACGTACACCGACGGGCGCGGCGGCTACGCAGGGAACCTTCGCCGCTCCCTCACGCCCAGCGACCTGCGCGCGATCGCCACCGGGAACGCGGAACTCCGTGCACGACTCGACCAACTCACCGACCGCGTCGTCACTGCCGAAGAGAAGAACCAGGACGACACCGGGCTCGCCCGCGAGAACACCGAGTTGCGCCGTCAGCTCGCCGACACACCCACCAGCGAAGCCGCGGTCGCGAAGCTGCGCGAATGGGTGCCCGACTATGAGGCGGGCGCGTCGCACATCGCGATGCCGGTCGCCACCGCCCGCAAACTGCTCGACGTCGTGGACCGCGCCGAGAACGCACGCGACCAGATCGCCGGTCAGCTCGCCGAGGCACGCAACCTGCTGGCCGCGTCGGGCCGCGCGGAAGCGATCGCGACCGCGCTGCGCATGTACGCCGACAAGCTCGACGCCGTTCCCCTGGAGTGCACTGCGCTGACCGGTCCCGTCTGGTACGGGCAGGGCTGGCGTGACGCGGTGAACCACCTGCGGGACCTGACGGACGGGCTGAGGACGGAGCCGGTCGCGGCGCGTGGACCGGACGCCGGGAGCGCCACGTGACCGCGCCCTACTTCGACGACGGCCAGGTGCAGCTGTACCTCGGCGATGTCCGCGAGATCCTGCCGCAACTCGGAATCGCCGCCGATGTGATCGTCACTGACTGCCCGTACGGCGTCACCAGCCACAAATGGGACCGGTGGGTCGAGAACTGGCCCACCCTGGCCGCGTCCGCCGCCCCCGCCATGTGGGCGTTCGGCACCCTCGGGATGTTCATGGCCCACGCCGCCGAGTTCAAGTCAGCGGGCTGGAAGCTCTCCCACGACGTGGTCGACGTGATCTGGGAGAAGCACAACCCCTCCGGCCCGGACGCCGACCGGTTCCGGCGCATCCATGAGCAGGCCGGGCTGTTCTACCGCGGCCCGTGGTCCGGGGTGCACCACGAGCCGCAGCGCATCACCACCGGCGTCGTGGAGCGCGGCCGGGTCATCGCGAGCCACAAGGACATCGGACACCGCAGCGCGTACACCGGCAGGGCCGACTGGGAGGACGACGGCACGCGGCTGCAGGTCTCGGTGATCCGCGCGCGGTCGATGCACCGGATGGGCAATATCGCGCCAACGCAGAAGCCGACGTCCGTGCTGGAGCAGTTGATCCGGTACAGCTGCCCGCGCGGCGGGATGGTCCTGGACTTGTTCGCGGGTTCGGCCTCGACGCTGGTCGCGGCGCGGGCGTGCGGGCGCCGTGGGGCCGGCATCGAGGGCGACGAGGCGCAGATCGAGAAGGCCGCGATGCGCCTGTCGCAGGGCGTGCTGGACCTGGGCGGTGCGGCGTGACGTACCGCCGCCCGTCCCCCACCGTCCCGGCCGTGGCCCCACGCCGCCCGGTGTTCGCGCTCAACACCCCGACCGGCCCGTGCGCCCGCTGCCGCCAGCCGCACCACCGCTACGGGCCCGGCGGGCAGCCGCTGTGCCCCACATGCCGCCCGCCCGCAGCCAAGCCGTCCGCCGCCTGATCCACACGCTGTGCACAACGACCGACAGGAGAACCCGATGAACGACACCAGCAAGGCCACCGCCACCCAGGAGCCCGAGTGGATCGACGACGGGCACCAGGTGCGCGTCACCCTCGACTACGCCCAGTTCACCTTCGCCGTCATCTGCCCGTCAGACGGTGTCGACCTGACCGGCAAGGGCTGGGCCGACCTCCCGGCGTGCCGCCGCGCCGGAGACGACGACGGCAACCCCGACCCCGGCAAGTCGCCCACCGCGACCTGCGGGCTGGCGATGCTCGCCACGGAGTTCGCGACCGACGAGTTCTTCGACGAGAAGGCGCCCGCGTTCGAGGTGGTCTCGCCGTTCCCGGTCGAGTACCACTTCGGCTGGGACGGCGACGCGGTGTACGTGCGGCCGAAGACCCAGCCGGAGAGCGACGAGGCTAAGCGCCTGCTGATCGCCGATGCGTCCGCGTACCTCGCCGTGATCCACCGGCACGCGAACCGTCACGACGTGCTCGGCGTTGACCTCGGCTGCGCCGGGTGCGCGCTGCTCGACCGGATCGAAGCCGAACCCGAGCTGCCGTTCACGCCGGTGGCGCGCGATGACCGGCACTTCTCCCCCGGCTACCGGGGTGAGATCCCGAACCACCTCGGCCGCGCGGAAACCTGCGTGTTCCCGGAGTGCCGCACCGCACAGAGCCAGCACGAGGCTGTCGCGGACATTCAGGACCTCACGTACGAGCTGTTCGCCGACCGCGACAGCCGGGACGGGGACGCGTGATGACGCACACCGCGGCCGTCCCGTGGGCGAACACCCCACGCCCCCGCACCAGCCCGCCGAGCTCCGTCACCCGCGCCAAGTTCACCGACACCGAACCGGCCGGCGAGAACTGGCGACACCGTGCCGAGTGCGTGAATGAGGACCCTGAGTTGTTCTTCCCGATCGGGAACACCGGCCCAGCGCTCCTGCAGATCGAAGACGCGAAGGCCGTGTGCCGTCGCTGCGACGTGATCGACCGCTGCCTGACGTGGGCGCTGGAGTCCGGACAGGATCACGGCGTCGCGGGAGGCGCGAGCGAGGACGAGCGCCGGACCATGAAGCGCCGGGAGTCCCGCCGCCGCCAGCAAGACGCAAGGCGTGACGCCGCATGACCGCCCCGACGGACGCGCCGGCCGCGACCGACGACCTGCACGGCAAACCCCTGACCGCCCGCGAAGTACAGATCCTGCGGCTACTCGCCGACGGACACACCGACCCGAGCATCGCCACCGCGCTGCACCTCTCGCCGAACACCGTCAAAGCCCACATGCGCCGGATCTTCATCAAGCTCGGGGCGCGGTCCCGCGCCAACGCCGTTTCGCTCGGCTACCTGCAGCGCGTCCTGCTCGTGCCGGGGCCGGTGGCGGTCAAGGCGTTCCCGCGGGTGAGCGAGCAGGCGGTGCTGGTGCGCCGCTGGGTGTCCACGGGCAAGGCGCAGATCGTGCGGCGGGGCGCGGGTTTGACGCGGGCTCAGGTGGCGGCGGACTGCGGGGTCACCGGGGCGGTGGTCGCGGGCTGGGAGACCGGTGTGGGGCGGCCGTCGGGTGAGCCGTTGGAGGCGTACTACCGGGCGCTGGTGGCGATGGCTCAGGCCGCGGAAGAGCGGGCCGCGTGAGCGTGGCGGGCGGCAGTCAGGGGGCGCGGAGCTCTCACAGCCCCGTAGAGCCTCTGGCGCGAAGCCACTCAAGCCTGTTTAGGCGTAAGCGAGTCCAGGCCGCCTACGGCCCGCACAGCCCGCTTCTCGGCGGTCGAAACCGCCATTCGCTCGGTGCAGCCGCAACCCGACAGCCCCGACAAGCCCCAAATGCACACAATCCGGAAGGACCCCAGTGACGCAACCCCTCGAAGCCGCCCCCGCCACGCTCGCCGCCGTCCAGATGGGCCACCACGAGACCGACAGGAGCGACCGGTGACCAGCCTCACGCCCGACCTGCTCGCCGCGTGGCCCGCACGCCCCGGCGCACCAGTCCTGATCGCAGACGCGGTCCTGGACGCCGTCCGCCACGGACACATCCCCCCGCACACCACCCCACCCGAACCGGCCCGCGGGCCACTGACCCCGCGCCAGCACCAGGTCCTCATGCTGCTCATGCGCGGACACACCAAGGCACGGATCGGGGCCGAGCTCGGGATCGCCGAGGACACGGTGCGCAACCTGGTGCGGCAGGCGTACGAGCGGCTGGGCGCCCACAACCGGGTGCAGGCCGCGATCGCGCTCGGGATGCTCGGAGGCGAGCGGTGACCGGCGACCTGCGCATGCGGATCGCCCGCGCCCTGGCCGACCACGCACAAGCCGACCTCGCACTGGACGCGCACCACTACGGCCCCGAGAAGTGGCTGTGCTGCGCCGACGCCGTACTCGCCGCGCTCCCGGACAGCCCCGACGACCTCGACCAGCTCATCCGCGAGCAAGCCGCCGCAGATCCGCGATTCGCAACCGGCTACATCGAAGCCCAGTACTCGGCGCGCCTGCGTGCCCTCGATGACCTGTTGGCCGCCGTGTGGCTGTTCATCGACTGGCGGCACGTCACGGAGCGGCTGACGGCCGAGCAGAGGACGTTGTTCGCCGACGCGGTCGAGGCATCCAGCGCGCGCATCGCGCAGGCCGATCCGACGTATGGCGAGCCCGTGATGACGGACCGGTGGTGGCAGCCGTGACGTTGCATGTGGCCGCGCGTCTGCTGTGCGCTGTGGCGTCCGGCGTGTTCACCGGGCAAGTCGCGTGGATGCTCACCGGCGCGGCGAAAGGCGGCCGACCTTGAGCGACTACTGGCACGAGCAGCGCTACGACGACGCGTTCTTCGCGATCCACAGCCGAATGCCCGGCGAGCCCAAGCCCAAGCCGACCCGCATCCTGATCACCGGCAGTCGCGACTACACCAGCGTCCACGCCATGCGCACCGTCCTACGCGCCATCCTCGACGAACACGGCCAACACGCCGTCATCGTCCACGGCGACGCACGCGGAGCCGACCGCCTCGCCGCCCAGATCGCCGAAGCCTTCGGCATGAAAACCGAGCCGTGGCCGGCCGACTGGGACCGGCGCGGCAAAGCCGCCGGGTTCATCCGCAACCAGGCGATGGTCGACGCAGGCGCGGACCTGTGCCTGGCGTTCCTCGTCGCAGGACTGCCGTGCAAGGGCACGCGGGACTGTGCTCACCGCGCGGAAAAGGCAGGCATCCCGGTTCGCTGGCACACGCAGGGTGCGCGGTGACGCGCCGCAAGCGTTGGCGTCCGCCCTGGCCGGTGCAGCTCGCCGGGGTGTTCGCCGCGTGCGCGGCAGCGGCGCTCACGTGGACCGAGGCGCTACGGCTACTGGGGATGCGGCGGTGAGCGGGTCAGGACTCGGCGCGCTTCGGGGTGCGCACGTACCGCTCGTTCGGTGGGATGCCGTGGTCGCGGGCGATGTTGCGGATCGTCGTGTACGTGTACTCGGCGCGTTTGGCCACGTCAGTTGGCCGGTCGCCGCATTGCAGGGCAGCGACGATCTCGGCTTCGAGGTCTCTGCGCGCACGGTCGAGCCGGGCGCGGGCGCGCTTGATCGGATCGTCGGTCATGCAACAGAGGGTAGCGCAAGGAAGTGTTGCAAGAAAGGCGTGCGAAGTGGTTGCGATCAACAGGCCATCCCGCTAGTTTTAGTTGCGCAAGGAAGTTACGCAATGCAACGTCGCTAAGGCGACGCGGAGGGGAACCCGAGATGATCACGCTGAGCCTGCCGAAGCCCCAGGACCACCTGCCCAAGCAGCCCCACCGCACCACCGGCAAGCCCGGCACCCCCTGGCAGCGCGCAGTCGCCGCCTACCGCAACCGGTCCGTGCTCACCGCCGCTGGATACCTCGCCTCCATCGGGGCGGACGCCGAGACGATCCGCAGGTTCGCCAGTTCCTTCGGCCGCAAGGTCGCGCAGGCCTACCGGGCCGCGACCGGCAGCGAGCCGACGCGCAACGGACTGGCGCTCGTGCGCGGCCAGCTGATGCGGGTGTTCGCGTACGGCGACCGCGCCCTGTTGGCTTCCGTGGCCCGCGACTACCACGCCACCGCCGCACTCGCGGAGGTCGCCTAGACCAACTTCAACGAGATCGCCGCGATGCCGATGGATCAGCGACGCGAAGCCGTTGCCGCCATCGACGTGAACGCGCTTCCGGCCGAAGATCAGCAGGCGCTCGTCGCGGCCGTCATGGCTCCCGAACCGCCGAAGCCGCAGCCCGACGCTCTCCCGCACATTCGCGCCCGCATCCCACTCAAGCGCGGCAACGGCTTCTACCGGCCCACCTACGGCCCGAGCGAGAACGGTTCGCGCACTCTGTGCGGCGCGCCCGCCGGACTCGACTTCACCTTCGCCGAGGCGCGCAACCTGGGCGAGAAGCCGGTGTGCCCGGCATGCAAGACCATCCGCGCCGCAGCCAAGAACGGAGCTTCCTGATGACCGACCCCACGACGCCCGACCCGCTGCACTTCGACCCGACCGAGTTCTCACACATCGTCGTGGACGGACCCAACGCCGAGGAGACCTGGACCACGGCGCAGTGGAACGACTACATCGACCGGTGCAAGGACCCGAAGACCGGCGGCGAAATCATCTTCAAGGTCGTGCGGCTGGTACCCGCCGCGGCCACCGAACAGATCACCCTGGACGCGCTCTACGCCGCCGACGGTATCCAGCTCGACTTCGAGGCGCTGCGCCGCTACTTCCACCGCGCCGTGACCTACGCGCTTCCGCACGCAACCGGAAGCTCCGAGGGCTGGCGCACGGCGAAGGTCGAGCACCTCGCCGAGTGGATGGCGAATTTCCTGACCGCTGGCATCGGTCCGACGTTGCACGAGGAGGCCGTGGCCGGCGGCGTGAAGGTCGCCCGCCAGTTCCTCGCCGACGAGCGCGCCAAGAACGGAGCCTGACCGTGACCACCACTACCGTCCCGGACCTGATGCTCGCGCATGTCGAGTCGCGCACCCTGAAAGGCGACCGCTCCTACCAACAGGACGCCGCCGACTGGTCGCGGGCTGTGGACCCGGACACAGGCCTGCCGGTGATCGTGGCGGCAGTCGCGGACGGCTGCGGGTCCGGCTCGGGCTCGGGCCGGATCGCACGGGCCGCAGTGAGCCTCGCGGTACAGATCGCCGCCTGCTATGGCGCCGAACACCTCGACCGGGCGATCGACGCCGCACGCGAGATCATCGACGCCCGGTTCCCTCGCCGCGGCCGCAACGACAACTCGACGCTCGTGCTCGCCTACTACGACGCCGCGCGCCTGCGGGTGGCGTGGATCGGGGACTCGCGCGCCTACGCCCTCGCCGCCGACGGGCAGTTGCATCAGCTGACGAAGGACCACAACCTCGCGCCGCACGCCCCTAACGTGCTCACCCGCGCACTACTCGCGGACGGCAACCACCGGCACGGGGACGCGTGGGAGGGCTGCGAGTCGCACACCCCGCAGGTCGCCGATCCGCTGCTCGGCCGTCCGTTCGCGCCGCCGCCCGCGCGGATCCTGTTGTGCACGGACGGGGCGTGCGGGCCACTGGCGGACGAGGAGATCGCGAGCACCCTGGCGAGCACGTCGGACGCTTCGTCGGCGGCGCGGCGGCTCGCGGCACGCGCCGTGCGTACCGCCAGGGCCGCGGGCGAGAAGGCGGACAACGCGACCGCGTTCGTCATCGACCTGGGCGGGGTGGACTGATGCCCGTCTCCCCGCCGCAGTCGCGCTTGTCGCGTCGTGAGGTTCTGTCGCTGGTCGAGCGCGGCGAGGTGTACCGGTACACGGACCCGCTCTCCCACTGGTCCGCGCCGGGCCGACGCGGTTACCGCGTCATCGTGACCGCGCATGTGCGTTCGCTGATCGCGGACGGCCTGGTCGTGGAGGGCGTGGCGCGCGGCCAGGTCGTGTACGCCGCCCCGTCCGACACGGGCCGCACCCAGCTCGCCACCCTCACGGAAGGCTCCCCGTCGTGACGATCTCCGACGTTCAGCATCTCGCGCTCGTCGCCGCAGCCGCCGGCGAGGAATGGCGCGCCGGCCAGCCGTACATCGGGCGTTTCGCCCGCGGCATGCAGGACGCACAGACCGCGCTGCGCAAGATCCTCGAAGCGCACGCCGAAGACCGCGACGGCCTCGAAACCGCGCTGCGCGCCTACCTCGCCGAGGGTCCCGCGTTGGACAGCGACGACTACGACCGGGGCGGCGAGTGCGTGCACAGCGACGTCGAGTACGTGCTCGACGGCGACCGGTACACGATCGCGGACCTGCTCGCCACTATCACCGACACCACGGAAGGCCAGTCATGATCGCGAACACCGAGCCGACGACGCGCGTCCGGTTGGACCCGCTGGCCGAGTTCGAGTTGATGCTCGGGCAGCTCGCGGCCGAGGGCTTGTCGATCCCGGCTGCTGAGGCGCTGCGCCTGTTCCGGCTCGCGATGGCCGCACGCACCTGACCCCCGTGCCGGTCCCGACCCCACGCGGACCGGCACCCGAACACCAACCACCCGCCGCCACAACCAAGGAGGACCGCCCGTGTCCTACAGCAACCGCTTCACCGGCGAGATCACCATCACGCCGCCGCTGACCGCCGCAGAGATCCGCCGCGCACCCGACCTCGACCAGGAATGGGACGTGCACCTGCGGGTCACCGAAACCACCGAACAGACCCCGGATGGCGAGATCACCCGCTACAGCGCGGACGCGATCGTCGGCCCCGACGAGCCATGCAACGGCTACGACGCGGAAGACCAGATCCGTGGCCTCGTCGCGTTGTTCGCGGACGGGCACGAGTTCTCCGGGCACATCCAGGTGGACTGGGATCCGGGCTTTGGCGACCCGCCGGACCGGTACGTCGTGCGCGGCCGTGAGGTCGTCAAGGTCAGCCCCGTGATCGTGTGGCCGGACGAGGCGGGCGCGTAATGCCTGACGCCGTTTCCACTTTCGAGCAGGTCCAGGCGTACGAGGCTGAGCGCGCCGAGATCATGGCCCGCTACACGCCCCGCCTCAAGGCCATGGCGAGCAACGACCCGCTGTACCCGCACGTGTGGAACGAGCGCGCCGCAGCCCTCGCCGCGTGCGCCCGCAAACATCGGATGCCCAGCGACGGGAGAGCGTGATGCCCGAGCCCCGCACCCCCGAAGACCTGGAACTGCTGTCCGCGCACTCCGGTTTCACCGCGGTCCAGGACGGCATCGAATGGCTCGAGGGCACCGGTTGCATTCCCGAGTCGGCGTCCGCGATCCGGTTGCTGGACATGCAGAACGACGCGCGCGGCCGGGAGATCGACCGCGCCAACGCGGTGATCGCCACCGTGCGCGACGAGCTCGCGGACCGGATCCGGTACGCCGAGGAAATGGTGCGGCTCAGCGAGTCCGTCCCCAACGCGCGGGCCGAGTCGTGGTGGGACGAGCGCCGCCGTACGTTCGCTGACGCGCTCGCGCTGGTCGAGAAGCAGCTCGCCGTGTTCTACGGGGAAGCGTCCCGCTACTGGGCTGTGTGGTCCGAGGACGAGCGGCTGCTGGAACTGCTGGAGTACGACGACCGGCCGCGTACTGAGGCTGAGGCGCGAGCCGACCTGCGTGAGCCCGTCGTGCCGCTCACCGGCCGGCTGGAACTGATCGACCGGGCGCGGCTGACGCAGCTGCGCGAGACCTTCGAGAGCAACAACAAGGAGCAGTGATGGGCCAGTCCACGAACGCGATGCTGATGTACGGCTACGACCTGGACACCGCCGACGGCTGGAAGTTCGTCGAAGCCGGGGAGTGGGGGCAACTCGCCGCGCCCTGGTACGACGAGGACAGCGACCTCGAGTCCGTCGAGCAGGCCGTCAAAGTCCTCTATGACGCCATTCCCGGTGCGCCCGAAGCCGACGACGACTGGGATCGGCAGGAGGCTGTCAAGGAGCACTACGGCGTGTGGTTCGAAGGCCACTGTTCCGACGCCTACACCATGTACGCGCTGGTCGCGTTCGAGAACACGGCGCGGCGCGGCTACCCCGAACTGATCGACTGGCGGGAGTTGGAGCAGCGGCGGGAGCGGGAGGGCTGGGACGCGAAGCTCGCCCGAGCGTTCGAAGTCCTGGGGATCACACCGAAGCAGGAGCGGCCTGGCTGGCTGCTCGCGTCGTATGCGGACTCGATGTGATGGCCGGGCCGGTGCGCGGCAGCAACCAGGACGGCGGCGCGATCCCCACGGGCGGCCGTATGGACCTTGTTCGCTTGCTGGACGGCGACGACGAGAAGCTTGTGGGCGACCTCCTCGACTGGCAGTACGCCGCGGTCGCCCGGTTCCTCGCGGAGGCTGGTGCCGTACACCCGAAGGTGCACACGCCGACGCGCATCATCAACTACCTCGAACGGCACGGTTGGCGGCGCATCGAGTCGCCGAAGCCGCCGCCGGGGGTGCTGGCGTCCTGGCCGTGGTGGTCGCCGCCGGATCCGGGCGACATGCGCTGGGCGCATCCGTCCGGCATCGAACTGGACGCGCCCCTGTGTGACGACGTGCCGCGTTACGCGGAGGCCGTGCTGGACGCCGTGGACCGCATCGTCTGGGCCGCGACCGGGCGGCCGCTCGCGCCACCGCCTGCGGCCGTCACGGAAGTCCTGTTGGAGATCGCGCAGCAGCCGGACGAGGTGGCATGGTGACTGATCTGGCCAACTACCGCGCCCTGGCTGCTACTGCGCGCGACGACACCAGCGACGGGCTGACCGCTCGCGAACCGCTGCCGGGTCGCCGAACTGTGGCGCCTGGTCTGGAGTTCGGCGGTCACTTGCTGGCCGTGAACCGGACGGACGCGCGGGAGGACGAGTGGTGAGCGGCTGGCGGTCCCTGTTCGCGGCGATGAGCCCTCGGATGCGTCGCCTGGTGCGCTGGTCGCTCGCACTGATGGCCGGGCAGCTGCTCGCGGTCGTGGCGCGGGTGGTGGAGTTTGTTCTCTCCGCTCCCGTCTCGGTGTGGGTGCCAACGTCGGTGCTGATGTTCGGTCTCGGCGGCCCGTGTATCGGGTTGTCGCTGCGGATGCGGGCGGTGCGGCTGGCCGAGGACGCCGAGGCGCAGGCTGAACGTGTGCGTCGCGCGGAGTTCCTGCGGTTGCGCGCACCCGACCCGCTGCCCGGTCAGTGCCCGGTGTGCGCGTACGACGACCTTGGCGTGCTGGGCGAGCGGGACCGTGATCTGGGGGTGGAAGGCACGGAGTTGGCCCGCGTGGTGGCGTACGGCCCACACCGGGCGCACAGCGAGTGCGCTGCCGTCGTGCCGTACGTGCCGCCGCCGCGCTCCACGTCGGGCGGTATGACGCTGGGGCATGCCGTGCTCGCGCTGGACGGTAGGCCGCATCTGTGTCGGTGCCCGCAGTGCGAACGCGCCCGGCCGAGGTCAACGAGGGGCGGCTACGCGGCGGGCGACGTGCCCGTGAGCCAGATGGGGCCGCTACCCGAGGTGCTGACGCGGCCCGCGCTCAAGCCGCCGCTCGTCAACGGCACACTGCGAGACTCCATCAAGGTCACGGGCACGTATTGGGCCCGGTGCGGTCGCTGCCCGTGGATCGGTTCGGCCGGGACGCAGGATGCCACCGAGGGCCTGCTGCGAGTGCACGCCCAGACGTGCCGCAAGCGCAAGCGCTGACGCGTCCGCCCCGGCGCGGGGGGGGGTGCGACCGGGGCGGGTTCCCGCTGTCGAGTGCGGGCGGGCACACCAGGTCGGGGGGCCGGGCCGGGCGCGCAGGTCGAGCGTAACCCGCAGATGCGGCAGACGTACTGCGTTTGTCGCAGGAGTGCGCTTCACTATGGGCGTGACGGATGCCGCGCCGTGGGATCTACTCGACCGCCTGGACGCGGCCGCCCTGAATGCGGGGAACATTCACGACGACCTGTGCGCCCAGTTCACTGAGGGCGAAGTGTTGCCGTGCTCGTGCGGGATCCCGGCGCTGTTGACGGACGCGGCGGAGTTCGTGCGTTCCCTCGCGGTTGAGGACGCAGTCACGCAGGCGCAGCGGGCGGCCTGAGCAGGGTTGACGGCCCGCAGACCATGCACGCGATCCCGTCCGGCCCCGCCACCCACCACGACTGGTCGTGGCCGCATGCCGGCACGTCCGCTCCGCCGAAGTGTTTCTCGTCGAGATGCGCACGCGCACGCTGGGCGAGTTGCGCCAGCGTCTCACCGCCGACGAAACCGGAGAACCAGCCCGGTCCGCCCTTCGTCGTGTCGCACACGGGGCAGCACAGGACCGCGCCGCCCTCGATCTCGCCGACTGCGAACTGAATCGGGGCGATCAAGGCAGTAGTCCTTCGCGTTGCATGGCCTGCTCAAGTTGCCGGCGGATCCCCGGGTCCAGGTCGGGCGGCAGCTCCCCGTACAACAGGACATGCCCGGCGACGCGGCTGATCTCGTCGGCGACGAGCCGTTGTACCGGGTTGAGTTTCGCCCGTTCCCGTTCGACCGCCGTACTCACGGCCGCGAACACACCCGGCTCAGTCATGCGCTTTCCCGGTGAGTAGTTCCCGTGCCCTGGCGATCAGCGCGCCGCCAGCGTCGTTGGGGTGTGCGGCGAGCCACCGGTCGAGTAGCGCGACCGCTCCCGGCCTGGTGCTGCGTACGTCGCTGGTTTCGCCGCTGTGCGTCTCGATGGAGGTGTCGCGTACGAGCGTGAGCCGGTCGTCCGGGGCCATGGGTAGGCGCAGCGTGACCTCGACCGTGGGTTTCGGCAGCGCCTCGATCCGGGTGGGCAGCGACATGCCGGGCGTGTGATCAACGGGTAGTCCGCGCTGAATCGAGCAGCCGACCAGTTCCCCGAACAGGTCCGATTCCTGCCCGTCCACGGTCAGCAGGCCACGGCCGCCGACCAGAGACACCACGAAGTCAGGCACCGGTTGCCTCCCGGATCGCGGTGTACGTGCCACACGGCCACGCGACGGGCACCGTGTCATCCAGGTCGCTCTCGCAGCACTCCGAGCACACGACCCGCGTATCGCCCTCTACCGGCAGGTGAACGCCCAGCGCGGCCAGCGCGGCGGTATTGCCCTCCAGGGAGGCGCAGGTCGCGTTGTAGTCGGCGGCGGCTTCCTCGTAGGCTGCGGCGATCTCGCGGCGTCGTTGCGCCCGCTGCTGGCGCTGGTTGAGTTCGTGCGCGGACCGCTCGGCCGGGCTGAGGCCGACGCTCAGCGGGCCCGCGTACTTCGCTTGGCGGGCGATCTCTGCGGCGAGGTTGCGTAGCGGCGCGGCCAGGTCGTACGCCTGGATGCCGGTCGGTACCGGCGTGGGCTCGGTCACGGCGCGTCCAGGACGTATCCGACGCGGATCACAGCCCAGCACTCGCGCTCGGACCACGCGGTGAGCAGTGCGTGCATGTCGGCCGAGCCGCGCCGGGTGGTGCGGTTTTCGCCGCCGACGTAGGCGCCGTGCTCGCCGAACCAGCGCACCGACACCGGGACGGTATCGGCAGCGCCGTGTTCAGCGACCGCTGCGGCCGTGGACTCGTCCCATACGGCCTGGCATACGGTGCAGCGCCGGGCCAGCCACTCGGGCGGGTACGCGATCGGGCCGATGCCACCGTAGGGGCTGGCCGTGCGGCGCGTGTACTTGGTTTCCACGGCCTTCGACCCGCATTTGCGGCACGTCGCGTGCTCCCCGGAGTAGGGCGGTAGCGTGACGGGTTTCGGGATGCCGGGGGTCGCGCAGCAGTCGTTGATCTGTTCGTCGATGCCGTACGCCGGCATGTCGGCGGGCGCGTAGCCGGGTCTCTTGCAGCACACGGTTTTGCCGCGGTACGCGTAGCCGTCTGGTGCGGGTCCGTAGCGGTGGGTCCAGGTGCCGTCGCCGGTGCGTTCGAAGATGACCGGCTCAAGTGCGGCGTCAGGCGTTTCGTTCGGCACGCGCCTAGTGTGCCTCGCCGGGCGGTGTTTCGTTGCGCGGAATCCGGATCGACGCAACGGATCGTAGGTGGCGATCGTCAAACGATTCGCCCGCGACACCCGGCAGCGCTACGGTAGGGCTCGCCCCGGTGCGCACGGTACGGGTTACTTCTTTCATGCAGAAACAACACCCGCACCGGACCTGATCTCGGGGCACACAACTGAACAATGACTGCGAACGCCCGTCAGGTGCGCAGGAGAGGGCTACTTCACTCTGTAAAAGTGGCAGTCCGGGTTCGAGTCCCGGCAGGCCCGTAACAGGGCCCGTAGTGTAACGGCAGCACGCTCGTCGCCTTCCCCGACTCGATCTCTGGCGGCACTCGCAGTGGACAGCACCTCCCGGTGCGTAGGCGACGCGTACTTCTCGCTAGGGATATCGGTTCGAATCCGAGAGCCGCTTCGGCGGCGACGGCGTGACGGTAACCGCCATTTCGCGTAGCCGCCCTGATCTCGGGAGGAGCAAGCATCGGGGTCGCGCCCGGTGCGACGGAGACGGGTCCTTCTTAGGGTTGCTGGTTCGAATCCAGTCGAGTCGCTTAGGCGGCTCGTAGCGCAATCTGGTAGCGCATAAGAGCAGTTCAATCCCGCCACCATTCCGATCTCGGGCGCGACCACCTTTCCCGCTCCTCCCCTTCCCGTGGGAGTCGAGCATGGCCCGTTTCAACACCCCGACCGCGAAGCCCGCGGTCCACTCGCCGATCATGGGCGAGCGCACCGCGTCCGGGCGCACCTTCGAAGGCGGCGCAGGCTACGCGCGGGACGCCAAGTCGGAACTCTTCCTGCTCGCCGTCTCGAACTTCGTGTCCACCGACACGTTCTACGAGAAGGCCGACGACCGCGACGAGCGGTTCGAACGCCTCGTGCACCAGGTCGCGGTCGAGGACCCGGACTGGATGGGCCGGTTCATCCCGTGGCTGCGCAGCGAGGCCAACATGCGCACCGCGTCCCTCGTCGCGGCCGCCGAGTCCGTCAAGGCACGACTGGACGCCTACGACGCTTCTCTCGCCGGGAACGAGCAGCCTGCGGACGCGCTCAAGAAGCCGGTCAACCGCGCACTGATCAACGCTGCGTGCCAGCGGCCCGACGAACCCGGTGAACTACTCGCCTACTGGACATCCCGCCACGGACGCGCCCTGCCCAAGCCCGTCAAGCGAGGCATCGCCGACGCCGTGCGACGCCTCTACAACGGCAAGTCGCTGATCAAATACGACACCGCGTCGCACGGCTACCGGTTCGGCGACGTCCTCAACCTCGTACACGCCGACCCCGAACCGGACAAGCCGTGGCAGGGCGAGCTTTTCAAGTACGCCCTGGACCGGCGCCACCACCCGGCTGAGGCGGTCGTACCGGAATCGAACCGCACGCTCACCGCGAACAGTGCGCTGCTCGCGCTGCCCGTCGACCAGCGGCGCGCGTTCCTGCGCGGCCCCGACGCCGCGGCGCGCCTCACCGAGGCCGGGTTCACGTGGGAGATGCTGGCCGGGTGGCTGCAGGGCCCGATGGACGCCGAGGCGTGGGAGGCCGTGATCCCGTCGATGGGGTACATGGCGTGCCTCGCCGAGGGAACCCCGGTCTGGCTGGCCGATGGCACCACCGCACCGATCGAGGACGTGGTGGCCCGCAAGCTGCCAGTGCTCTCCTACGACAAAGCATGGGACAGCCGGCCGGTCAAATACGGTCCCAACCAGGGGCCACGTGACCAGTCGGTGGGCAACCTCGTGCCTACGATCCCGTCTGCGTGGCTCGACACCGGCGTGCGCCCCATTGCGGCCGTGCGGTTCGCCTCGGGCCGCGTCATTGAGGCCACCTACGATCACCGGTGGGTACGCCAACGTCGAAGCGGCCGCCAGGCGTGGGAATGGAACACGACTAGTGAGCTGCGGGTCGGCGACCGCATCCCGGTCCCTCTGACCGCCGATACGTTCGGCGATGAGGGAGACGCCTGGGATGGCTACTTTGTTGGGGGCATGCTCGGCGACGGTGGCATGACAGTGCTGACCCCGGAGTTTCATGGCGACCCGAACAACGGCGCTGTGGCGTTCATGCGCGAATACGCAGCCAAACACGGCTGCGACGTTCGCGAGGACACGAACGGTGCGATCGTGCGCATGCGATTCCCGTTCAAACAGTGGAAGCGGAATCCGCTGGCGGAGATCCTTCGCCGGTACGAGGTCTGGGGAAAGCGTTGCGAGGCCAAAGCACTGCCCAACCGGCCCTTCAGCCGGGAGTTCTGGATCGGCGCGCTATCCGGTCTGATCGATACTGACGGCTGCGTCCGGGAGCGCACCAACGCCAAGGGCACCCTGCACGGCTCGGTCGAGTATGCCACCGTGTCCCGACGGCTCGCCGAGCAAGTGTCCGATGTGCTGCTGCGTCTCGGGGTAACCAACATCATCCGCGAGAGGGCGCCACTCAGCCGGCCCGACGCAGCCATCCAGAGCCGCCACACCCTCTTCGTCGTGGAAACGAACCGGGCGACGGCGCTGGTTCGTCTCGCCGAACTCCTCGACCTGCGGATCAGCTACAAAGCCGCGCGGCTCGCTAGCCTGGCGGAGCGCTTGGCGCATGTAGCTCCGGCTTCGAGCGAGATGCACGGATACGACAAGGCCGTGGCTCTGGATCGCGTGGTAGCGATCGAGGACGCCGGAGAGCGCGCGACATATTGCGTCACGGTCGACGCCTCGAACTTGTTTGTGGCTAATGGCATTGTGACGGGCAATTGCCTGCGCAACCTGAGGAATTTCGACGAGACCGGCGTCCCGGACGATGTCGCCGAGCAGGTCATCGCGAAGCTCAAGGATCCGGCCGAGGTCGCCCGCTCGCGACAGTTGCCGTTCCGGTTCCTCTCGGCGTACCGGGCGGCTCCGTCGCTGCGCTGGTCGTATCCGCTGGAGGTCGCGATCGGCCGCTCCCTGGGCAACGTGCCGGCGCTGTCGGGCCGCACGCTGATCCTCGTGGACACCTCGGGTTCGATGAACGCGGGGTTCAGTAAGGACGGGACGCTGATGCGGTGGGACGCTGCGGCGCTGTTCGGGATCGCACTGGGGCATCGTTGCGCTGCGGCGGACGTGGTGTCGTTCTCCTCGCTTCAGTACTACTACGGGCAGCCGGGTGGCGCGAACGTGAAGGCGTTCCCGCTGAGCAAGGGCGAGTCGGTGCTGCGGTCGCTGGAGCGGTGGCGTGGCGGCGGCTGGTTCCTGGGCGGGGGTACGGAGACTGCGGCGGCGTTGCGGGCGACGTTCCAGGGCCATGACCGTGTGGTGGTGTTGACGGACGAGCAGGCGGCGCATGACGGGGTGGAGGTGACGCGGAGCGTGCCGGAGTCGGTGCCGATGTACACGTGGAACCTGGCGGGTTACGCGCGGGGGCATGCGCCGTCGGGTGGGCGGAATCGGCATGCGTTTGGGGGGCTGACGGATCAGGCGTTCAAGATGATTCCGTTGCTTGAGGGCGGCCGGGACGGTTCCTGGCCGTGGGATGCGGAGACGGTGCCCGCGCGGTAGAACCAGTGGCCCCGTGCTCGACGGAACCAGGCGCGGGGCCTACGGGCAGTCGCAGTGCCCGCAGTGGTGGTGCACGCTCGGCGGGGGCGGTGTCACCTGCTGCGTGGTGAGGACCGGCGGCCGGACGGTGCCGCGCGGGGACTTCTGCCCGAGGCCGGGCCGGGTGAGCACGTCCGGAAGCGGGCCCATAGCGGACACGGGCACGTTAGCCGCCATGTATCTGCGTCGCTGCTTGCCTTGCGCCTGCCGGAGTTCGGCCCTGTGGCGGGCGGTGTTCTCGACGATCCCGAGTTCCAGTTCCAGGGCGCGGATGCGGGCCCAGGTGCGCCGATACCTGCGGTATCGGATCAGGCGCACCAGTAGACGCGCTAGCCAGGTCACAGCACCCACTTCTCGTCCCAGCCTTGGCGTCCCGCGTACGGGGCGGCGAGCAGGCGCGCTGTGAGGCACGGCGCCCACAGGTCACCGTTGAAGTCCGGGTCGCTCTGGCGGTCCTGGCAGAAGTAGCGCCGTGTCCCGTCGTCGAGTTCCGCGTAGGAGGTCATGTGCAGGCCCAGGATCGCCCGCTTCGTCTCGACCTCAGCGAGCACGTGGGCCGGATCCCAGCGCGCGATGTGGACGCCGACAGTCTCGTCAATGTCCTCGATCCCGGTTGCGACTACACCGCCGGACGCCCCCACCGAACCGCGAAAGAGGGTCCACTGCGGATCTGGTGTGCCGTCCGTGGTGCCCGCAGCCAGCGCGGACTGCATCGCGATCTGCTCGTCTCCGGCGAGGCATTTCTCGAGGAACGCGGTGATCGCGGCAACGTCAGTCACGCTCGACCTCCACGCCGAGTTCCTTCGCGATGGCGCGCACCGTCGGGCACGGGTAGTCGCGCGCCAAGAACTCGTCCGTTCCGTCGCTGCATTCGTCGCAGATCGGCTTGCCCTCCAATGTGCCCTCCACGGCGATACGCGGCTTGTGCAATTCGAGGACCGCGTGCAGGCTCCCGGCTATCACGGACGCCCAGCGCGCGAACTCGGCGAGCTTGCCGTCACCGATCATGTTCGCGCGGGAGCGCCACCCGATGGTCGCGCCCATGAACCGCTGGACCTCGGCGCGCAACGCTTCCACATCCAGGTCAGGCATTCGTCTCCAGTCCGAGCTGTTTCGCGATGGCCTCGACGGTCTCGCAGGGGTAACCGGTCGGGTTGCAGATCTCTGGCCCGATGTCCATGCAGACGGAGCAGTCCTTGACGTGCGGCTTGCTCCCGATGCCTGCCCAGCGGGGCTTGTGCAGGTCGAGGGCGGCGGTCAGCGCGCCGCGCATCTTGATCGCCTCCGAGTGCCCCTCGACGGGGCAGTCGTCGCGCCACCGGCCGCAGATGTCATCGAGCCAGCCGTCCAGCCGCTCCCGGATCGCCGCGTCGAGGTCAGTCACGGCGCAAGAGCCAGTCGGCGAGTCGCGGCAGGCGCAGGGCGTCGGCAATCGCCCAGAACAGGGCCGACGCGGCGTCGCGGTATCGCTGGGCGTCCTCGGCCAGGGTCCCGGGTGGTGGCCTGTCAGGCATCGTTGTCGCCTTCGTCGAGATGTTGCGGATCGTGTGCACGGTCCCGTCCGCGCCGACCATGGCAAGGTGCCGGGTGGCATTCGTTCGTCAACGACGACTTGCGGCAGAGGCTGCTCGGTCACCGTGTCCTCCTGGCGTACCAGCGCCTTACCCGCGCGATGCCGGGCTCGATCAGCAGTGCGGCGGCGAGCGAGTTGCACCAGGCTTCCCAGCCGGTGTGCCCGTGCCAGCGTGCGAGGTCCCCGACGGCCACGAGCGCGAGGATCAGGGTAGGGCGCGCCCACCAGGCGCGACGTAGACGGTCAAGCACCGTCGCCACGCTCCGGTTTGAGCGGCCCGAACCGGTCCGCGACCTCCTGCAGATCCAGCAGCCACAGGCCGTGCACGTCGTCGCTGACGTTCTCAAACACCGGGGTGAGCCGGTTCGGGCGCCAGCCGTGCATCTGCCACCGGTCGCCGTCCGACCCGACGAGGATCTTGCCCAGCGGGTAGGTCACACCGAAGCGGCCGGTCCACTGGGTCGGCACAGACTGGGTTTTGAGTTCGGCGACGAGCTGGTCGGCTTCGTTGAGTAGCCGGATGATGTCGTTCACGACGAGGGCGAAGGATTCGCTGTGCTTGGCGACGGCGTGCCGGGTTCGGCCTAGGCGTTCGCTCAGGTCGTTGAGGACTTCAGTCACGCGTAGCCCCGGATCTGCGGCGGCGCGTCCCCGCCACGGGAACGGCGCACGGCTTCCCGGACCCCGTCGAGGCCGCGCAGCGGGGCAGGTGCCGCGAAGTCCCCGATGCCGGTGTGGATCTCGTGCGTTGGCGGCTTGCGGCACACGCACTGTTCCGGGTTGGCGTAGGCGCGTGCGGCGATGTGCGGGTGGCGGTGGGATTGCTCGCTCCAGCCGCACAGGCAGTTGCCCGCGCCGGACCCTGGGTCGGCCTGGTAGGGGTGGACGCGCGGCATGTCGGGGTAGCCCATGCGCCCAGTATCGCTGCTCACGTCTGCTGGTCGGTGCCGGTTTGCGCCCTGGGCGTGAGCGCCCGCTCGCGCAGGTGCTCGGGCAGGGTCGCGGCGGCCCGGAGGATCGCCTCAGAGACCTGGCTCGGGTCTCCCTGACCGTGCCAGCCGTGCTCGCCCTCGAGGTACCGGTGCGGCGGCCGCCACGCTTCGACACGGTCGGGGAGCATCCGCAGCCAGCCGTATCGACCTTCGCCGGTGGTGTGCGCGCCGTGCGGGCCTGGCTCCTGGACGGCGGCGAGCCATACGCACAGCCCGGCCCAGTCGCGGCTGTTCGGGATGGGCGCCCAGGCGAGGACGATCACTTCGGTGAAGCCGCGCAGTTTCGGGTTCGGGTGGTCGACGAAGTGGACGCGCACGACTTGCGCGCCCCGCACGAGGATCAACTCCGGCGGCGGGTCGGCGAGCGCAGGCAACGGCGGCTCGTCCAGCCACTGGTCCGGATCGCCCGCTGCTGCCTCACTCACGGGATCAGTGCAGGACCCTCGGCCGCAGCACGAGCAGGTCGCCGGTACGCACCCCTAGTTCGGCGGTGAGGGCGAGATCGTCGAGTTCGACGCCGCTATCGGTGAACAGGCCGAGTTGCGCTTCGCAGCGAGTGGTGTCGGCGTCGGGCTGGTGTGCGTGGATGGCGGCGCGTAGTAGTTCGATGGTTTTCGTGCCGCCGGTGAGCGGTAGTTGCTTGTCGGTGCCGTTCCAGGTGACGGTCACGGTTCCGGGTTCCATCCGGCCAGTATCCCGCGCCGGGTCAGTCTCCGTCCGGGTGCGCGTCTTGCCGTCGAAAGCACGTAGCGCGCGGGTCAGCCGTTCCAGGTCGGTCGGGATCTCGAACGGTCTGGGTGGCGGCATCGGGTAGTCGATGTAGGCGGGGAGCACCATCACGGGCTCGCCGGCCTCGGCCTGAGTTGACTCGGTCACTGGTCGTTCCATTCGGTGGTGTCACGTGCTGCGGCGTCTTTGAGCATGTCGGCGAGCAGGTCCGCCTGGTTCTCGTCGAGCAGCAGGTCGGCCACGGTCTCATCGTCGCGGTTGAGGGGAACGAGGATGCGGCCCTGGTTCCAGGTGACGGATTCACCCCACGCGTAGCGCGGAAGGCCCAGCGGGTCCACGACGATCGACGCCCCGGTCATGTCGTCCGGTGTCGGGGTGCGTATGTCGTGCACGGCCCGCGCCATGGCCTCGTGGCAGCGGGTGCAGTCGGCTGCCGGGCCGTCGTGAAGGGTGATCAGGTGCAGGGCTTCGGTGATGGTGTAGCGGGCGATCATCTCGTCGGGTGCGCCTGCGCGCCGCTCGGCGATGATGCGCCGGATGATGCGCTGCGGACCGGTCAGTGCGACGGGCACGGTCACCGCGCTTTCCTTCGTGCGTGCCAGCGGCTCAGGCGCAGTGCGAGACGCCCGCGCCAGGTCGTGGAGAGGTGGGCGTCGAGTTCCGCTTGCAGCCGGTCGACCCTCAGTCCTGTGCTAGCAGCGCGCAGTTCGGGGAGTGACGGGCCGAGCGCGAAGTTGGCTGCGAGGTTCGCCATTGCCTCGGCTGCGGTGGGCGTGACGGCGCGGTGTAGGGCGGCAAGGTCCGGCAGGTCGTCGGTCACGTCTCCTCCTGCGCTGATTGTGCCGCGCCCGGCCCGTTGTCGGCGGCCCGCCAGTCGATGCCCGCGTCGTACTCCCAGCCCGAGTCGCCCCACGACTTCGACGACCAGAACCAGCCCTCGTACTGGCCGGGTACGGTCGGCCAGTTGACGGTGTCGCCGTCGTCGAAGGGGCAGCGCTGACCGTATTTGAGGGCGTCGCAGGCCGGAGTGTGGGTGAGGGTGTAGCGCGGTTCGTCGCGCACGCTCGTGAATGCGGGGTCGGCGTTGGCGGCCCAGGTGGCGGGGTGATGGACGGGCACGAGTTCCACGGTGAGGCGGTGGGGTTCCTCTTCGCCGTCGGTCGGCGCGGTGGTTCGTAGCGAGTCGTATGCGTTGAGGATGCCTGCGAGTCCGCGCAGGCTCGTGCCGCCGGGCTTGTCGTGTAGGACGACCAGTTCGGGCGGCAGCGTCTCCCACGTCCACGGCCCGATCGTGCTGCCGTCAGTGGCCGGTGCGGCCCGCGTCTCGGGGGTCACGGCGCGATCCCCCGGTCCCACGTGTACAGCGGCTCGCCGTCCCCGTCCTCGCTCTCGTACTCGGTCACGAACGCGTCGTAGCCCTCGCCGGCCAGGATCCGTACCGTCTGGTCAATGACCCACGCCTTGTGGTGGTCGCCGTCGGTCTGGCCGTCGCCCGCGAGTAGTTCCAGGGCGAGTTGCACGCGCTCCGTGTCGGTCTCGGCCTGCTGGCGTTCGAACACGCCCCATACGCGCTTGCCGCCGCTGTGTGCGTCGTCGAGCAGCCAGCCGCGGTTGTCGTCGTCGCGGTGCGGCACGGGAAGCCAGTGGGCTTCCTCGTCGCTCGCGGGCCCCGTCTGGACGGCTCGCGCGATGGCGGACTGCTTCGTGGCGAACCCGTAGGTGACCTCGGCGCAGGCGTCGGGGTGGTCCCAGTGGTACAGGTCGAACACGGTCCTCATGCTGGCACTCCGAGCTGGGCGTCGTGGTTGTCGGCGGGGTGCGTTCTGTGCTACCACCAGGAGTCGAGCACGTCCCCGTTGTATGTCGCCGCCTCGTAGTATCCGATCTCGCCGCAGTACTCGGACAGGCACGCGAGCGCCCGGTGCACTTGGCACTGGTGCAGGGGCTCACCGGTGGCGCGCTCGGGGTCGGTGTGGGCGAGGACGAAGCGTTCCCGGTCCGTCCAGGCGAGGTGCCCGGTGATGGTTAGTTCGCGTTGGCGGGCTTTGACGGTGTCGATCGACGGGCAGCCGTCTGCGGTGTCGGTCACGGCGCGGTCCTCTCGCTCTCGGCGGTGTCGAGGGCGTCGTCGGTGCGCCACCGATGCGAACAGCGTCCGCACGTGCGGTGGAAGTGCCCGGTGTCGCGGTTCTCCGGCGCGATCGAGCCCCAGTCGCCGGAGCAGTATTCGATCGCGACGTCGGGGCTGCCGCACTTGCGGCACGGCAGGTCGGGCACCTGGGGCGGCGGGTTGCCGGTCCACGGGTCCTCGTTGAGCGCGGCGGTGAGTTGTGTGCTGGCGTCGGTGAATGCGGCTTGGGCGAACTTCACGCGCTGTGCGTCGTCGGGCCCGTAGGTGGTGGGTGCGTAGGTGGCCCAGTGTTCGGCGAGTGCGCGGGCGCGGGTGAGGTGGGCTTCGGCGGTTAGGGCGCGGCGGCGCCAGTCCTCGGTGTCGGTCATGGCCGTGTTCCTGTCTGGGTGCATCGGGCTGGCAAGTGACTCAGCGCTCTGGCGCTTGTACGGTACGAGGCGGGCGAGCGGAGGACGGTCGCGTGGTCGTGGTCGAGCGGTGGACCGGCGGGCGGGCGTGCCTGCTGCAGGCCGCACTGCGCCACACCAACGCCGGGTTCGCGCAGGATCTGGGTGTCGGGGTGCGCACTGTGGCCGGGTGGCATGAGATGCCGAGTCTGGTGCCGCGCACGGAGGTGCAGCAGCTCCTCGATATCGCGTTGGAGCGGGCGTCCGGGGCGGCGCAGGAGCGTTTCGCGCGGCTGCAGGCTGAGGCTGCCCCGGCTGGTGGCGCGCAGGCCCTGACGGTGGCTGTCGCGGTCGTACAGCGCGCGGACAGCGTGCTGCTGGTGTGTCGGCGCGACGAGTCCGCGTCGGGGCTGCGCTGGCAATTCCCCGCGGGGGTCGTCAAGCCTGGCGCGGATCCGGGTGCGGTGGCCGTGTCCGAGACGCTGGGTGAGACCGGCGTGCATGCTGCGGTACGGGCCCACCTCGGCCGGCGCGTGCACCCGCTGACCGGCGTGGTCTGCGAGTACGTGCTGTGCGACTACCTGACCGGGCAGGCCCGTAACGCCGACACGCTGGAGAACCTGGATGCGACGTGGGTACCGATCGCTAGCCTGGCCAGGTTCGTTCCCCTGGACGCCGTGTACCCGCCGATCCTGACCGCACTGGAGAGCGACCGTGACGCAGCCGACTGAGGCCGACGCCAAGCCGCCGATCGCCGCTGCGGTGGTTGTGCAGGACGGGACGGTGCTGCTGGTGCGCCGCCGGGTCGCGGAGGGCACGCTGCTGTGGCAGCTGCCTGCGGGGGCGGTGGAGGACGGTGAGAGCCCGGAAGACGCTGCGGTGCGGGAAACCCTCGAGGAGACCGGCCTGAGCGTCGAGGCGGTGCGGATGCTCGGCCAGCGCACGCACCCGGCCACCGGCCGCGAAATGTCGTACTGGGCGTGCGAGGTCGTCGCGGGGCTGGCTACGGTCGCTGACCGCGACGAGTTGGACGCGGTCGCGTGGGTCGCGCTGGACGGGCTCGAGGCGCACGTCCCGGGCGGGTTCTTCGAGCCCGTACAGGAGTACCTGATCGCGGCACTGAAGCACTGAGCCGCGCCGTGCTCGCCGCCTGACCCGATCACAGGGCGCTGCGTCCCTCGGCCTCGCCCGAGCAGCCCAGGCAGGGCGTCTGGTCGTAGCCGGTGGCGCGGCAGTTGTGGCAGCCCTTGCCGGGCACGTCGGGTGCGGGCGAGCACACGACGCACACGTGCGAGCGTCCGCACGGGAACTCCACTACGCGCGGGTCCTTCGCGTAGGGCCATACGCCACTGGCCTTCTCGGCGGCGCGCTTCTCGTGCAGCCGCTCCAGGTAGTCGATGACGCGTCCGACGCGGCGGTGTTCCGCGCGGGCGTCCTTGAGCATGGCGGCGATGGCGTCGGGCGACGCGTGGATCTCGAAACGCTCCCGGCCGCGACTCTGTACGTCCCAGTGTGCGGGCATCACGCACCGTCCTCGTGCGGGTAGGTGCCGGGTGTCGGCGGCATGAGTTTCGGGGTGGACAGGCCGTGGAACACGGCGTCCAAGCTGTCCTTCGGCTCCCGGTATTCCTCGGTGACGCTCCAGCCGTGCTGGTCGAGCCAGGTGACCCACTCGTACAGCTGCGCGACCGCGCCGGGTCCGTGGCCGAGGACGGCCATGCAGTCGTGTTTGTGGTAGGCGTCTTCGGGGGTCCACGGCCAGGGGTCGGGTTGCGGGTCGAGGTCGTAGATGTGGCTGTAGTCGAGGTAGTTGCTGCCGAGGGTGATGCCGACGCAGTCGCGCCCGATGCCGCAGGTTCCGGCGAATTGGGCGGTCGCGCCGTGGCGTGCGGCCCAGGCGGTGATGGCGAGGACGTGTTGGGGGTCGACTCCGGCGAGCGGGTCGGTGGTTTCTTCGGTGGTCACGGGTTCCTCCTGGGGGTCGTTCGATGGTTGCACCGGGACGCAGCCAGGCGCGCACGGTTTGCGCGGCTGGTCACGGTCGCGTCACGGCTGGGGCAGTGCACTGACAGCGGCGCTACGGTGCGTGGACCGGCATCGAGGGGTGGGGTATGGCTGACAGCGGTCCGAAGCGGGGCGTGGGGTATTGGCTGCTCAAGCACGGCACGTTCACGGTGCTGGTGTCGATCGGGTTGTTGTTCCTGGCGGCGTTCGGGCTGATCAAGGCGACGGGGTTCCGGCAGTATCACGCGCCGGCGGATAGCGGGGCCGGGGTGGTGGTGTCGAGTGGTCCGGCCGCGGTGGGCAGCACGCAGGCCGCTGCCCCGCCAGCCAGTGCCGCAGCGTCCCCGGCGCAGATGCTCGCGGACCTGGACGGTGACACGCAGCCTGTCGCGGACTATCAGGCCGCACTGGACGCGCTGGGTCCGAAGTGCACGCAGGATGAGGCGCACGTCGCCGCCCTGGGTAACGCCGGGTACGAGGACCTGATCAAGAACGGGGTGAACGACGAGACGCGGCTGTCGGTGCTCAAGCACCTGTCGGATTCGATCCCGGCGAGTCTCGGGCGCACGGACTGCGTGGGCATCCTCTCGGGCTACCTCGTGCTGCGCGAACAAGGCTGAGACGGCTCGCCGAACACAGGCGCCGGTTACAGGCCCGCGCACTCCCGGACCCACGCGATGGCCCGGCGTTCCCAGCCCATCAGCGCAGGGAACACCGGGCCATAGAAGCGCTAGAGCGCCAGCGCCGAACGCAGTCCGGCCGCTACGCGCAGCATCGTGCCCGGCGTGAGCGCACCGCCGTCGCGTTTGACCTCGTCCGCGTACATGACGGCGATGTTGTCGCACAGGACCCGGCCGACCAGCGGGTCCTGCGGCGCGAGTTCGATGATGCTGTCGAGACGCGGCTTGGTCGTGGTCGTGATCCGTACCACTAGCGCGCTGCCCAGCCGGGCATTGCGCCCGTTGTTGCTCACAACCAGGTACGGCTTGTCGCCGCGCCCCAGGTCGGCGTAGTAGATCCTGCCTCGGGTCAGTCCGGGGACTGCTGGCAAGGCTCAGTCCTCCGTGTCGCGCACGCGCTTGCGCATGGCGGCTTCGTAGGCGCGGTCCTCGTCGTCCTGCATGGCTGCCAGTGCCGCGTAGCCGTGGTCCTGTACGCGTTCCTTGACGGCGGTCAGGCCGAGGTGCAGGAGTGCCTGGAGGGTGGCTGCTTCGGAGCGGGTGGCGTCGGGGCCGGCGAGTTCGGTCAGGGCGTCGTGGACGGGCGTGCCGTCGGTGCGGGCTTGGGTGAGCGCGGCTTGTTCGTCGGGGGTGAGGGGGACGCTCTTGCGGATCGTTTCGGCGGCGGTCATGCATCAGATGATGCTGCAATTCGTGCTGCAATTCAACCGGGTTGGTGGCGGTCATTCGGCGAGCCGTTCCAGTGCGCGCTCGTTGCGGTTCATGGTGTCGCGCAGTCGGGCGGCGAACTCGGGGTCCTCACGCCGCTGCGCGATCCGCTCGTCAAGGTCGGGCTCCTCGCAGTCGCCGGGTTCGATGACGATCGACGCCCCGGTGAGGTCGGGTGTGCCGTCCGGGTGTAGCGGCGAGGTGGGTTCGGGTGGTGGTGCGAGGCGTTGGGCGCGGCGTGCTTTCATGCGGGCGAGCCGTTGCGCGTCGGTGGGCTTGGTCCACTGGTGCCAGCTGGCCGAGGCGCGGTATCGCAGGTAGTGGCCGTACTGCGGGATGCCGCACCATCGGCAGCCGTCAGGTGTGGGTGTCTCGCCGGTCTTGGTCCAGTGTGTGGGCGAGTACCGCAGGCCCGTGGCCTGGTCGATCGTAACGAGGGTCACGGCTCAGTCCTCCTGGTGGCCGGTCCGGCCGCCCGTGCCCGCGAGTGGGGGCGTGGGATCGGCAGCGGGCAGCCTGCGGCGTGCCACGCCAGCACGTCGGCCGCGGTCATGCCGTTCACGATGACGTCCGGGGCGGCTTTCTTGGCGAGTTCCAGCGCCTCCTCCAGCGGGAAGCGGTGCTCGGCGAGCCATTCGTCCTCGCGCTCGGAGGGGATGTGCTCGTAGTCCCATTCGCCGTTGCGGCTGAGGCAGTTGGACCAGCGTTTGATGGCCCACAGTCCGCGGCCGCGGTATTCGACGGTCAGTTCCCAGCTGTTGGCGTCGGGGGTCTCGTCGGGTAGGCAGGTGACGGTGTAGGCGGTCGGGTAGGCGGCGGGGTGTTCGGGGCTTGCTGATGGCCGCAGGTGTGTCACTGGTTCCTCCTGAGAGTCGATCGATGGTCGCACCGGCGGCGGGCGTATGCGCAGCGTTTCCGCAGGTCAGCGAGCCGTGTACCCCTGCCGCCGTATTTCCGCAGGTCAGAGGCGGTGTGTACCCCTGTGTAGGCTTTTCCGAAACTCCCACGTATGCGCATGGGTGGAGAAAACCGGAAACCCCTACACAGGGGTACACTCCCGCAGGTCACAGCGTTTCCCCCGTGTCCCCGCCAGCCAGCATCAGACCGGGATAGACGTAGCCGGCACTCGTGCGCTTCTTGGTGAACTCGCGCGCCGCCATCGACTCAGCGAAAGCGTTCTCAGTGCCCGGCTCCTCGCCGTTGTGCAGGCACCACGACTTCCACGCCTCGAACAGCACCCGCGAGCGCCCGGCCGCAGTCGGATTCTTCACCGTCCGCTCCTCCAGGAACCGGCCCAGCGCGTCACTCGCCGCCTGGTACGCAGCAGTACGCGCCCTCACTGCTTCCGGCGGGTTCAGCCCTTCCTTGCAATAGGCCAGCCAGCCCTGATGCGCCCACGCGATCACCTCGGACGCGGCCAGTTTCAGCCGCTCCGGCAGGCTCCCGTCGCGCTCCTCCTCGGGGATCACCACGTCGAACGGCACGACGAGGATGCGCCGCCACACCGCCGGGTCGTCACCGGACACCCTGGGCAGGTGGTTAGTCATCATGATCAGTGCGTGGGACGGGTCGAACGTGATCGGGTTGCGGTGCATCAGGTTCGCCTCGATCGGGTCGCCGCCCGTCAGCCGCTTCATCGTCGACTCGGAGAACCGGCGCTCCTTCTCCGTCTCCGAGCAGAACACCAGCCGCGCACCGCGCAGCCGCATCTTGAACGCGCCGTGCCGTTCGTGCTTGGACTCCATCAGCAGCGCGGGATCGACCTCGATCGCGTAGTCCCCGAACGCGGCGAGCAGCGCGTCGCGCAGCGTGCCCTTCCCGTTCGCTCCGGTCCCGGTGAAGATCGGCATGATGTGCTCGGTGACCTTCCCGGACATGCAGTAGCCAACCAGCCGTTGCACGAACGCGCGGATCTGCTCGTCGGGCAGGATGCGCTCCAGGAATGTGTGCCACTCGTGGCATCGGTCGCCGTTAAGCGCGCCGCCCGCGACCTTGGTGATCAGGTCCGTGCGGCCGTGCTTGCGGGTCTCCCCCGTGTGCAGGTCGAGCGTGCCGGCTGCGGTGTTGAACACGTACGGGTCGGCGTCCAGCCACTTCGGCGAGGTGGAGATCGGATGGAGGGCGGCTGCGATGCGGGCGATGCCCTCCATCGCCGATGCGCTCTCCATGCGCCGCAGCTCCTTGAACAGCGCGTTGCGCTGCTCCTTGTCCGCGACCGCCACGGCGTCTTGCAGTGCGCGCTGGATGGTGGCCTTGACGCTGCGGACCTCGACGCGCATGTCGTCTCTTAGCCAGCGGCATCCGTCCCAGGTGTGCCAGCCGAGGTCGTGCACGTGTCGTAGCGCGAGGGCGTGTTCGCTGGCGAAGCGTTCGGCCATGCGCAATTGCCCGCGGTGCTCGACGGGTTTCGTGGGTGGCTGGCCGGGATCTTCGGGCATCTCGGGTGCAGCGCCGTACTGCGCTTCGGCGGTTTCCCGCTCGAAAGCGCGCCATGCGGCGAACGCCTTGTTGTCGGCCAGTTCCGTCACTGTCCACCGTCCAGGATTTCGAGTTCGGCGGGCGTGAACCAGTCGCGCCAGGTGATGCCGTCGTGGTGGCCGCTACTGCGATCGATCGGTTCGGGGACGGTTCCTCGTAGCCGGTCGGCGTCACGGCGGATCGAGCGGGCGAGTTGAGCCCACCACTGCGCCACCTCGCGGTGCGCTGCGGCGTAACCGGCATCTAGTCCGTCCGCGTAGCCCATGGCGTACTGCTCGGCTTCGTTCAGCGCGTTGACACGCAACCGCCCGAGCTCAGCCGCGACGTCCGTCGCCTCGACCACAACGCGCGGGCGATCGTCCAGTGCGGTCACCATCCTCCCCTCCACCAGTAGCGCTGATCGAGACCCGCAGACTCCCGGATGTGCCCGCGCGCCAACAGGTAATGGAGCGTCTGGCGAACAGTCATCTCATCGACGCCGTACATCTGCTGAAGCTCAGCGACTGTAGGCAGGAATCCGTCGGGGAACCGCCGGGCGCGGATATCCCGTTTCAACGCCTCGGTCGTCTGCTGAAACCGGTCGTACCGCGAGCGTGTGACCACGTAGATCCTGCGCTTAGCTCGCGCCACGTGACTCGACGCGCCAACACGCGTGGCACCGTCGTCGTTGTACTCCGGCTGCTCAACAGCGATGACGCGGTCCTCCTCGGCCGCCGCCGAAAAGCGATCGTGATGCCATACGACTTCCCGCGTGGCGACCTCGCGCCACCAATACTGCGCGCGCTCGTGTTCGGTGAATCGCTTCTCGGGATCGTCGCTTATCCCGACGTAGAGGAGGGCCCCCGACTCTGAGAACAGTCTGTAGACGGCAGTTGGCTTCGACTCGACCGACGCGCTGCGTTTTGGAACCCCAGAGGCTTGCGTGCGCCACGTGGGCGGGATGAGTAGCCGAAACCTGGTTGGCGGCCTCCAGTGGCACGGATGGGCCTTTGCCGCCGAGAAGTCCTCAGCCTCCACGAGTTCGGCCTTCGCCAAGGCTTCTAGGACGCTAAGGATTTCGCCCGCCGGGATCCCGCTCTCCTCGACGAGCGTGTAGCCGTGGAGTTGGCATTCGTGCGTCTGCCCGTCAGCGCGGTCCGCGACGAGCAACAGCAGTGCCTTCGCCTCATAGGACGGGACCTCCTGCTGGCGCGCCCACTCCATCGCGTATCGGCTCACGCGGCCACCACCATTTCGTGCGCAGGACTAGGGAAGTGCATGTGTTGCTGTTGTTGCCGCAGCTCTCTAGGGATGTACGGTTGTGGCGTGAGCACGAGAGACGTGCACACCAGTGCCAGAGGGGAGCGCGCATGCCGGAGCGCCGCGCGAAGGCGCCGAAGTTCGAGCAGACCGCTGCGAGGATTCGGACACGGATCAGATCCGGCGAGTTGAAACCGGGCGACAAGCTCCCCATGGAGGATGCCCTCGCCAAGCAGTACGAGGTCGCTAAACCGACCATGCGCGCCGCGCTGGCCGTGCTCGAACGCGAGGGGTTGATCGCGGCGAAGCGGGGGGTCGGATTCGTCGTCCGCTCCACGCACAAGATCAGGCGCAATGAGACGAAGCGCCTTCTGTCCAGCGTGTGGGGCGACGGCCGGTCCATGTGGGTCGAGGACATAGGCACGGTCCCGACCCCGAAGGATCTCGTTGTAGACCTTGTCGACGCTCCCCCGCATGTCGCGCAGATTCTTGGCCAGGGCAACGCGTGGGTGCGGGATCGTGGCTACGAAGTCGGCGACCAGGTCGTGCTGCTCGCCGCTTCGTATGTGCCGGAAGAGATCGCGGACGGCACGCTCATTACGCAGAAGGACACTGGGCCGGGAGGCACGTACGGGCGGCTCAAAGACGCCGGCCACGGACCCGTGCGCTTCGAGGTGGTGGTGGGCGCTCGGCCGCCGACGCGCGAGGAGACGCTGCGGCTCGGCGTGAGCCCGGCCGTGCCCATGATTACCGAGCTGCGTACGGCGTTCGACGCAAGCGGCCGGGCAGTCGAAGTCAACGAGATGGTGCTGGACTCGACGGTCTTCACGCTGCAATTCGATATCACCGCCTAGTCACGTAGGGACTCAAGCCCCGGCTGCCCGATGGGTCGCCGGGGCTTCTTGGTTCTATGGGAACAATAACATCTACTAGGGAGGCTGGACATCCCTAAGGGTTGGTGGTTTCATGGAAACAGAAGGAACACCGAAGGAGCCGAACCCATGGAGACCGCAGAGATGCCGGAGCTGCTGACCGTGGCCGAGGTCTGCGCCATGACCCGGCAGAGCAAGACCAGCGTTCACCGCGAGATCGAGGCCAACGAGTTCGATGTCAAGCGCATCGGGCCGAAGCGCGGATCGATCCGCGTGACCCGGGCCTCAGTCGAGGCGTACCTGTCCCGGCGCACGATCACCGCCCCTGCCGCGGCCTGAACCGCACCGCGACCGCACCGGTCGCGCATCGACCGCACGACACACGCCCCGAAAGCTGAAACCAGCCCCCGAAGGAGCCTGACATGGCCTGCAAGCCCAACTGCGGCGGCTGCCGCGACTGCGCCGGAACCGAACTGAACGACGACAACGGCACCGCCCACGACAACCCGACGCTTCAGCGCGCCGGCCGGACCTGGGACCAGAGCCGCACAGGCCGCCGGGGACGCCGGTCCTAACTTCCACCCGGCCGAGCGGTCCACACCCGAGTTCGAGTCTCGGGCGGCCACGTAGAACCAGCCCAGCCCAGCCCGACTAGCGAAGGAGCACGCACATGGCCAAGCCGAAGCACACCGTCCCCGCCGTCGAAGTCACCTACCCGAACGGCGACACCCGCTACAGCCTCAACCACGGCTCCCGCGGCGACGGCTCCACCACCCGGGACGTGCGCGGCTACGAGGCGCGCGGCGGGTTCGTGGTCACCGAACGCAGCGATGAGGTCAAGCAGTACTGACCGGCCCGGCGTCCCTGCGGCCCGCCCCCCCGGCCGCAGGGGCTCCAGACCAGCCAGCACCAGCAACACCCGCACAGACCGCAGACAGCGCGAAGCCCCGGCGCTGCAGCAACAGCACCGGGGCCCTTATCGAAAGGTTGGTCATGGCGACCGAAACCACCGTACCGAACGCCACCGACACCGAGCTAGCCGCACGCGCCGCCCTCACCACCGCACCCGGCCAGGACATCGACGCCGACAACGAGCGCGCCCTGAACCTGTACCTCAACGGCATCCGCGCCGCACGCTACGCCGCCGCCGCGTCCCTCACCCGGATCCTCGACGAGCGCATGGCCGGCGTCTGATGACCGCGCCCCGCACCCTTCCCGCGCACCAGATCCTCACCGGCGACCGCGTCAACCTCTACGGCCACTGGCACACCGCAGGTCGCGTCACCCTCGAAAACGGCGAGCACGACAGCACCGTGCACCTCGTCCTCGACCACGGCGCCAGCGACGCCGACCTGCCCGCACACGACCTGTTCCACGTCATCCGCACCGTCACCCACACCCAAGGCCCCGACGGTCAGATCCGCATCCGCATCGACCCCGCCGCCCCGGCCATGAGCCCCGCCGACGCCCGCGTGCACGCCGCCGCGATCCTCCAGGCAGCCGACGACGCCGACGCCGCCAACGGCCACCCCTTCGGCCTCATGCCCCTCGTCCCCGACAACCTTGCTGACGGGGGCCTGACGTGAACGCCTGCGCCCTCAAGTTCCGGCCGCTGCGGCACGTGGCGACCGTCACGCACTCCGCGCCCGGTGAGGCTGTCGTCACCTGCACCTGCGAGCAACTGCGCTCCGCCGTGGACGTAGACGCCCCCGACTCGCTGACCTTCGTCCTCACCGACCACCTGACCCGCGCCGCCAACGGCACCGGCCGCCTGCTCGTGGACGACACCCGCACCCGCCGCCGCTACACCGTCACCGACGACAACGCGCCCGAGATCAGCCTCCTGCTGACCGGCGCGACCCTGGCCGGTGCCCGATGAACGGCCAGACGCCCCGCGGCACACGCGAGAAAGACACCACCCGCCCCGACGACGGCGAACTGTGCGCGTTCAGCGACAAATACGGCCCGCACATCCCCGCCCCCGCCGTCGTCATCGGCCGCGACGAACACGGCAACCGCCGCATCGCCTGCGTCCCCACCTGCCCCAAACCCGCCACCGACCAGAACGGAGCAGCGGCATGAGGACCACCGGAACCGCCACCGACGCGGCCCAGCAAACTGGCGCCTGGCTCCGTCAAGGCGCAGCCGTCGACTCGCAACGCGCCTTCGGCACCTGGCACCACTACCCCATCGCCTCCGCCACCGACACAGCCCCGCCGCCCCGCAAGCCCGACCTGGACATCCCCGGCTACGGCCAGACCGACCACTACCCGGCGATCTGAGGCGACGACGATGACGCTCAAGCCCCTCGCGCTAGCCGCCGCCAGGCTGCGCACCCTCGCCCGCAAACCCAACCCCGCCCACGACGACCGGCAACCCTGCCTAACCCCAGACCCGTTCACCGCGCCGCCCTTCGACCCCGACGCCCTGCACCGAAACGACGACCCCGACAACGGCCCGGACATCCACACCGGATTGCCGTGGAACCACTGCGGCCGCCTCGACGGGCAGCCCGGCATGGTCTGGTACGCCACCGTCCGCAAGGTACGCGGCGACCAGCTCAAGGCCGGCGACTGGCTCGGCAGCCTCGACCACCGCGGCGCCCGCATGATCTGCCAGATCCGGGACGGCGCAAGCGAGCCCGGTTCGTCCCGCACCGTCGTGTTCAGTGCCGGAGACACCGAGACCGTGCGCTGCGACATCGAATACGACGTCGTCGACCCGGACTCGCAAGTCACCCCGGACGGTACCCCCGTCGCGACCGGATGGCAGTGAGGCGACGATCATGACCCCGCGTTCGCGAGCCGCCCAGCGCCGCCGCATCATCCTCACCGCCACCACGGTGTCCGGCATCGGATTCGTCGCCGCGATCGCAACCGGCCACTGGCACCTCGCCGGAGCCTTCGCGCTGCTGCTCGTGATCGCCTGGGTCGCCGCGCTCATCGAACGCCGGATCCGCGACAACCGCCGGCCGCTGGTGTCGCTCGTCCACCTGCGCCGCCAACGCCGCGACGGCGAGCCCCGCCAGTGGGTGCCGCCGAAGTACCGCGGCTGGCACCACGACGACGAGAAAGGGAACTGACATGGCCCTGCGCCTCACCTGGAGCAGCCGCAGCGGACTGCGCCTGACCGAATCCGTGCGCGTCGGCAAACGACTGCGCCTGTGGGAGTCGATCCCGCTCACCCGAGGCAAGAACCGGCGCCGACGCACCCGTAAAGGCGCCAGCTACCGGCTCTGACCGGCCACCGGTGGCCCGCCTGCCCGCACGCAGACGGACCCGCCGTGGGCGACCAGCCCCCCGCAACAACCACGAAGGAGACCAGCACCATGGCAGCCATGGACAAGACCCAAGCCGCCTCGAAGCAGAGCGACAACCGGCTGCGGGCCGCGCTGGAAGCGGGCGACACCACGTCCGTCCAGCTCGGCACCAGCATCAACAAGCAGCGCGACCAGGTCGCGCGCCTCGGCTTCGGCAAGGGCGGTAGCGGCCGCAACTGAACAGGCCCGCACGCAGGCAGACCGCCGCGGGCGACCAGCCCGAACCCGACAACGAGGAGAACGCAATGGCACGCAAGCAGCCCCAGCCCGTCAGCTACGAGACCGACATCTTCGGCGAAGGCGTCGCCGTAGACCCCAAGGGCGCCGACCGCACGCGCACCAGCCAGGCCCACGGCCGCCACGCCGCGGACGCGGTCATCGCCGCCACACCAGCACCAGCCAGACGGCCACCCGCACCCGATAACCCGCCCGGCCCGGCCGACCACCACCGGCCGGGCCCAACAACCCGAAGGAGAGGGCTATGGCCCGCCCCAAGCGCGACGACGTCACCCCGCTGACCGTCACCGTCCTGAACGAGCAGGGCCAGCCCACCACCGAAATCAAGGTCAACGGCTGGACCTCCGCGAACGCCGTCACCGCGAAATACGCGGACAACGGCAAGCAGACCCAAGTCACCCCCCGCACCAACTGACCCGCCCGACGACCCGCCGAAGGAGGCGACACCGATGCTCACCATCACCCTGCTGCTGCTCGTCCTGGGCGCCCTGCTCGCCTCCTTCGGCATGCTCGGGTTCTACGGCAACTGGACCAGCACCCCCGACCACGACTCGCTGCGCTTCGTGCAGGCCCTCGCAAAGACCGGCCGGCGACTGGCCTACACGGGACTCGCCCTGTGCGTCCTGCACTACTCGGTCGGCGGCCCGGCACTGGCCGCGCTACTGCTCGTCGGCGCTCTCGCCCTCGCCACCTACCGAACCCGCACCACCAACACCATCGTCCCGACCGGAGCCACGCCGTGACCGAGCCCGCGGGCATTCCCGACTCGGCCGACACAGACCCCTCGCGCCGCGACCAGGCGCAGCGCGAGGCATCCGCCGCCGGCGCCAACCGGCGACACAACCCGGCCCGGACAGGTGACCCCTCCACCCTGTCCGGGCCGGGACTAACCGCGAAAAGGAGCCGACCATGCCCACCTCGCCCCATGCGGCACACGGCATGAGCCGGCTAACGCTTGGCGAGCCTCTCGAAGATCTTCACGGCGAGGACGCCACCCACCCCGCACGCAGCACCGACCTCGTCAACTGTGACCTGGCTGAAGAACTGAGGGAAGTTGCTCAGGTTGACCACAGAGCACACGCCGATTCCAGAAATGGCAGCCCAGGCCGCTTGCCAGGTCGTCGGGGACGCCCCAATGTCGCCGAGCCTCAGGACGAACCGCTCCCTCGCCAACAGGTGGCTCCGGTCACGCCAGTCCTTCAACGCGGGCTCGGGACAGCCGTCCGCATTGTGGATGCTCAACGTGAAGAACCCCGGCAGCAACTCGTAGTCCCAGGCCAGGATCCTGGCCGCGCGGCGATAGAGATCATCGATCGCGCCGAGATCCTTCATCGGCCCGCAGTTCCAGTAGCCGAGGTGCGGGATCTGCGGAAACCAGATCCGTACGCGCCCTCGCGAGGCTTGATCTTGCTGGTCCGCGCAGATGACCGCGGCATAGTGCGGGTTGGCGTCCCGCCAGGCCGTCCCGCCGCGCGGGTGCTTCATCGCGGACGCGAGCAGGCCAAGGCGCCATGGGCGTGGCTCGTGATTCCCCGGCGTGTCCGTGGCTTCCCGCCCGAGTCGCTGATCGTAGTCACGTCGCTTGTTGTGGATCGGGTTCTCGTACTTGATCGCGCAGTATTCCTCAATGGCCGCGCCGAGGCGCGAACTGTGCCAGACGACGGTCCGCCAGTGCACGTCACCCCACCATGGCTTGTCTCGCGCATGCTCCCGCCAGCGCCCATCGGTGTCGTATGCGATGCCCGCGTACAGCAGGCGCTCATCCCGGTTATAGAGCCGGTAGACCCCGGTTCGGCGGTCCGGCGCGCAGTGAAGCGAGTTGCACTTGCGCGTCATCAGGCCCACGCCCAGCCGGCCGCAGCCGGCCGAAGCTCACTCGTCGGATGTGCGCCCCCCGGCGATCTGCTGGGCAGCGGAGCGGGAGATGCCCAGCTTCTGGGCGACCTCGGCGTGCGACGCGCCCAGGGCGCGCATTTCCTGTACGCCGGACCTGCGGATTTCAGCGGCTTCGGGAATCGCCTCTTGGAGAGACCGGATGAGTTCCTGGGCGGCTTGCGCCCGCCGTTCCGGGTCTTCGATAGCGCGAACGGTATCGAGCATCCGCTCAATCTCCGATTCCCTGTTCGTCGCCATGAGGCGCAGTGTAGATCCATGGCATTACTGTACAGCCACCCTGTACAGTAGGGGGATACGAATTCACCACTCAAAGGAGTTCGACAAATGGCACCCAAGAGCGCCGTTCCGATCGAAGTGCCAGCGTTCACGCGCTGGGCACTACGCATTGGCGGCGGTGCAGCCCTGGTCTGCGGCGCCATCCTCTCGTTCTTCGCGCTCTACGGGCTCGCCGTCATGAACGGCTGGCCCCGCTACATCGCCTGGGCGCTGCCCGGCAGCGTCGATGTGCTCACCGCTACCGCCGCAGTCGTCGCCATGTCCGTGCCGCGCGCGCACCGCGGCGCCAGCATCGCGCACTGGAGCGCCGCCGCGAGCCTTCTGATCACCGTCGGCTGCAACGTCGAGTTCCACGCGCTACTGCCGGCCACCCGCTGGAGCATCGGGCACGTCTTCCTCGTCGCCACCGGCGCCGTGCCCGCGATCGTCGTCGAGCTGATCCTCGTGATGCAGATGTACCTCGGTGACGGCGCCGTCCTGGCCGGCGCCGACCACGCGCCCGTCGTCCAACCCAAGGCGCAGTCGTCCAAGAACGGCGCCGTCGGCCAGTCGTCCAAGAGCGCCGCGGCCGACCGTGTGGACGGCCAGTCGTCCACGGCTGCGCCGGTCGAAGTCGTCCACGCGGACGACCTCCCGGCCGTCCAGAACGCTCCGTCGTCCACGCGAACCATGGACGAGGACTCGTCCAACCAGGCGGCCACGGACGAGCAGGACGAGCTGATCGTCCAGATCGGCCGGACGGTCTACGAGGCGGTCAAGACCGAGCTCGGCAAGCGACCGCCGCAGCAGGCGTTCTGCGACGCGCTCGCCGCCGCCGCGGCGCCGCACGTCGATGCCGGGCGGCTACCGGAGACGTACCGCAGCCCGTCGATCTCGACCGCCAAGCGCGTGCGCAAGGACGTCGAAGACCGATTTCCCGGGCTCTCGCCCCTGCACCTGATCCGGGCCGCATCATGAGTACGCGCCGCACGGAAATCGATGTGATGCAACGCGGAGGAGAACACGATCGCCTCCCCGCGCATCGCGGACACGTCTCCCCCGGCTACCTTGCATCACGTCAAGCGGACATGATCGAGGCGCTGCTGCCGCTGCCGCACTCCGCCGTCACCTACCGTCAGCCCCGCGAGCCGGTCCTCAAGCGGCTCGCCGAAGGGGCCGCAGACGGGCTGGTCGCGTACAAAGGCGTGCTGGTCACGCCGCTGATCACCGCGCCGGTCACGTTCGCCGGGGCGCTCACGCACAGTGGGACGCACCACGCACTGTTCGGCGGCCTGAGCCTCGCCGCGTCCGCGATCTTCGGTGCCGTGACCGCTGTCACCTCGCTCGCGCACATCACGAACGAAACGATGCCGCATCAGATCGCCACCGAACGCGCGGGGCACGCAGGGAAGATCATCGCGACGGCGTTCGGGTTCATGGTCACATTCTTCGACTACGGCGCCGCAGCACTCTCAGCCCCGCTCTCCGGTCCCTCGTGGGGCGCCGCCGTCCTATCCACGCTCGGCATCGGCGGCGCCCTTGCCATGGCGATCCACGAGGAACGCTCCAACGGCCACGCCCGCGAAACCCACCGCATCGAAGCCGTCGCCGACCTCGCGTCCGCCGTCAAAACCGTCCAGCCGCCCTCGTTCACCCCGCCGCCCATGGACGGCGTCAGCGTCCACCCGGTCGGTTCGCTGGTTGTGTGGGCGATGGCCGACAACGGCCTGCACGGCGCGAGCGTGGACGGCATGCCGGCGATCCTGGACGAGCGGCGCTGGACGGTCACGATCAACCATCCGGGGATCTCCGTGCGGCGCGTGACCGCCAAGCTGGACGATCTGGCGTCCAGTCTGCGGGTCATCACCGGCGGGCTGCGTATCGCCCGCGGTGAGCATGAGCACCAGACCGTGTGGACGGTCAACAACACGCCCCTGGCTGAGATCGCGCCGGCCGGTGCGCACCCGATCACCGAACTGGACCCCGCGGCGCGCCTGTCGATCTGGGACGGGGTGCACCTCGGCGAGGACGACAACAACCGGCCGGTGGACGTGCGCCTGGCCGGCCGGGCCGGGATCTTCATCGCGGGCGCGCCGGGGTCCGGCAAGTCCAACGGTGTCGCCGCGGTCACGTGCACCGCGGTGGCCGCGCACGACGCGGAACTGTGGACGATCGACGGCGCCGGGCGTGAGTTGGCGATGTTCGACGCGGTGGCGCGCTACTCCACGCGGTTCGACATGGACGAGGCGATCGACCTGCTTTCGCTGCTGAAGGACGAGATGATCCGGCGCAGTGAAATCCTCGCGGGGCTCGGGGCGACGGAATTCACGCGGGAAATCGCGCACGAGCAGGGGATCAACGTCATTTTCTATGTGATCGGCGAGGTGTCGCACTACACCGCGAACGACACCGAGCCGAAAGCCAAACGCAAGTTCAACTCGCTGCTGACGGATATCACCCCGCGGGGCCGGGCGAACGCGATGGTCGCGGTGCTCGACTCGCAGAAGCCGGAGGACCGGCTTATCCCGTCCGCTATCCGCGACCAGATCCCGCTGAAACTCGCCCTGAAGTGCGAGACGGAGGAGCAGGTCGTCACGATCCTGGGCCGCGGGATGCAGAAGCTGTGCCCGGCGCATCTGCTGCCGTTGGACGAGGAGGGCAAGAGCCTGGGGTTCGGGTATTTGAAGGGTGTTCCGGGCCGGGAGCCGTTCCGGATGCGTACGCGTCTGATCACCGCGGATGAGCGCAAGGCTGTGATCGCGGCGCGTGTCGCCGGCCGCGGTACCCCGCCGGAGGGCCCCGGTGGTGGCGCGCCCGAGCCGTCGGACGACGCGGGCTGGTCGCGTCCCGCCCGGCCGTCGTATCTGCGTGCGGTGCAGACGCCGCAGTTCCCGGACGGGCGGCGCGTGGACGACGACCGGGTGGCGCTGTGGAACGCCTTGGACCGTTTCCCGGGCGGCTTCACCTACAACGAAGTCGGTGAGCTGGCCGGCTCGCTCGGCATTCTCAACGGGCGTTCGGGGGTGCAGCGTCCGCTGGACAATTGGGGTCGGTCCGGGTACCTGGTGAAGATCGGCACGCGTTCGGGTGCGGCCGGGCAGGCGCCGGCTGTGTGGCGCAAGGCCACCCATGAGGAGTTCAAGGCGGGCAGCGGCGAGAGGCAGGCCGGGTGATGGGGCGGCGTAAGCGCAAGGGCCTGTTCGCGATCCTGTTCCCGGAGCTCCATAAGGCGGTCCGCAGGGCGGCGCACGACATGCGTCCAGACCGTGCCATCGGCAGGATGATGAGCGTTCCGGAGTTGAAATCCGGTGTCCGCCCGCTTGTCGGCACCCGCACCACGCATGTGACCGGTGAGACCCGTAAGAAGCAGGTTACCGGTGTGCAGCGCAAGCAGACCGCGGCGGCCAACAAGGCGACCCGGAAGATCCAGCCGCGTGGTACCGGGAAGGCCGTGGTGACGAAGCGGAACAAGCGCGGCCAGTTCGACAGCGTCAAGGCGATGAGCCCGCACGAGCTGGCCGCTTATGAGCGCGCGGTCGCCAAGGGTGAAACCCCGCCGCCTGCGGTGCGCTGGGCGGGTACGCGCCGCGCCGGCTGACCGATACTTGCCTCATCCGCCCGACCGAAGGAGCCCCCGTGGACCGCCCCGACCGCCGCGACCTGGAATCCGCCGTCCGTGAGGTGCGCCGAGTCCCACTGGGCGAACTCGCCGAGCGGGCCGCCGAGGCATCCGCCGGAACCAGCCCCGTCGCTTTCAACAGTTCCCTCTAGGAGCCCGCATGCCCACCGCCCCGACCGTCGAACGCCCCGATGCCCGCGCCCTGCCCAGCGCCGTCCGCGACGTGCGCCTTATCCCGCTGCGTGCCTGCGGCCAGGCCACCGAGCCCGCCATCCCGGTCCGCAGCACGCCCGCCACCGGTTTCCAAAGCTCGATTTAGAGACCGCAACCGCAGTACCCTGAACCCCATGACGACCGGCACCGTCACCATCAACGAGCACGTGCGCCTGCGACAGTCCTTCACCGAGGGGCCGCCGGTCGCGGTCGCCCCGGTGGGCACCCTGGAGACCGGTGACCCGGTCATGGATGCCGCGCTCGCCCTCGCGGTGGTGTGCGTGCGGCACTGTCAGCCGCGTGACCGGCGTGATTACGTCTATGAGGCCGTCAACCCGGCCGGGCAGCCGTTCCTCGGTGAGGGTGACAGCGAGGTTGTGCGGCTGCGCGCGGCGTTGGCGGGCACGGACTGCGGGATCGAGGCGCAGCGGGCGGCGTTGCAGGCGGCAGGCGGGTAGGCTCGGCGCGAGCAATGTACGGCGGCGGCCCCGCGTTCTGGATGGCGCGGGGCTTCGTCGTTCTCCGCCCACTCCGCTTGACACTTCGCATCACGTGATGCATAGTTAGAGGTGCCAGGACGGAACCAACCCGGAGGACACCATGGCCCGCCAAAGCATCCAACTCGCACAGATCAGCCCCGCCGACATCATCGCCGACACAGACCTCGACCTGCCCGAAGAGTTCTACGACAGCCCCCGCGCCGTCGAGCGCCTCGAATACGCCATCGCCGACGCCGTCACCAATCTCCTGCCCGACCTGCTGATCGTCGCGCAGTCCGAGCGCCTCGACGGCTCCCGCGTCTGGAACGTCCTGCAGCCCCTCGACCCCGCCACCAAGCGCGTCGGCAGCCGGGGCATGTTGGAAGACGACGCCACCCCCGCGCACGAGCAGGCCACCGCCTGGCTCACGGACCTCTCCCGCGTCGCGCAGGCCATCAACCTCGACGAGATCGCCCGCGACGCCGTCCGGCACGCGGGCCTCGCGCTCCAAGCCGATGCCTGAGCCGACTGAGACCTGGGGTATCGCACAGGTCGCCGAGTTCTTGCGCATCCAGAAGGGCTCGGCGCGCGGGCTGCTCTCCCGCTGGGGCGTGAAGGCCGTGCGCTACGAGCCCGGCGAGTCTGGCCGACCCGAAGCCCGCTACGACGCCGAGCAGGTACGCGACGAAGCACGCCGACGCCCCGGCAGGGGCGCACGCACCGACCTGACCGCCACCAAAGAGAGGGCAACACCGTGAGCGACGAGGACACCTGGCCCATCGCGATCGACCCGCCCGAATGCGGCTGCACCGAATGCATCACCGGCGAATACGTGCCACTGGAGCGGGTGACCCGCGAGCAAATCGTGGACCTGCTCACCGGCCGCATCGCCAACCACCTCAGCGACTGGCACAACGAGCACACCAGCGTGACCGTCACGGTGCGCATCGACGAGCACTCGTGGGAACTCACCCCCGAGCAGGGTGCGCAGCTGATCGGCACACAGGACCCTGGCAGCGCGGCACGTGTCGCCGAGATCCGCGCGGCTCTCTCTCGCGGCTGGGTGAACGACGCGGACTACCGACCCGACGATGTGTGGCCCGCAGCCGCGCGGGACCTGCTGCGCGCACTCGACGGCACGACACGGAAGGAACTGACATGACCTGGCTCGACTGGCTCGGCGTCGCGTTCTGTGCCGTCGTCGCCGTTGCGTTCCTCACGTGGGCGGCCAACAGCCTGTACAAGGCGTGGCCGCGCATGCCCGACACTCGGCGACAGGAACCGCGCTCCCCGATGCAGATGTACCTCGACGGCAACGGCGACCTGTCCAACGTCCGCGCCGTCGCGCTACTCGCCGAAGCCGAACGAGGCTGGAACCGCAACCACCGGCGTAACGCCGAGGACGACCCGCAGGAACCCAAGCCCGCTCGCGGGGACTACGACTCAATCGGCAACGATGCCGCGTTGCTGTGTAGCGGCATCGTCGTGGCCCCTGACGCGTATATCACGATGCCGTCCGGTGAAACGATCACGGGCGCTGAGTTCCATCGACGTGCGGGGGTCACTTCTGGCGACGACTGACCGCGCACACGCAACCGCACCCCGCCATCGGAACTGGCGGGGTGCGGCGTTTCAGCGTACGGCACGGGGTCTCGAGGCGTGCGGCGAACGTGCCTCACGCGCGACGCAGCGTGCACTTCGCAGATTGGGTTGCGCGGCGGATTGACACAGGTCACACTCGCGCCAGAACGACAAGGGCGCACCGCTCGTCACGGTGCGCCCGACGCCGATAAGGCCGACTCCCCACATGGTAGAACGCACCACCGGGAGTTGACGCATGCCCAAACACCAAGTCCCGAACTGGCCGCCGACCCCGGACGCGCACCACGAACCCGGACCCAGCTACGGCGACTGCCCATTTCGCTGCAACTCCCGCTACCGCGCCGCCACCCGCGACCACGACACCGCCCTCAACGCGTGGATCGAACGCGGCCACACCGGCCCCGAACCCGCACCCCCCGAAATCGACCCCTGGCCCGGCGACCCCGTGTTCTGCCGCCGCTGCGCACCCGTCATCCGCGGCGCACTACGCGAACTACCCCTCGCCCACACCGCCCTGCGCTCCGTCGCGTTCCTCACCCGCACCGCGAGCGCCGACGAAGAACGACGCGGACGCTCCGACGCTCCACCCTCCCCCAGCCCCGGCGCAGACCACGCCGACGAAATCACGCGCACCACCACCGCATGGGAAGACGACCTGCGCCGCCACCTACGCCACACCGCAGCAACCGACCAGTTCGGCGACCCGCACGCCACCCTCACCGCCGCAGTCGAATACCTCAACACCCACTGGACCGCGATGATCGGGCGGGAAGAATGCGCGGCAGACTTCGGCCAGGAAATCTGGCGGCTGCACGCCGTCGCCCTCGCGATGGTCAAGAACAAGCCCGTACGCCGGCACCTGCCCGCGCCGTGCCCCTCGTGCGACACCCTCAGCCTCATCCAGGAGGAGGGCATCGCGGGAAAACCCTGGTACGTCGAATGCCTGGAACGCGCAGGCGGGTGCGGCAGGCTGTATCAAGAGTCCGAGTACCTGTGGCTCACCCAGCTGCTCACCGGCGGCCACGTTCGTAAGCCTGTGGCGGCGTGAGCGGCCTGCCGGAGTACCTGACCATCGAGGACGCCGCAGCGTGGGCGCACCGCGGCGAGCGCACGATCAAGCGGTGGATGACCGCCCGGTTGCTGACGACCTACCAGCGGCGTTGGGACGGGGCGCTCATGGTCGCGTCCAAGGAGTTGGTCCTCGTCGAGCGTTCGATGCGCCGCCGGAACGTGGCCGCCAGCCGGGCGGGGCGTCCTCGCCGCGCCGCAGGTGGCGGGGGAATTGACGCAGGCAGTTAGCTTGGTCCATTCTGGCGTTATTCGGCGCACTGTCGCTGAGCGAAGCTAAGACTGGGCCGCCGTCCGTGAGGGCCGCGGCCCAAAGTCTTTTCGGTGCCGGACTTGGGCCGGTTTTAACGCGAGCGGTGGCCTTCGGGTCGCCGCTCGACGCTTTTCCGAACGAGGCGGGATGAGCCTCGCAACCATCACCACGTTGCGAAGGACTCCCCCATGCAGAACATCACGATCGAACGCTACGGCGAGCACGAAGCGAAGAACTCCGTCACCGGCGAGGGCTTCTCCGCGTGTATCTCCGGCCAGGACGACACCGGCGCGGGCTGGGTGTTCTGGCTGGATGAGACCGGCCGCCCGTGCGTGTACTTCCCGAACCGGGAGCCGTCTGGCGCGGTGCTCGAGCCGCAGATCTCGCTGCTTCCGGTAGCGGCCTGACCGAAACCTCCGGCCGCCCCGCCCGCGGCCGGATCTTCTCCGCGCCGCGTACCGAGGGACGCGCGGCGCGGAGCTCCAACTTCCGGCGCGCGAAATTCACGGACGTCGGACGCGCGCCGGAACACAACGCCGGGAGGTGCCGTGACCGGGCTCGCCCCTGAGCGTGCGGACCGCGCCATCGCCCGCGTCCTCGCAGGCGGACTCGACGACTGGCACGACATCACCGCCACCGCCGTGCAGTACGCCAGCCGCACCGGCAACAGCTACCAGCGCGAGGTCCGCATCGACGCCACCTCGGCCGACTACTCCAACCCCACGCTCGCCGTCCCCTTCGAAGCATGCGACCGCGTACCGGCCATCGGCGAGCCCGCGTTCATCTACGCGCCCGAAGGTGCCGAAAGCCGCGCGGTCATCACCGGCATCGACGAGGACAGGCGACTCGTCCGGTTCGACCCGTTGCCGTGGGACCCGCCGCCCGAGTAACGACAGGAACCACGATCAGCACCACCCTCACCGCCGTCCGACCAGCCGGGGACGCGACCGTGACCACATACCGGCCACCCAGACTCGGCGACCTCATCCACGTGCGCATCGGCGACGGCGACGAACACTCCACTCTGCTGCAAACCGTCGGCGACGACGGCAAGACCCTCACCCTGACCGGCCCGACCCCGCACGGCGACCTTCGTGTCGTCATCCGCCGCGTCGACCGGTACCTCACCCCGCTGGAGACCTGATGTCCCTCCCCAAGACCGCCGAGACCAAGGCCGAGCAGCTTTGGGCCGACCTGAAGGCCGACGGCCACCACCTCGCCGAGCGGGCGAAGGAGATCCTCGACGAGCTGCGCGGTGACGCCCCGAAGCTCGAAGCCGAAGCCGCAGCGGACGCCGCCGACGTGGCCCACACCGCCGAAACGCAGGGCGTACAGCCCGCGATCGCCGAGGCCGAGCACGACGGCGTGACCCTCGCCGAAGACACCGGACACGACGTGGCCGCAGCCGTCGAAGGACCGGCGAAGACCGAGACTGCGCCGACTGAGGCCCCGGCGAGCGAGCCGACCGCGTGAGCGCCCCAACTCCCAGCGTCGGCCGCGTAGTCCACTACGTCTCGTACGGCACCCCAGGCGGCGAATACACCAGCGAATGCCGGGCCGCCATCGTCACCGCCGTAGACGACGGCGTCACCACGCTGCTCGACCTGGACGTCACCGGCAGCGGCGAGATCACCCGCGCGCAGACGCAAGGCACGCCGACCGTCAGCCTGTGCGTCCTGAATCCGGCCGGCCTGTTCTTCAACCAGGGCGTCAAGCAGGACGAAACCGGCCACGCGGGCGGCAGTTGGCACTGGCCGGAGAGGGTGGCCTGATGCTGTTCGCGATCCTCGCTGCCGTCACTGCGGGAGTCGGCTTCGTCCTCAACGGCGTCGGCGCACACACCAGCCCCTGGCTCTCCCCGACCGGGTTGCTCCTGGCCGCCGTCGCACTCCTTGCGCTGCACTTCGCCGGCGTCGGCCCGCGCAAACCGTGAACGTCACCGGCGGCTGCTGTCCGGTCTTCATCAGCGAGCCGGGCGCACGCATCCGACGCCTCAACTGCTGCCCCACGCACGGAGGTGGCGCATGTCCCTCTACGAACCGGGCCGCTACATCTGCGTAGGCGGCAAGGGCTTCGTCCCCCGCGTCATCGAAATCGCGACCCGCAGCAAATTCGCGCACGTCGTCATGGTCGAAACCCGCGACGGCGGCATCATCGAGGCCATGCCCGGCGGCGTACGGCGCGCCCACATCAGCCAATACGCCGGACTGCCCGCGTGCAGCAACCTCGCCGAACGCATGACCGCCACCCAGCAGGCGCAGATCCTCACCGCCGCACAAGGCATGATCGGCGTTCCGTACAACGACCTCGCGATAGCCGACGACGCGCTCGAATCCCTCGGTGTCGTGTGGAAGTGGTTCGCGAACCTCGCCAACGGCGACCACGAAGTGATCTGTAGCCAAGCGGTATCAATGTGGGGCGCGGCGGCCGGGCTCGACTGGTCCTGCGGCAAACGCGACCTGTGCGAAGTCACCCCGGCGAACCTCGCCAAGCGGCCGTGGACGGTCTCCATCGACATCGAGACCGCGTAGCCGGGACGGGGGCCGCTCGTGACGCTGGCCAACACCTGGAACTGGCAGATCCCCGTCGGCGCGCAATCCGCCGCGAGCTTCCAGATCGAAAACCCCGACGGCTCCCCCTACCCGATCACCGGAGCGACCTGGGAGTTCGTGGTGCGCTCCGCCGCGGCAGGCGGCAGCGCCCTAGTGTTCTCGGTCACCACCAGCGCGAACGCGAGCGGGCTGCTGACCGTCACCACGTCGCCGACCTCCACCGTCGCGCTCACTCTTTACCCCGCGGCCACCGCGGCCCTGGCGCCGGGCAGCTACTCGATGGCGCTGTGGATGGACCCCGGCACCACCGGCGCGCTGCTGTGGGTCACCGGGACGCTCGGCGTCACCGCGGTCGCCCAACCGTAGGGGGTGCCCGGTGTCGCAGCCGACCGTGATCGTGCAGCAGGTCAACCCGCTCGTGATCGCGTCGGCGGCCGGGGCCCAAGGACCGCAGGGCCCGTCCGGCGGTGGCGGCGGAAGCGCCCTGGCGCGCACGGGCGTGAAGACCGGCAACTACACGGCAGCAGCCGGGGACCTGGTTCCGGTCGACACCACCAGCCAGGCCGTCACGATCGCCCTGCCGTCCGCGCCGCCGGACAAGACGCAGGTCGCCGTGGAACTGGTCACTCAAGGCGGCAGCAACGCCGTGACGGTCGCGTGCTCCGGCAGCGACGTGCTGTCGAAAACCGGCGGACCCACCAGTCTCGCCCTGCCGCTACTCGGTCAGGCCGCGTGGCTCGAATACACCGCGGCCGGCGCCATCTGGACGCCGCTGTCCATCGGCTACCAGCTCGCGGCGCTCGACGCCCGATACGACGCCACCGGCGCCGCGTCGGCGGCCCTGACCGCGGCTGAAGCCAACGCCGCAGCCACGTACGTGCCGCTCTCGGCCGAGGGCGCCCCCAACGGCGTCGCCACCCTCGACGGTTCGGGTCATCTGACAGCGGCGCAAGCGGCGAACTTAGTCGACCTGAGCGCCAATCAGTCCGTCGGCGGCACCAAGGCGTTCACCAGCCCCCCGACCGCGCCGAGCCCCGTCGGCTCTACGGACCTGGTCAACAAGGCATACGCCGACTCCATCGCCCAGGGCCTCTCGGTCAAACCCTCCGCGCGGCTGGCCACCACCGCAGCGCTGCCCGCGAACACGTACAACAACGGCGCGTCCGGACTCGGCGCGACCCTGACCGCCACCGCCACCGGCGTGCTGAGCGTCGACGGTCAGGCCGTGGCCGCAGGCGACCGCATCCTCGTGCAGAACGAGGCCGCGCCCGCGAACAACGGCCTGTACCAGTGCACTGCCGCCGGGGGCGTCGGCGTCGCCTACGTCCTCACGCGCACCCTCGACATGGACCTTGCCGTCCAGATCCCCGGCGCGTTCGTGTTCGTCGAGCAAGGCAGCGTCAACGCAGCCGCCGGGTTCGTGGTCGCAGGCGCCGGGCCCTACGTCATCGGAACCACCGCGATGACGTGGACGCAGTTCTCCGGCGCGGGCGAGATCCTGGCCGGGCACGGCCTGACCAAGACCGGCAACACGCTCGCGCTGGCCGCTCCCGTCGCCGCGAGCGACCTGCCGAGCCTCGACCAGCTCACCGCGCCAGCCAGTGCGCTCAGCCTCAACAGCCAGAAAGTCACGTCGCTCGCCAACGGGACACTGGCCACCGACGCCGCCGCGTTCGGGCAGATCCCCGTCGCCGGGGCCACTGCCGGGACGTATGCGGCCGGCAACGACTCGCGCGTCACCGGGGCCGCACAGAAGAGCGCGAACCTCAGCGACCTGGGCAACATCCCCGCCGCGCGCACCGCCCTGGGCCTGGGCACGCAGGCGCAGCAGAACTTCGGCACCCCCACCGGCGCCCTCGCCGAGATCATCACGCCCTGGAACTGCAACACCTCCGGCGGCTCACCCCTGACCGCGGGCGTCCTGATCCTCAACCTGATCCGGCCCGGCCCGATCCTGGTCACCAACCTCGCGATCTGGATCACCCTCGCCGGGATCACCGCCAACGGCGTCAACGCCCTCGCGCTCTACGACGAGAGCGCGACCCTGATCGACCAGACCGGCGACATGTCCGCGCAGTTCGCGACCCTCGGCCTCGCTGAGGCGCCGCTGGGGGCGCAACACCAACTCGCCGCGAACACGAACTACTACATCGGGGTCCTCGCGCACTTCTCCGGCACGACGCCGAAAGCCGCCTCGTCACTCGCGGGCGTCACGATCCCGGTGATGCGCGGGCACTACCTGTCGCTGACCAAATCGAGCATCGCGTCGTTCCCGGCGAGTTTCACCCCGTCCACGTACGCCACCTCGACCGCGGCGTACGCGATGCAGATGAGCTGAGGGGGTAGCCGCGATGACCGACACGCTCCAGGACGCCCCGCTCGGGGTGTGCGCGTGCGGGCAGCCCAACGAGGGCGCCTACCAGCGGCACCTCGCCCAGGCCGAGTACGACGCGCTACCGGACGAGCTCAAGCCAATCGACGGGTACGCCGTCACCGCCGTACACGCCTGCGGGGACTGCCTACCCGACCCGATCTGCGCCCACCCCGACGAAGGCCCCGTGCCGTGCCCGGTCTGCCACGCCGAACCCGGTGCGCAGTGCACGAAGCCCGACGGCAGCCCCCGCCCGGTCGGACATCGCGAACGCGCCGCCGCACAACCCCGGCCGGACACGTGCACCCACGCCCACCGCGAGGACTGCACCAGCCCCGACGCCTGCCAGTGCTCCGGCGACGACCAGCCGCCCGCACGGCTACCCCGCGTCATCCTGCCGCCCACCCAGCAGCAGATCCTCACCGACCTGGGTGTGGCGCCCGCGATGCTCGCCCGCGCCGTCGAACTGATCGCGCAGCGCGGCATCGACCCGACCCGGGTGCGCGGCGGATTCCGCACCGGGCTCACCCAGGACAACCGGCCGGCGATCCTCTTCGACTACGCGGTCGGCACCGACGCGCACGGCCGCGAACAAACCGAGACGCGCATCGAACCCATCGAAGTACCGTGACCGCCGCACCAGCCGCCTACCTCGCAACCCGCGACATCCCACTCGACGAACTCACCCCGTTCCCCGGAAACGCCAAACGCGGCGACGTCGAAGCCATCCGCGCATCCCTGCGCCGCAACGGCCAGTACCGCTCGCTCATCGTGCGGGAAATCCCCAACGGCCCGCTGATCGTCCTCGCGGGCAACCACACCATGCAGGCACTCGCCGCCGAAGGCCACGCCGCGGCGCGCTGCGAGATCGTCCAATGCGACGACGCCACCGCACGGCGTATCAACCTCGCCGACAACCGCACCGCCGAACTCGGCACCTACGACGACGACGCGCTCGCCGAACTCATCACCGCGCTCGACGGCGACTACGACGGCACCGGATACGCACAGGACGACATAGACGCGATCCTCAACCAAAACGAGGAACTGCCCGCAGTCCTCAGTGACCCGGACGACGTACCCGATACGCCTACCCGGCCCGTCAGCGCACCCGGAGACGTATGGTGCCTCGGCCCGCACCGCGTCCTATGCGGCGACTCCACCGACATCGCCGCCGTCGAAACCATGCTCGACGGCGACCGCTGCGACTGCATGTGGACCGACCCGCCCTACGGCGTGAACTACGTCGGCAAGACCGCCGACGCCCTCACCATCGAGAACGACGGTGCCGGGAACCTGCCGGAACTCCTCGCTGGCGCCTTCGCCGTCGCAACCGCCGCGCTCACCCCAGGCGCAGCGGTATACATAGCGCACCCGCCGGGTGCGCTATCGAAGACCTTCCGGGACTCATTCGACGAAGCCGGATGGTCGTACCGGCAGGGCCTCGTCTGGGTCAAGGACACACTCGTACTCGGGCGCTCCGACTACCACTACCGGCACGAACCGATCATGTACGGGTTCACCGATGGCGGCGAAGGCCGCCGGGGACGCGGCGGCGAGAACTGGCACGGCGACAACGCGCAAACCAGCGTCTTCGAGATCCCGAAACCGCCGCGCAACCAAGAGCACCCGACCATGAAGCCCGTGGAACTCGTCACCCGGTGCCTCAGCAACTCCACCGCCCCTGGCGCCCGGGTATACGAGCCGTTCGGCGGTAGCGGGACCACGCTGATAGCGGCCCACACGATCGGGCGCATCGCACGCGTCGTCGAACCGGCATCAAGCCGATACTCGCCTCAACAGGCCAGCCACACGACTTCACCTAGCCAGCGTTCGCCGAACGCATGGAAAGCCGAACGCGCCAACAGGGGGTGAGCGATGCCGCGCCGCCGCTCCCCCGAAACCATGGAGAAGGACGCCAGGGCCTACGACCTGTTCCGTCGCGGCCTGTCCTACCGGCAGATCGCCACGGAAATCGGCTACGCGAGCACCGGCACCGCATTCGAGGCCGTGCGCCGCGCCGCGAAGGAATCCACCAGCGACGCACTCAAGGACGCCGAAGCGACACAGGCATTCCTCGACCGGTTCCAGGACTACCGGCGCGCCGCCCAGCGAGTCCTATCCACCCGGCACTTCGTCACCACCCAAGGCGGCAAGCTCGTTACCGGCCTGGATGGGCAGCCGCTCATCGACGACGATCCGGTGCTGCGCGCGCTCGACCGCCTACTGAAGATCGACGACACCGAGCTGCGGCTACGCGACCTGTACCCGGCGGCGAAGTCCCGCGTCGAAGTTATCACCGAAGACGCAGTCGATGCCGAGTGCGCCAAGCTCATCGAGGAGATCCAGGAGCGGGAGCGTGAAGCCGCCGCTACTGATCCAAGCGCCGCCTGACAAGATCCTGCTTCTTGCGCAGCTGCAGAAGCGGCGCAAAGAGCTACAAGCAGAAAGTGCGCACCTGCGTCGCCGCACGTGGCGCAGCCCGGGTGAACTGGCAGCGTATTTGGATCCACGCACAGTCCACACTCCCGCGCTGCGACTCCTCGATCAAAACCTGATCGACATCGCGGGGCGCCGCACGCAACGACTGCTGTGGACGATGAGCCCCCAGGAAGGCAAGTCCCAGCGCATCGCCCGCACCTTCCCGCTGTGGCTACTACTGCGCAACCCCGACGCGCGCATCGGCATCGCGTCCTACGAACTCGGAGTCGCCCGCCGCTGGGGCCGCGCGATCCGCAACGACATCAAGGCGCACCCGGAACTCGGGCTGCGCGTGCGCGACGACACCTCCGCCGCGCACGAATGGCAACTCGACGGCCACGACGGGTCCGTGTACTGCGTCGGCATCGGCGGCGCGCTCACCGGCCGCCCCATCGACGGCGTCCTGATCATCGACGACCCGGTCAAAGGCCGCGCCGAGGCCGACTCCGATACCTACCGGCAGATAGCCGTCGACTGGTGGTCTGAGACCGCGTCCACGCGCCTTGCCCCCGGCACCCCGGTCGTCATGGACATGACCCGCTGGCACGAGGCCGACCTCGGCGGCCACATGCTCGCGAACCACCGCAGCGAATGGACGTACGTCAACATTCCCGCGCTCGCCGACCACGACCCCGCGAAAGGCGAGAGTGATCCGCTCGGGCGCGAACCGGGCGAATGGATGCTCTCCGCGCGCGGCCGCGACACCGCGAACTGGGAGCAGCGACGCCGCGACGCCGGCTCGCGCGGATTCGCGGCCCTCTATCAAGGGCGCCCCGCACCCGCCGAGGGCACGCTGTTCAAGCGCGGCGACTGGCAGTACTACAGCAGCGCACTGGTGCGCTGCGGAAGCGACGGCGCATGGCGCGCTGACTCCATGGACGAGGTCATCCAGTCCTGGGACATGGCGTTCAAAGACACCAGGGGCAGCGACTACGTTGTCGGCCAGGTGTGGGGACGCAAAGACGCCGACGTGTTCCTGCTCGACCAGGTACGGGCCCGCCTCGACTTCCCGGCGACGTGCCACGCGGTCGCCGCGCTGTCGGCGAAGTGGCCGCAGGCGAACGGGAAACTCGTTGAGGACAAGGCGAACGGCCCCGCCGTGATCGCGCAGTTGCGTTCGCGCGTGCCGGGCCTGATCGCGGTCACGCCGAAGGATTCGAAGTACGCGCGGGCGTCCGCTGTGGCGCCGTTTGCCGAGGCGCACAACGTGCACCTCCCCGATCCTGCCGCGGCGCCGTGGGTCGGGGACTTCGTGGAGGAGTGCGCCGGGTTCCCGAATTCGGCGCACGACGACCAGGTCGACGCTATGTCGCAGGGCGTGTCCCGGCTGCTCGGCGACCAGGGTTCTGCGGATCAGGCGATGCAATGGCTGCGCGGCTTCGCCCCGGCGTGAGGAGTCCACGATGTTGATGCCTCGCAGGCTCGGCGGCAGTTTCGGTGCGACCAGCGGCTTGTTCCGGGTGCTGCTGTGCCGGGCCGGCGGACGCGGGTTCTGTGGCGCGCACTGGACCGCGAACGACTCGCACGCCCTCGCGGATCATCTGCGTGAGCGCGGCGTCCACGAGGCGATCTGTAGCAGCGGCGCGCTGAACGGCGTCCCGGTCACCTAGCCCCGGACACCCCACCGGCCCGACCAGGCGTTTCCCGCACCCGCGACGACTTCCACCGAGGAGGTCGAACGACCGGTGTCCCGCCGCAGCAACCGCAACCGCACCCGGCGCCCCACCGGCCAGAGCTACCAAGTACGCCGCTCCACCGACGCCGAAATGGCGAAAGCCGCCACCCCCGGCGTCGGGCCCGGCGCCACCCTCTACACCGGCGACCAAGTCGCCGCGCTCCTCAACGCCGGAATCAACCCGCAAACCAGCGGCGGCTTCAACCCGCTACCCCGCCTCGACCCGCAAGTCGCCTTCGGCCCCGGGCTGCCACTACTGCCCGCCGCGATCGACCCGGTACGCCGCGACACCGGCCGCCCCGAACCCCGCTTCAACGAATACCTCACCTCCAGCAACCTGCCCGGCGTCACCGACCGGCTCGTCCCCTGGAAAGTGCTGCGCGACGCCTCCGCCGCGGGCGGCGTACCCCGGCGCTGCATCGAGATCCGCAAGTCCGACGTCGCCACCCTCGACTGGGTCATCACCGTCACCAAGCAGGCCGTGGGCCGCGCCGAGAGCGAAAACCCCGGCCAGTCGCGCGCCGACGTGGAAGCCGACATGCGCAAGCGCCTCGGCCCACAGATCGTGCGCTGCACACAGTTCTGGGAGCGCCCCGACCCCGGTCAGGACGAAGACTGGATCGAGTGGATCAGCAAACTCCTCGAGGAACACTTCGTCCTCGACGCGATCGCGATCTACCCGCGCATGACGTACGGCGGCGACCTGTACGCCATGGAGATCCTGGACGGCAGCACCGTCAAGATCCTGCGGGACTACCGCGGCGGCAAACCGGCACCCCCGTCGCCCGCCTACCAGCAGATGCTGTGGGGTTTCCCCCGCGGCGAATACGTCGCCGACGTCGACGAGCAGGGCAACATTCCCGGCGGCTACCCCGCCGACACCCTGATCTACAAGCGGCGCAACGTGCGCGCCACCACCCCCTACGGGTTCAGCGCCGTCGAACAATGCCTCGAAGACCTCGACGTGTGGCTGCGGCGCCGCGCCTGGATCCGTGCCGAATACACCGAGGGCACCGTCCCGGCTGCGATGCTGCGCAACACCGCCGCGAACTCCTGGACCCCGCAGCAGGTCCTCGAATACGAGACCGCCCTCAACGACGCCTGGTCCGGGCAGACCCTGGAACGCCACCGGCTGCGGATCCTGCCGCCCGGGTTCGAACTCGAATCGATGCCGGACGTCGCGGAGCGCTACAAGCCCGAGTACGACCTGTTCCTGCTCAAGCAGCTCGCGAACCACTTCTCGACCACGATCGCGGAACTCAACTTCACCGAGACCGGCGGCATCGGCAGCAGCGGGTACCACGAGGGCCAGTCGGACATCCGGGAACGCACCGCGACGATGCCGCTGTACCGCTGGCTGCAGAAACTGATCACGCAGATCTCGCGGCGGCACCTCGGCATGCCGGCCGAGCTCGAGTTCCGGATCCTGGGCCTGGAGGAAGAGGACGAGGCCGCCGCTGACGCCGTCGCCGACGCGCAGGTCAAGTCCGGGCGGATGACGTACAACGAGGACCGGGACCGGCGCGGGCTGCCCCGTTACCCGTTCCCCGAGGCCGACATGCCGATCCTCTCGACGACCCGCGGCGTGATCTTCCTGGAGGGTTCGAGCAAGCTCGCGCCGCCCGGGGAGACCATCACCCCCGTGGAGGCGCCGCCGCGTAAGGACGATGACGGCGACGGGGTACCCGACGACCTGGAGCCCGCGAAGGACGAAGCGGAGAGCGGCGACGCAGACACGCAGACGACCGACCGGCCCGCACCGCCTGCGGTCAAGGCGGAGATCGCCGCATACCGCAACTGGGCGCGGCGCAACCCCAAACCCGGCCGGTCCTTCCACGCCGAGATCCTCACCAAAGCCGACGCGCCCGCAGACATGGCCGGCGACCCGCGCGTCACGTTCACCACGGCGGGCGGTCGCGACCCCGCCCCAAAAGTCGGTGACCCGGCCCGGCCGCACTGGCCGGGCTGGGACCGGGACAAGGCGACCGCCGCCGTGTGGGCGCCCCGCATCCGCAAGGCCCTGCGCCGCGCGCTGAACACTAGGGCGCTCGCCGAAGCGTGGCTCGCCGCAAGCCACCCCGCGCTGCGCAAAGCCGACGAGGCGGACCTACCCGACGACTTCAGCGACCAGCCCGACGGCCCGGACGTGTACGGCCCGGACCCCGGCGGCTGGCTCGCCGAGTACGGCGTCGACCTCACCACCGTGCTGGCCGCGCTGATCGTCGGCCTGTGGGTCGAGGGCTACGCGATCGGCGACCTGTCCGCGACCGCCGTGCTGACCGGCACGGCGGACGTCGACTGGTCCCGGTGGACGCCCGGGGATGCCGACGCCGCGCGGCTCGTGCTGGATGAGAACGGGCGCAACGGCCTGAAACTGCTACTGGATCAGGCCGGGATCAGCATCCGGTCGATCGCCGCAGGGCGGCTGGACAAGCTCGCGCAGGCCCTGGCTGACGCGCTGGCGCGCGGAGACTCCTCCGCCGCGCTCGCCGCCGCACTGCGCGGGATCCTCGACGACCCGGCGTGGGCCGACATGGTGGCGATCACCGAACTGGCGCGCGCCACCAGTACCGCGTCGATGAACAGCTACCGCGCCAACGGCATCGAAGCGACGTACTGGGCTTCGGCTGACGACGACAGGGTCTGTCCCCTGTGCGAGGAGAACGAGGCTCAGGGCGCGGTGCCGCTCGGAGCGGCGTTCCCCAGCGGAGACCCGCAGCCACCTATCCACCCGCTGGATAGGTGCTGTCTTCTGCCCTCGGTCGTGGCGCTATCCGAGATCGACCCGGCCGATCTGGCTGGGGTCGGCGCAGTCAACGGCTGAGATCCGCACCCGCAGCGCACGATGAGCCGCCGCCGCGCGGCCCTTTCGCATACCCGAAGGAGGCGACGTGGCCACACCCGACCTCCTTGAGGTCTACGCCCCGATCCTGAAGAAGGAGAAGGACCCGAAGACCGGGCATCTCTACGTCTACGGCAAGATCACCGGCTCCGACCTGGATCACGACCAGCAGCGGATGGATCCGGGCTGGCTCAAGACCGCCGTCCCGGACTGGTTTCGCATCGGTAACCTGCGTCTCCAGCACGACCCTAAGACCGCGATCGGCAAGGCCGTCGAGCTCGAGGAGAAGAACGACGGCTGGTACATCGGCGCGAAGGTCGTGGACCGGGACGCGATCGTCAAGGTCGAAGAGGACGTGCTCACCGGGTTCTCCATCGGTGTGAAGAACCATCGGCTCGACTTCTCCAACAAGGCGGACGCGCCCAACGGCACGTGCGTGGCCGGGCGGATCGTGGAGACCTCGCTCGTCGATGCGCCCTGCCTGGGTAGCGCCAAGATCGCCGATCACTGGCGGCTGCCGCTGGCCAAGGCGGACGGAAGCGGCGAACTCCAGACCGTCGAGGAGCCCACGCTCGAGCGCGTCGCCTCGCCGACCTACGGCCTTCCCGCCGAACTGTTCGACCGTCTCGCCGCGCCGGTCAAGCAGGCTCTCGCGGATCTCGCCGCCGCTGGCGCGCAAGTCGACGCACACCCCGAGGCCCCTGCGGACGCCGAGAAGGCTGACGCCCCCACGCCTTTGGTGGTGAACGTGACGGTGTCCGGCTCGGTCACGAGGTCAGGCGAGTTGGCCGACGAACTGCGCAAGGCGGCCGCGCAGTACGCCACCCGCGCCGCCTCCACCGCGGGCGAGCCGCTGGAGAAGGCATACACGGCCGAGCAGAAGCGCCAGGCGCTCGCCGCCGGCCAGGCGATGCCCAACGCGAAGGGCGAACCGTCCTACACGATCAAGACGAAGGCCGACCTGCGGCGCGCCATCAAGGCCGTCGGCCGCGGAAACGCCGATCACAACGACGTGAGAAAGCACATCCTGACCCGGGCCAAGGCCCTCGGATTGGAGAGCATGGTGCCCGAGAACTGGAACGCCGACGGATCGCTCAAGGATGCGGCCAAGGCCGACACCGCGACGATCGAGAAGGCCGAGGCGCTGCTGCGTGACGTGCGCGCCCTCGTCCCGGACCTCGCCAAGGCCGACGACGGTGACGACGCGGACGGCGGCGAGGACGGCGGCGAGGACGAGTCCGGGGACATCGCGGGCGCGCAGGAAGCGATCACCGCGATCGCGAAGCTGATCGTGTCCGAAGCCGAATCCCTCGCGCAGGGCAACCTCAACGAGGCGTGCGACATCGCGCTGCTGCTGGACGCCGTGCGCGCTCTGAAGTGGTTCCAGGCCAACGAGCGCAATGAGCAGTCCGGCCTCGACGACGGCGCGCTGATGCTCGCCGACAACCCGGCCGGCACCGACCTGCTCAAGGCCGACGGCAAGAACAGCGGCAACCTCGCGCCCCCGTTCAAGAAGAAGGGCACGAAGGCGTCCGACGCCGAAGACGACTCCGACGGCGACGCAGGCGACGACGCTGACGAGCCGGACGACGAGGACGAGAAGCCGGCCGCGAAGAAGAAGACTGCGGCGAAGGCGGACGGCGCCGAGCCCCTGCTGACGAAGGCCGAAGCCACCGACGCCATCAACGCCGCCGTCGCAGCCGCACTCGCCCAGAACAACGCACCCCAGAGCGTTCCGGCCCCCGCGCCGGACACCGTGACCAAGACCGAACTCGCAGACATGGTCAAGAACGCAGTGGCAGAGGCCCGGTCCGCCGACGAGGAGCGCATCACCGCGCTCACGGCCGACCTGGCGAAGGCCCAAGGCGATCTGAACGCCATCAAGGCGACGCCGGTCCCCGGCGGCCCGGTGCTCACACGCACCGCCGCCCAGCAGGAGTCCGCGCTGCAAAGCGACTCCCAGGCGCTGCACGCGCAGGCCAACGCGCTCCTGGCGAAGGCGGAGGCGTTCTCCGCGAACCGGGACCTGTCCGAGGGCTACCGGCAGCGCGCCAAGGCGCTGCTCGCGAAAGCCGCCGCCTGACCCACCGCACCACCCCCACCGACCATCCAGGCCCCGCCACCGTGCGGGGCCTTTCGCATGGAAGGAGCAGAGCTCATGGCTCTGCCCGCGAACCTCGAACTGCTCTTCGGCGAGTCGCCGGAAGCCCCGACGCTGTCGAAGGCGGAAGTCTCCGAGCGCTTCGACGACCTGGTCAAGTCCATCGGCACCATGCCGGAGCGGGAGTTGTCCCGCGAGGAGATCGTCACCTCGTTCAAGGCCGGTCGCCCGATCGACTTCTCCGACCGCCCGACCACCGCCTACGAGTACGTGGCGAAGGCGCTGGGCTCCCCGGAGCTGACCAAGTCGGTGTCCGCCGACACGGTCGCCTCGGTGATGGCGGCCCTGGACGGGCTCAAGGCCCAGCAGCCGGACCTGGTCAAGGACATCAACCTGACCAGCCCGGTCGGTACCGGCCTGGTCGCGTTCGACCTGGAGGCGCCCGCGAAGATCCTCGCGCCGCGGCCCACGCCGCTGCGCAACTCGATCCCCCGGATCAAGGGCAGCGGCACCAGCCACCGGTTCAAGGTGATCTCCGGGTTCACCGGTTCCGGTACCGGCGGCGTCGGCAACATCCACCCCGGCATCCTGGACACCACGCAGAACAACTTCGCGCCGTCCGGCGCGGGTAACTCGCTGTACTACGCCCGCGGCCCGAAGATCCAGTACGCGGGCTCGGACGTCATCCTGCCCTACAGCCAGTTCAGCATGTCGGACGAGGTGACCTGGTCCGCGCAGTACGCCGGCCAGGGCTACCAGGACATCCGGCAGCTCTCGCGCACCAGCCTGCTGTACGCCAGCATGCTGATGGAGGAGCGGATGCTGCTGATGGGCCGCGGCACCGCCTCCGGGTACTCGGGTGCTCTGGCCGCGCCGACCGGCACGTCACTGGTGGACAACACGGTCGGCACCGGGCAGGTCGCGCTGACCGGGTACACCACGAACATCTACGTGTACGTCACCGCAGACGCGGGAGCTTTCGGCGAGTCGGTGGTCTCCACGGTGGCGACGATCGCGCCGACCTCGACGCACAACGTGGTGCTGCGGCTGACCGACGTGCCGCAGGCGCTGGGCTACAAGGTGTACATCGGTACGGGCGCGTCGCAGCCGGCGAACTCGGCGTTCTTCTTCTACGGCCGGTTCTCGAACCAGGCCGCGAACGGCGGCGGCACGGGCGGCACGGGCATCGTGCTGCAGGGCGCGATCCCGACGACGGGCGCGAACCCGCCCACCGCGGACACCTCGGCGTATGGCGCCGGGTACGACGGGATCCTGGCGTGGTGCATGGGCTCCTCGTCCGGCTACAACGTCAAGATCAACTCGACGTTCTCGACGAGCAACCCGGGCAGCGAGTTCCAGACCGCGTTCGCGTCGCTGTACGGCAGCGTGAAGGCGGACCCGGACCGGATCCTGTACAACGGCGCCGACCGCAAGCAGCAGTCCGACACGCTCAAGGCGGGCACCAGCAACAACTACTTCCTGCAGATCACGCAGGACGAGGTGCGTGGTGTCGCGCTCGGCTCCGTCGCCGTCGCGATCATGAACGAGACGACCGGCAAGCGCGTCGAGATGGAAGTCAACCCGTGGATGCCGCAGGGCGTCTGCCCGATCGTCTCCGACGCACTGCCGATCCCGGACACCCAGGTCTCCAACGTCTGGTCCGTGTGCAACGTCCAGGAGCTGATGGGCATCGACTGGCCCGTCACGCAGTTCGCGTACGAGTCGTCAAGCTATTGGTACGGCACGCTGCTATGTTACGCCCCGGCCTGGAACGGCTGCATCTCCGGCGTGACGGCCGCATAGCAGCCTGCTGATATAGCGTGGTGGCCGGGGCTCGATGCCCCGGCCACTGCCAGCCCGTAGCGAAGGCCCGATACCGGAAGCGGTGTCGGGCCTTCGCCATGAAGTAAGGAGTCCGCAATGCGCCTGGCAGCACCGAGCAGCACCGTCGCGGGCATGGAGGTCAAAGGCGCCCAGACCGGCCGCGTCACCCGCTACAACGGCCGGATCATGGACGTGGAGAACCCGGCGCACGTCAAGGCGCTCATGTCCGAAGGCGCGTTCCCCGTGTCCCTGGCCGGACGCACAAGCGCCGGGCTCGGCTACCGCTGCCCGGCGTGCGGGCACGGCTCGTACTTCGTCCGCTGCGGCAAGTGCGGCGGCGACTGTGAAAGGGAGGGCTGATGCCCCCGCGCACCCGCAAGACCGCCGAGACCCAGCCGCCCGCGCCGTCGCTCGAAGACGCCGCGACCGACGCCGACACCAGCCCGGAAGCGCCCGAGCAAGACCCGGGCGCAGCCGGACCCGAGGTGAGCCAGCCGGACAACGCGTCCGCCGAGGACGCGTCCGAGCAGCAGCCCACGGCCGGCGACCCCGCGCCCGCGCCGATCCAGCCGCCGTCACTGACCTACCACTGGGTGTCGGTCAACGGCGACGGCTCCGAACCCTGCCGCCACTGCCCGCCCGGCGCACCACCGGCTGGCGCAGGCTCCTACGGCTGCCCGCACGGCCAGTGGGTGCGCGTCCAGGACGCCGACTGATGGGAAAGATCGTGCGCGGCAACGGCTCGGCCGCCGTCGCCGTGAGCAGCAGCGGCCAGGACTACCCCGCCGCGCAGGCGGTGGCCCTGACAGACGGGGAGAACAACCTGGTTTCCCTCGCCGGCGGCGCACTGCCCACCTCCTCCGGTTCCGGCCCCACCGCCTCCCTGAGTGCCGTCACCGCGACCGGGGCGGGCACGGTCGTCGACCTCGGCGTGGTGCGCTCCTCGCACACCATGCAGACCACCGTCAGCGGCGCGCCCGCCACCGTGTCCGTCAACCTCGAAGGCTCCCTCGCCGCGGCCGGACCGTGGGCGGTGCTCGCGAACTCCACCTCCACCACCGGGGACGTGCAGACCGCGTCGGGCAAGGCCGTGCGGTACGTGCGCGCGAACCTGGTGACCCTCACCGGCGGCACCGCGCCCACCGTCACCGCCCTGATCGCCTCCGCACAGTAGATGGCCGTCACCGTGCGCCTCGCCGCCCCGCGCAGCGAGAAGATCGCCCACGAACTGGGCGAGGAGTTCACCGTGGACGGCGACGGCAACCTCGTGATCACCGCACGCGAAGGCCGCGCCGAACGCGCCGTGGCGATTTACGCGGCCGGGACATGGCTCAGCGCCGAAACCGACTGACCGCCCGTATTCGGCGACCGCGCGAACGGAGGCGGCCGCGTTGATCACCCCGTACGTGTCGGTCGGCTCGTTCAAAGCCCACCCCACCTACCTGGACCTCGGCGACCTGCGCTACGGCGACCCGTCCTCCACCGACCAGGACGCGCAGCTCAACGACCTGCTGCTGATGTCCAGTGCGTGGGCCGACGGGTACTGCGAGCAGCCGATCTCGGCGCACCAGAACACCCAGAACCTGCGCACCCGTTTCGGCCGCGACGGCACCTTGAAGATCCACCCGGATCACACGCCCGTGATCGCGGTGTCCTCGGTCGGCTACGGCTACACGCCCACGACGCTGACCACGATCAGCAACCCGGGCGTGTGGAGCGAGGACGAACGCAACCTGGTCATCCAGATCGGCGGATCCACCAGCCCGTGGTCCGGGTCGCTGCAGTTCGGTCCCCCGACCGGCGGCTACCCGGTGTACGCGCAACTGGTCTACGCCGCCGGGTTCGTCGCCACGACCCTCGCCGCGACCGCAGCAGCCGGGGTGTCCGCGCTGCTGGTCACGGACCCCACCGGCGTGCAGCCCGGGTCGGTGTACCGCATCTGGGAACCCGGCGCCGAGGAAAGCGTCACCGTATCCTCCGCGTTCGTCCCGCCCCCGGTCACCGTGCCCCCGGTAGCCACCAGCGTCCCGCTCGCCACGCCGACGCTGTTCGCGCACGCCACAGGCCAGGACTTCACGAACATGCACAACGACACGCGCCTGGCGATCGTGAACTACACCGTCGCGCAACTGCTGCGCCCGGACACCGCCGCCGAGGACTCCTACCCGGACACGCGCATGGCGTCCGGGACGCGGCAAACCGACTCGCGCAAGGACGGCTCCGGCCTGATCGACGAGGCCGAACGGCTCCTGGAGCGACTTCGCCGTACCAGGTAGACGCGCCGGCCTGCTCCCGCCCGCTCGCCGCGAGAGGGGCCGCCGCGTGTCGATCCAGAACGTCTTGGACGGGATCTGCCAGTACTTCGGCGGCCCCTACGACGCGACCACCCGCACCTACCGCTCCTCACTGGTCGACGGCGTCGGGGTGGTGCGCCGCGCGTGGGCGAAACGCGACAACCACGCCGACTACTTCAACGGCATGCCGCCCGGCACCCGCACCGGCAGCCAGATCGTCGTGCACATCGCGCACCAGCGCGAAACCCGCAAAGCCGTGGGCGGCGCGACCAGCGGCCTGAAACGCGCCGCGTACACGGTGGTGCTGCACTGCTACATCCGCTCCAACACCCCGCACGCCGAGGACGCCCAAGACGACGTGTACGCGCTGCGCGACGCCCTGGTCGCCAGGCTGCGCCAGGACCGCACCCTCGGCGGCGCGGTGTTCCAGGCCGGCGAGGCGGTGGAGGGCGAAACCTCCTGGATCGAGTTCGAGTACGGGCAGGCCGAAACCAAGGACGAACTGACCAAGAACTACCTGTCCATGCAGTTCCCGGCCACCGAGTACCTCTACGCCTGATGGCCAAGCGGGCACGGCGGCACTCCAGCCGCCGCCACGAGTCGCCCGCCGCCCGACGCAAGCAGTCGGCGCGCGAGAAAGGCCACAAGCACCCGCACCGCGGCGCCCACGCCCACCGCAAGCACGTACCCCACCGGCACGTGCACCGCCGCAAAGGACTCAAGCACCCACACAAGGGCCCGCGCACCAAACGCCACGCGCGGCGCACACCGGTGCGGCACGGCAAGACGAAACACGCGACAACCCGGCACCAGCGCGCCCACCACCCGCCGCGCGAACGCATCCGCCCCTCCCGGCTCAAACACGGCCGCACCCGCCTGCCCTCCCGGTTCCGCAAAGGCAAACGCATCCGCGGCATGCGCTCCCCGTTCACCGCCGGCCGCAGGCACATGCGCGCCTGGCGCTGACCGCCCCCTTCCCCGCACCGCCAACCCGAGAGGGAGGCCGCGCCATGCCGCCGCGCACACGAACCGCCGCGCCAACCCAGGACACCGACCCGCCAGCAGCGCACGCCGCACCCGAACCGGACCGCGGCGGCTGGTTCCGCAACACCGGCCACACCGAACTGACGGTCCTCGGCGACGGGGCCACCGCCGTGCTCGCCCCCGGCCGCATCGCCCCCCTCACCCGCACCCCCACCCACCGGGACCTGGCCGCGGCCAGCGAAGCGGACTTCCTCGCGCAGCAGGCCGCCGACGAGGCGAGCGCGCCCGGCACCGACGAAACGGAGGCGTAAAGCGCCATGGCCGGCCCCGTTACCTTCCCCAGCATCAAACGGTTCCTCGGGATCGCGAAGGAAACCACCCCCGGCACCCCGGTCGCCCCCGTCGGGTTCCTGCCGATCACCAAGTTCGACTGGAACGACAAACCCGTGTGGCTCAAGGACATGGGCCTGCGCGGGGTGATGGGCAACGACGCGTTCAACATCATCCAGGGTGTCGAGGTCGGTGAACTCGACTTCGAAGGCCCCGTGTTCGCCGACGAACTGGGCTACCTGATCGGGAACCTGTTCGGCGCGGATGACACCACCGGATCGAGCGCGCCGTTCACGCACAAGTTCTCGCTGCTCAACACCGGCAGCGGGCAGCCGACCACGCACACCGCCACCCAGTCCTGGGGGATCACCCCGACGTCCGGCGCGAGGCAGTTCGCGTCGATGTGCGTGTCGGAGCTCGGGTTCAAGTTCAACGCCGAATCCGAGTTGCTGACCTATACGGCGAAAGCCTCCTCGTGGATCTCCAACGCCGCCGCGGCGGCTCCCACGGCGACGTTCACGGGCGCGAAGCCGCTGCCGTCGTGGCAGTCGGTGCTCGGTATCGCCGGTCCGGCTACGGGCGGCACGCAGGTGCTGACGGTGCAGTCCGGGGAGTTCAACTTCAAGCGCGCGATCAAGCCGTATTTCACGGCGCAGAACTCGCAGAACCCGTACATCTTCCAGCGCGGCGGGGTGACCGCGGACTGGAAGCTGACGTTCGTCGCCGCGGACGAGAGCCCGCTCACGTACATGCGCAACAACACCCAGCCGCAGATCCAGTTCATTTTGAACAACGGTTTGACGCTCGGTAACGCGCTGGTGGTGCAGGTGGACATCGCGCAGGCGGCGTTCACGGAGTCCAAGCCGAACTTCGGCGAAGAGGCGATCAAGTTCGACTGTGCCGGTTCGTGCGTGTTCAACAGCACGAACATCGGTACCAGCGGCGGCCTGGGTCCGGCGACGGTGAGCCTGCAGAACGCGATCGCCGCAGCCACCTACCTGTAA